CTATTTACGACCACTAAAGAACCTCTTAATTCTTTCTCGTAAGGTCGGCTCATATTTCGGGCATTTGCACGGCTTTCTATGAACAGAGTTGTCTCTACGACAACGTGTGTATTCTTTGCCTAAAACTGATTTCATTTTGTGCTTACAACTCATTTTTATCTCCTATTTAATTCCAAAAGGTCGGCAAGGTCATAATCCATAGTAGAAAACCCGATTCTTTCAAAACCCTCTTGATTTTCTAAATCTACGATATTCTTATCAAAGCAATCTTCGGCGTTCTTTAATGCCTTAAAATCCTTCATAGATTGTGTTTCGTCAAAACGATAACGAAGTTTAGCAATCCAAGCATCTTTTAGAGCGCGAGTTGGATATACGATTACTTGTTTGCTCGCCGGATGTCGCGCAAGTTCCTTTCTGACTTCCTTGTGAGATGAAATGCAAACGATATATCCTTGCTTGCACAATGCTCGTGCAATATTGCAGTAGATGATGTGCCAATTCGCGGGACGTTCGCCATCCACAAAGAAGTTGCTGCTTTCGAGGTCAATCACACGATTATTGTGAAATGCAAGAGTTGATTTGCCAACGCCTTGATAACCTACGACTACTTTTCCGTATTCTGAATACATTGTTTTTCCTCATTTTCAATGATTTTATATGCTGCTCTTAAACCACTACTACCAATGTTTGTGGTTAGAGTACCTATTGTGTTCTGGTCATCTCTTACTCTGCTATTATAGTCATCATAAATTATTGTTTCTCTCCCCCGGATTTCGCGGGAATAACAGCACTATCGCCGTTCTGAACCACATCAAACAATCTATCGAGTGCAATTTCAAAAGCTCCTATCCCAGAGAAATAACTGCTCACTTTCAAATCATCGAATAGATAAGGCATTGCTTGATATAGTTCATAAAATATGTAAAACAATACATCGGTAACTATTGAATTTCCTGCTTGTTTATAAAGCTGAGAACTTGACCTATCATTGCCTTTGTAAAACTTATCGTTCAGTGCTTTTCTTGCTCTTTCAAAAGCCTCATCAGAAAATCCCATTAGTCTAAAACATTCTTTTGGGGTTAATTTTCTGATTCTGAAACCATCGGAAGAATTATTTATCATTTTTATTCCACTCCTACTTGCTCTTTGTGTAGGACAAAAATCTGTCGTTTTCTCCCCCCCAGCCGATGTCGCGGTCGTCATAAAAGCAAGGGAGTTCTGTATGTCTTAAATCCATATACTAATTGTCCTTTATTTGGATAATTTCTTTATTTATTTCTTGTACCCAACGCTCTAATAGATACGTTGCCTGTGTTGCTCCACAATTTGCTTGAAGCGCGGGATGAATAAATCTAATCTCTCTTTTTCTGGTTTTTGTGCCATCTCCTGCTTTATGAGCGAAATTATTCGGAGTCAACAAACATATCGGTATTCTCATTTGATTTCTCCTGAACCAACACCAAAACTTTTGGCGGCTCTTTGTAATCTGTCGCTCTTAAAGATTGGCAACTCCACCGAACGAGAGAACGCGAACCCTATCCTGTACCTCTTTTTGCGGATTAAGCGAACCAATAACCTCGATTCCACTATCTTTTCTCATCTTTTTCTTCCTTCACGATAACCATTGGTTGATTTCCTCCCCCCTGACAAGTACGAATTGTCGGGCAATAGTATTCTTTATCCCATACATTACCGGCATATCCCGTACCGAACTGTTTACCATAAACATTGCCCAAGAGGACGGTGTTATCTTTGTTTATCATTTACTCTCACCAAATATAAATATGTATATCCGCCAGTATTACCGACAGGAGATGAATTTAACGCCATAGCAATATGTTCGGAATCATAAACTCTGTTGCCTTGCCGATATTGTTTTCCAAAATTTATTTCTCCAAAACCACAGACTAAAAGTGGTTTGTCGGTATTCTTTGAACTAAATGATAGATTCTTTTGATTTTCTTTTATCATTCGATATTATCCTTTGCGAATGTTTATAATCAGTAGCGTCAATACATCGACTTAGACCGTTTTTACTATAAACCATATTGGATTGGTGTTTTCCTGTGCCATTATCAATAAATCCCATTGATTTTACACTTGAATCGCATCCCATTGGTGTCGGTCTATACTTCCTCTCCCCCCCGGCGCGTACAGCATTAGAATAACTCTTATCTAATTTACCGCTGCTAACTAAATCATTAATTAGCTCCTGTGCTTTTTGGGTGTTAATATAGTATTTTTGATCAACCTCATCTTCGAGCATATCCTTGAGGCGAAGTCCATTGTCAAATCCTTCGGGAAATTTGAACTTGCCATTATCCAAATCTTTTTGAATGATAATCAAATATACTCTTTCGCGGTTCTGAGGAATACCATAATCTTTAGCATTGAGAACCTGATAATAGGTGTTATAACCGTATTCATTAAGTTCATCAATAAACATTTGAAATGTATCTTTGAACTTTTTACCGACAATATTTTTGACGTTTTCATAAATGCCCCATTTAGGCTTATTTGCGCGAATGACACGCAACCATTCAACTAAGAGTGAACTGCGTGTCTTATCAAGGTTTTCGCTTCCGCAATTAGGACATTTGTGCCGCTCAGAATAATGCACGGTCAAAGGATTATATTCGTGTTCACAATCCTTGCACTTCCATTTGCTTCCTGCTTGATTGCCCGCAACGCTGAAATCCTGACACGGGCTTCCGCCACAAATCATTGTGAAAGGTTTGATTTTGGTTTCATCGACCTTTGTTATATCTCCGAGGTTAAGACTTTCATCTGCTCCGTGGATTGCACAATAACTTGTCGCTGCGTATTTATCAAATTCGCAAAAGTTCGTAAGTTCATATCCGTGTGTCGTTGAATTATTGTTTTTATAGACGTTTTTAGCATAGTAACCCCTCTATTTTTGAGGGGTTGCGTATGATTAATATTTCGGATTAAGCAATAAATCAAAAGAAAAGTTAGAAAGATAGGTAATTTAAGACATATATGTGCAATAAAAACAATATTTTATTTACTGTGAATATTTTTTGTGCTATTTACTTTAGAGAACGACAAAATCCTGAATAAGCGAATAAATATCGGTCTCACATTCGCACCAAATGGTGTTCCAGTCAACATCGTGCGCGGTGTGCTCTCTGCCCTCCTGCGCCCTCTGCGAAAGAATCAAGGAACAAAGCAAAGATTTTGCCGACATTTCCCACGGCATACCATTCTCATCCTTACCCTTAACTCTTACATCTTCCTTAACTTTACAAACTGCTTCGTGGAACTTCTTTACATCATCAATGTTGGTTAATTCAATTCTTACTCTCATTTCTTTTCACCTCTTTTCGTTTACAAGGCTATTATAGCACTTCTCAAAAAATTTGTCAATATGTTTTTTGCTATTTACATTAAAAATTTTTATCTCCCAAACAATACTCTGCTTCGGTGATGATTTTCGTTCCGTATTTTGCCGCAGCCTTGTTTTTAGAACTGCCGGAGGTCTTATCATTCGTAATCAAATAATCTGTCTTTTTAGTCACAGACGAAACAACCTTGCCGCCAGCGGATTCAATATTATAAACCAAAGCCGCGCGGTTATCAAAATGCTCTAACTTACCTGTGATACAAAATGTTTTGCCACTCCGCCAATCATCTTGATTTGTTTTGCTCAGTGCCGGCATTTTGACATTTAGATTATTATTCAACCTCATTATTAAACCCGCGTTAGCAAATACATAGTCATTAATTGCATTGCTCGTCAGTTCGCCGATTGATGGCAACTCGCTCCAATCGTATTCACCGGTTGCTAACCATATCAGAGTGCTAATAGCGTTTCTATCTATGATAGGATTGAAATTTCGCGCACATTCCTCTGCGATAATCTTTGCCGTGGATTTGCCGATATTCGGAATACCAATCGCAACAATAACATTTGCCATCTCGCAATCTTTGCTATTTTCTATGGCTTGGAGCATATTATTCACGCTATCCTCGCCAAAGCCAGACAGTTTGGTAAGCTCATCCTTGCGGTATTTCAAATCATATAGGTCGGCATAATCCTCGATAAATCCTTCGTCAATCAAAACCCGCAATCTTTCGTCTGAGATACCGACGATATTCATAGCGTTTCTGCTTGCGAAATTCGCTATTGAATCGTGCAGCACAGCTTTACATTGCCGATTTGTGCAATAAAGCATTTCTCTGCCGTTATCATTTTTGATAACAGTTGGATGTCCGCACGAAGGGCAAACTTCGGGAATTTTATATGTATTACTTCTTGAAAGGTTTTGAGTAACCATAGGAATAATCTGATTACTCTTAATGACCGTAATTGTATCGCCTATACCAAGCTCAAATTCCTTTATGCAACTCACATTGTTCAGCGTTGCCCGCGAAACAGTTGTACCGTCAATTTCGACCGGCTCAAACACAGCAACAGGATTAACTTGCCCCGTGCGGCTCGTAGCCCATTCAATATCCTTTAACGTGGTTTCGTTTTCTTCTTGATAGAACTTAAAAGCAAGAGAATGGCGCGGATGATGACCCGTCATTCCGAGCGATTCACCATATTTAATATCGTCAAACATTCCAACCATACCATCAATAGGTATGCTCATAGACTTACATTTATCCTTGATTACTTCAATTCCTAATTGACAACTCTCGTCATTGATTTGGTTTACCATTGTATCAAAATAATCACAAGGCACAATATCAAATCCAAGATTATTCAAGGCAATCAATCTGCGATAATGCGAGTCTATTTTCTTGTCTTTCCCTATTGAATATAACTTCCACGCCAAAAACTTGACATTTCTGCTTTTGACTATTTTGTTATCGAGTTGCCGAACAGTGCCACTCACGAGATTTCGCGGGTTGGCGAACGAATTTTTGTGTACATAATCCGCCAAATCTTTACCTTGCAGACCTTTCGCTTTACCCTCTACCTCTGCTTTTTTAATAAGAGGATTGTTAATTCGTTCAAAATCCTCCTGAGAAATAATACATTCCCCATCAATGACTAATTCACCATTATAGGGAATTGTTAGAGGAAGATTTGAGAATACTCTTGCATTGACGGTAATATCTTCTCCGATTTCGCCATCACCGCGAGTTTCCGCGCGGAATAACTTACCATTTTTATAGGTAATAGAGCAAGTCAACCCGTCTAATTTAGCCATAAGCAGACAATCTCTGCTTTTGAAATAATCAGCAAATTCGTTTATTTTCGTGGTTTTATCAAGAGAAAGCAACGGATGGTTATGCTTAACCTTTTCTAATTTGCTTGATACGGTATATCCAACGGATTGAGTGGGCGAGTTTGACAAAATCAACCCGCTCTCCACTTCCATTTGACAGAGTTTATCATATAAACTGTCGTATTCCCTGTCGGTAATTAAACTCGTATTTTGATTGTAATAAGCATCTCGGTACTTGTTTAACTTTTCAACAAGTTCTTTCATTTCCGCGACATCAAACAATAGTATTACCTCTTTTCTTGCCGACTAAAGATACACAAATCACCAGCGCAACCGTATATAATATCACGCCAATCAGAACAACGCTCGTATAACTTCCCGTGCTATTCAAAATCAGTTCCGAGGTGTTATTGCCAGTTAATCCCGCGATAGCCCAAGCAGACAAAGCAAGTCCGTGGATTTGGCTTATCTTCTTCATTCCAAATCTTTCTGACAGAAGTGCTGGTAAGGTCGAAAAACCGCCGCCATATCCTGCGTTGATAATAAATAGAAAAGCGATTACCATTATTCCAAGTGCGATATTTGTTGCTCCTTCGACCGCGTGGAATAGCACGACCATAGAAGAAATTACTATACAGCTTGTGAAAATGATAATGTAAATTGAATTGCGTTCCTTAAGTCTATCGGATAGTGTTGAATAGCCAATCCGCCCGAGAGCATTAAATCCTGCGGTAAACGAAGGAACGATACTCAAAATCAGTGCCAAACTTGCCGCAGTTGCGAATGTAACGCTCAAAATCTGCTTTTCATAAGAAATAATCATTAACCCGCAATGGATATTCAAGAAGAACATTAACCAAATGCCGATAAATTGCTTATTCTTAAATATAGTGAGGGCGTTGAATCCCTCGTTTGTCTGTGGTTCAACCCAGACTTCGGGCTTTTTAAGTAATATGTGTCCGAGGAACATCAAGCAGAAATATGCCACGCCAAGTATTATAAACATTGGTGCTATTCCAAAACTGCCCTGCAACCACTCCATAATAGGCGTTGCAATGGCTTTTGCGAGTCCAAATCCCATAATTGAAATTCCTGTTGCAAGTCCTTTATTCTCGGAAAACCACAACATAAGAGTTTTCACGGGAGTTAGGTAACCGATACCGAGTCCGATACCCATTATTACGCCGTAGCATAAATATATTCCTATCATTGCCGCCCAGCCTGTCAAAAACTGAATTGACAATCCTGTGCCAATCATTCCCGTTGTAAAACAGATGCAAGCAATCAATGATGACTTATGTATGTCACGTTCCACGAATTTGCCGACAAAAGCCGCCGACATTCCGAGGAAAAAGATAGCCAACGAGAACGCCCAGCCGACAGCAAAAGGCGACATACCAATCTGTTCAGCTATGGATTGTTTGAACGTTGACCAACAATAGACCGTGCCGACGGAGCAATGTATCAAAAGCGCGGGAATCGCAACCCTAATCCATTTGTTATTCATTTTTTGCTCCTTAATTTCCTATCGCTTTATTTATAACGGCATTAATATCTATTAAATCAGCCAGTTTTTCACCAATCCGCGATTTCACTTCGGTTTCAATCATCTTTTTTGCTTCGTCTCGTATTTTGATTGCTATATTATCAATTTCATATTTTAGACTGCTATCAACAATTTGATTAAGTACATATTCATATCTTGGCTTTGTAGGACGATATGAGCTTCCCTTTGTAACATTTCCGCTTGAATCCACCTTTTCCGTTAGGAATGAATCACAACGAGCTTTTAGTTTTTCGTTTATTGTTACATTTTTTTCAACAACATCGCCATAAGCGTCCGTAATGGTTTTCGGCGTAGAAAAAAAGTTCACAATTATTTGATTAAACCTTTTCGAAATAGTTTCATCGACCTTGCAAAGTTTTTCTTCTAATTTCTTTTTGGCTTCATCTTCAATCGAATTATCAATTTTAGATATTATCTTGTTTACTACCGTATCAGTAATCTCATCTCGCAAATCATCGTCTAAATTTTCAAATTCATCAATGTAATCTAAATCTAAAGTAAAAGTTATTTTTGCCATATCAATCTACCTCTCCATTGTCAATTTCAAACGCCTCAAGCACTTTGCGGTAAACCCATCTGTTCGGATTATACCAACGGCTGTCGAAAATCATATCGTCATTTCCTGTATAGTGTTTGAGGATTGCCGCTACAACTGCGGAAGAACGAGAAATGCCGGCATCGCAATGCACCAAAATACGCTTATCCTTGTATTGCTCAACGAACGCAACAATCTTTTTGGCATCCTCGTCGGTCATAAGGTCGTCAATGGTTGTTATAGAGCCATAAACGTCGTAATCGCCGGGATTGTCAGCATCCATAAATTCAATCGAAAGAATAGCAATAACTCTATTTTCGTCGTCTGCTTCAATAGGATAGCCAGTATAATCTACGTTTGGCGTGGAGATTGAGATAATCACAGAATCGGTTTTATGCTTGATTTGACAGTATTCAGAAGCCTGAAATCGGCTGAGAATACCTATTGAAATATTATTTATATTATAAACCCTCATTGTTAATGTTCATCTTCTTCCCACGGTATTTTCACCTTGTATTTTGATTGATAATATGTTGTTTTCACTCCCGAATTTTCACACCAATTATTCAAGAACTCCTGCAACTCATCAAACTTTTCATCTGAAATATCGCTTATAGCATCCTCATATAAATCTTCTGTTGCCCTTTCGATAATGCTATCCGCGCTAATCGACATTTTATATGGTTCTGTTGCCCATACATATTCTGGTCGCGGGTCATCTACACTATGATTTTCATACCAACACTCAAAGAAATCTTCCCAATCGGAAAAGTAACCATCGTCATATCCGTAGTCCTCGGAATAGAAAAGCGACGATTTTTCTAACACTTCCTGCGGAGCTTCAAATGCCTTCATCAATTTTTCATTTTCTTTGTTTTGCAATTCGATGAAATCAATTTCTCTTTGTTTTTCGCAATTACATTTTGTCCGATGTCTTGGAATAATTTCGCCGCAATATTCGCACCGATGAACCACGCCATTATAACAGTCCGAGCAAAATCTTAAAGATTGATGTTTGTATGGGAACGTTGGCAAATGATTATTGTTTGTACTATCTTCTAAACCATAACTATTGTTGGCAATAACAAGCCCAACACCATTGCAGGTAGGGCAGATTTCTTCGTTGCCGTGCAAATCCTTATGTAATTTTACCGTAATGTCAACCGGTTTAATATCTGAATTACTCATTTTATAACCTCAGTTACTTCAACATATCCATCAAATTTACTGGCTTACCGTCAGCTCCGATAATTGGGGTGCTGATTTCTTCAATGTGTTTATTATATGCCGCACTTTCTTCTGGTGTGAAATCTCTCATTTCCTCAATCGGCGGGAGAAGCGATTCCGCGATTTTTAACGCTTCTGGCTTTTCATAGCAGAATAACTCAACAATTTCCAAATCGTCGGGATGAGATAATTTACCTCTATAACTTCCCTCAGTTATTAAATATTCGTAACGAATAGCATAGGTTTTTAGTGCGGTTTCGCAACTACCTTTCTTTTCCCAAAATTTATGTTTTGGATTAGTTATGTTATTTACGAATTTGCCGGACTTTTTATCGCGAACGGCATATAGTTTTATTTCTGTATCAATCAATAGTGTTTTCTCCACCACTCAATAAGCTCGTCCGCAGTTCGCGGAGTGTAGTTCATATAATCCATCATACAACCAACATTGATAATATGACCTCTGTTCAAATGCTGATAATCTCGACCCGCCAATTTTGCCAGTTTACGTTCACCAATTATATCACAAACATAATTTTGCCTTAAATCTTCCTCGGCTGTGCGATTATGCGTATGCCCGCAAAAATGCCAAACACCCTCGTTATAACTTGACCGATAGAACAAAATCGGGTAATGGCTCATAATGATACGTTTGCCGTTGTCTGTTATTTCTTTGTAGTCTGTGATTTGGCAGAATTTGTTTTTGACTGCTGCCGGCGGGTTCTTCAAATCGTGATTACCGCGAATCAAATATTTACTGCCATTCAGTTGGTCGAGGATTTTGAGCCATTCACTCTTTTCCTTGCTCCAACAAAAATCGCCGAGTATGTAAACGACATCTTCTTTGGTTACTTTCTCATTCCAATTCTTGATTAGCGTTTGTTCCATTTCAAGCGTGTCTTTGAATGGGCGACCGTCAAAATGGATTATGTTTGCGTGACCAAAATGCTAATGTAAGTCAGAAATATAAAAATTCTGGCTCATTTTACATCACCACCTTATTTTTACGTTATTCCCAATTTATCTTTTATTCTTTTCTCTCTTTTTCTCAATTCTTCTAATTGCTGATTTAATGCCTGTTTGCTTTCTCCTGTTTTTAGCAACCACGAAACTTCCTTGCAAAACTCATCAAAATCAAAATTTCCTTTTGTAAGTTCATTTGCCATACGCTCCATTATCATCTCAGTATAAGCCTCATAACGATATGGCGATGGTGGATATGGGAGCGCACCAAAAAAGGAATTACACCATTCTCGAATCATTGGGAACTTTCTTGATTCTATAATATCGAGCGCAGACTTCACTTCGATTATTTGTTTTTGTATATCCTTTAATTCAGTTAAGACATCATTATCTGAAACTATAATTTCTTCCTTTTCTGCTTCTTTCTCTTTTTGAGATAACATTTTTAGCAATAACCACATTAGAACCCCTCCGTTAAATCACATATACTTCCGCACGAACATTCAACACTTACGATATATCCGAGTCCTGTGCCTGTGATGTGAAATGTATCTGCGCCGCCGGCAGCTCCGACGTATCTAATACCGTTCTTGCGGAAAGAACATTTATGCCGCTTCCGCCATCTATCATACTTCTTTTGTTGCTCGTCCGACAACTGAAAACGAAAATTCTTTGGCTCTTTCGGCTTCTCACTGTCAAGAGGAATCTTTTTGAAGAACTCTCTTGCTTCTTTTCCTCTCAGTATCTTAACAGGAATATTTCTTTTCTTTTTCATCGTGTCACCATTTATCAAAGAACCAAACGCCTTGATAATCTAATATGTATTGCTGTGTTCCGTGCCAACCGCCGGGAGAATTATTCATATATAATATTCTATGCTGCACCGCCGCATTTCCGTCGAATATCCAGTCAACAGCTTCGTAACTGCTTGAATTTGGGTCGCCGTTATATCCGTAATAACCCATACTTGAAGTGACGGAGCTTGCGGAATAGCCATACTCAGCCATAGCATCTCTTATGGATTGTGCAATCAAAGCGCAACCTGTAAATCCGCCGCCGCCAAACTCACCCATAACAACACAAGCAATTTGGTATCGCTCGGAATCCGATAAACTGAAGGATTGTGGAGTGTAGTTTGGGTCGGGATTGTCAATATCCAAAAGATATTCTACTTCTTTTGGCTCGGTTTCCGCGACTTCTTCTACCTCATTATCCTGCGAATCTGCGTTTTTTGGTTCTTCCTCTTGCGGCTCTGTTACAATCGGCTCAGTAGTTTGCGCCTCTATTGGTTTTGGTTCTGTTGGTTTTGTAGTTCCCGCGACGGTCGTTTCAATCGCTTTTGCGGTCGTCATATGAACCGTCGCCGTTGTTGTTACTTCATCTATTGTTGCTTGGTCGGGTGTCGAGGCTTCATCGGGTGTAACCACTTCTGGATGTGGAGTGTTTACCGCCACGATGGATGCACTCGCAATCGCCAAGAACATAACTGCTATTATAATTCCTTTTATTAGAGCTAACTTCAAAAATCGCGCTCCTTTCTCAATCCTCCGCCTTATCTTTCATTTCTTCGGCTTTTATTTGCTCATACATTCTTTCGTCAACAATTTTTTGCCATTTTTAAGCACGAAAATAGGGTAATTATGAAGAAAAATAACAAAATTATACCAAAAATTATCAATAAAACTCCCATTTTATTTTCTCCTTAAAAAATCAGCGATTCCGTGCTAAATCCGGCAGCTCCTTTATGACCTCCGCCACCAAATTTACCCGCAAGCTCTGCGCAATCAACCTTCTCCGAACGTAATGAGTAATTCCAAGCCTTGCCGTCATAGGAGAACGAAACCAACAACTCATAGTCATTAACATTTGGGATAACAAAATCGTCTGTTCCCATTAAAGCCATATTGACAGCAAATGCCTTGTAGCCAAGCGCGTCAGTTTCAAAACCTTTCTTCTCACAATAGTCTTGCATATAGTTATAACGGTATGCCGTGATAGTCTTACCATTATCAATTATTGTTTGAATATTTTTTGGCAAATTCCATTCGTCAACTGAACCGCGATATTTAATCTTGAACAAAGAATCTTCTGTTAAAAGAGTTTTCCAAATATCATCTTCCGGCTCGTGTGGGAAAAGTGAAAATCCTTTTTCAAAAAAATTTGTGTTATCTCCGTATTCAAATTTCCATACATCATAATCTGCGATAAACTTTGTAAACCACGGAGCATTTTTATCTAACATTGGCTTAAAATCGCGGATAATCTCGCCATTTGAATTTGTCATTTCATTGAGATAGATATAAGTGAGCATACATCCCGCGATTCCGTCATATCTCAGACCGGCAATCTCTTTATCATAATCCTTGTACATTTCAATCGCTGACTTGTGGTGGTCAATAAAAACGACGTTGGGCGTGATTTCGAGAAGTTTGTCCATCTGCTCGGGCGGGATAGAATAATCCACAATGTAAACTCTTTCATCTTTATGAATTATATCAAACGGGAAATCAATGCCATAATCAATCTTAAAGAAATTTTTACCGTACTTATCTGTAAGTCCACATTTGTTTACCCAAAATCCCGCGCATTTGCCGTCATTATCGGCGTGATAAAAACAAATCATTTCTTATTCCTCTTTTCATAAAAATCATAAGGTCTTGGAACAAACTTCATTTTTGTGCCGCTTCTATCTTCGTATGTTGATTCTTCAATCATCAAATCGTTTTTATTGCAGTAAAGATTAACAGCCTTTAATGCAAGTTCCGCCGTATCTTCGGTTATCTCTAAACTGCAACCGATACCAAAATTAAGATTTGCCATATCATTCACCTAACTTGATACACTTGTTTTCCCACTTCTTATACGCATCGAAGTAGATTTCGTTCTTGTCGCCATTGTATGTAATCTCGTAGTACATACCGTCGAAAAGCGTGGTGCTTGCGAGTGCCTTATTGTTCTGCAAGGTTTTACAAAACCAAACAATAAAGACATCATCTACTGTAATCTGTTTGTTATCGGACTTGTCCAAATGCTCATTAGCATATTCCGCAACAAGCTCCTTAACCTTAAAAATAAAATCTTTTGAACCCATATTTATTCCCTTTCTTTCTTAAATGGTATTATCTTTTCGTGCGGAGGATTATCTGTCGGAGTAAGTGCGCTTGAACCTACGTATTTAGTTTTTGTTCCGCATCTTACTGCACGGCTTGTCATAATATGTACATAACCCGCAAGGAGCATAATACCTACATTCTTCTCGCATAAACATTAGCAGCACTTCCTTTTGCAATGCCGCGCGAGGTAATCCTTCAGCATAACATCGTGAATGTCGTGAGAAATCAGAATGTCGTCCTGCATTGCAATATCAATACCATCATTCATCATTTTCTTTATCTCGTTCTCATTTGTTACCCACATACAACACAAATCTCCGATTTCTTTTTCAACCTCGGTGAATGTATCTATGAGCATATCCTGTTCTTGCTGAGTAGAATAAACAAACATAATGTGTTTATCGGTACGCCGCGCTAAAATTTTCGTCCAAGCCTTATTTAATGTATGCAACATAAACTTTAGTCCTTTATCCTTACCTTATATTGTTGTATTGTTTCTATGACTTTATCTGGTATTTTACCTCTATATGTTTCAGCAAGGCGACATATTTCGGATTCTTTAGCCTTTTTATAAGCCAAAAATGCTTCTAATTCAGTTGTAAATAAACCAAGATATTTTGTTTTCCCATTTATATTGCAATTTGAAATAAATTTTCCATTAGGTGTTTGCGAAACACCTATTGCGTATTTACCCCCTATTATTACTCCTATTGCAAATAATAGAATTAATTTTATGAGGAACATACATACATTTTTGTGGGCAATATTCTTTATTATCCCTTTCTAATATATCTTTATCTAATTCAACTCTTTCATTTTCTAAAAGGTAATAATTCTCATAATGCCATTTGGCAAAATTTTGATAATTCATCCATTCATCGCAAACAAAACAATCTTGATAAGTAATTTCTTTATATTTACTCGAATAGCATCTTGTAAGCATTGAACCCCATTTTACATATGCAGATGTCTTAATGCCATTTTCTCTTGTTTTATATTCACCGATGCCCAGAAATCCCTTATTCAAATAGCTTGGGAATAATGGATTTAATATAGAACCATTGCAAAACTCCATATAAGTAGTTTCATTAACTATATATCCATTATCAAATTTTACATCAATATTATGTCTATCTCGATAATTGATAATAACCATTTGCAATCCCTGTTTATTAATATTCTTTTCACCTATTCGATAAATCTTTCTTTTACTATTCATATAATCCTTTTTATATCTTCAAAAATAACATTATATTTTCCAAAAATATTATACTCATTTTTGTGCAAATGCCCGCTCCAAAATTCCTTAAACTTCAACCCGCGCTCTAACAATTCGTCAAAGTAATCAATCAATTTATCGGAATCGTAATATCCAAACCATTTGCAAACTTCCCTCGGCGGGCAATGCGTGATAACATAATCAACTGTCCAGTTCACCTTTTCGAGATTCTTTATTCCGCGCTTCATTTCAGCACTTGTCGGCAATTCGTCTTTCCACCAAGAAATTTCGTCAATCCTTAACATCTCACCCATTTTGGTTCGTCTGTTATAATCGTCAACTAAATCTCTCAGGCTTGCATAATCTTTTTGATAAAGAATACCGTCTTGAATGTCGTGGCTTTTTGCGCCGCCAAACGTGAATATCTTTTTACCGTTAATCTCAAAAACGTAACCACGCATTAAATGATAGACGTTATCCCTGATTTTATGCGCCATCCCGCCGTGGAATTTTACGCGCGGAAATTCTTTTAATCTCGTATGGTTACTATGGTTTCCGTCAACAAATAATGTTGTGAATGGTTTGTTGTTTAACCAATCGAGCCAGTAACTTTCTTCCGGCGAGGATAACTTGTAATCCCAAACTCCCGCGAAATCACCACAAATGATAACGTAATCATCTCTTGTCATTTCCTTTTGTGCGGAAAATCGCTTTGTGCTAAAACGATTAAACTCAGCGTGGGTATCGCCGCTGATGTATAAAATTGTACCACACCCCCATTCAATCTGTTATTTCTATCTTATATCTTAATAATGCGTTATAACAATCTTCCGTTATATTTTTGAGTTCAAATTCTTGTTTTGCTCTTTCTTTGATTATTTTTTCTTTTAATTCTTTATATTTATAAAATGCAATAGTTGGATTTTGAAATCCATATAAATGAATTTTTTTCTTATCAGTCAATATGCCATCATTAACTATCACATCGAAACAATCATCTCTTTTATTATAAATTACACCAACTGGATATTCGCCTCTCGCGCTTTTGTGATTGGTAAGCAACAGATTTATATAATATGGCACTAAACAACATTTTGAAGGTTCATATATTTTATTTCCCTTTTGTATAATATCTTTGTCAATCGTATATTTTTCTGTTTTCCACTTTTCATAATTTGATTGACTATGTAACCATTCGTAAAAATTCGGATAATACAACCATTCTTTGCAAACAGAACATCCAATGTATGATTTATTTTTATTGCTTCTATTATTCTTATAGCATCTTTCCAACATTTTTGACCAAACTAAATATTCTTTACAAAGTTGTTTATTTTCACGAATAGGATATTTATTCCCGACAATTCCTACTCCGCAAACAGAAATGCTATTAGGATTTTTTACTCCACCAGCCCGGAAACTATTCATACTGCATTTTACAATCGTTCCATCATCAAATTTCACAAAAACATTATGACAATCTTGATAATCAATAATTTCCATCATTTGCCCAACATTATTCATTCGCTTTATTCCTATATTATTCAAACTTAATCTCTCTCTTTATTCGTAAATATTCAATAAAATAAGGGAGTGCTATCCGCGCTCCCTCAAATTTACTCTGACTTCATCGCGCGGCGGTACGCTTCTGCCTGAATCTCAATCTGTTCCTCTCTCAGCTTTGCCTTGTGCTTTGCTCTCTTTTTGCGGATTCTGTCAATCTTCCTTTGTTCGGCATCTTTCTCAGCCTTTTTCGCCGCGATTGCTTCTTTGATTTCTTTCTGCTTCTTGTCGTAGACCTTTAAGCCATAATCAACGAGCTTGTTGTACGCGGAAGTGCCGCTCGCGCCCTTTAGCACCTTGTTCAAAATCTTCTTTGTAATGCAGATTGACACACCCTGTTCGAGAGAGAAGGTGTCGTTCTCGCTTAGAACCGCCTTTTCGGAAGTGCCGTCGGCAAACTTGACGATTACAACCTTGTTGTTGATAGATTGAACGTCCTCGATTTCGGGAATAACCGCATCCGTGACAATATCAAATAGCCCGGGAGAGACGATATAAGCAAATTTTACCTCACCGTCCTCTTTAATCATTCTGTTTCCCGTTACTGTTAAAGCATAACTCATTTCTTCATTCTCCTTAATCATTGTGTTAAATTCCTCTTTGTGTTGATTGTAATATGTGAGAAGCGCATCATTTGGAATTTTGCCATCCACAACACGCACAAATCCAGGATTTGGATTAAGATACGCTCTAATTTCGCTGCGCGCATATTTTGTTACTTCTTCTGCTGTCATTTCTTTTTCTTCTTCGGGCGGTGCCCAATATCCAAGCAAAGTGCTTTTACGCAATTCTTTTGGTAGTATTTTATCGGACAAACCCATTGTTTTTATGTATCTTTCAAATTTGCGAAAAGCACACAATCTCGCTCAATCCTCCTTTTATGAACAATATCGTCATAGAAATCCCACGGAATCGGCGTATATTCACCCGTTACATCTCCCGTGATGTCATATAACCGACCATCAATCTCAACCATAAAATGGTTTTCAGTTAGGTCGTACATAAGTTCTGCTTGCGGAAATCTGCCACAGAGGATATACGCAAACCAATAGCAACACCCGCGAGTGAAAACTTCGATTGTTTCTTTCGTGCGGAAACGCTCAATGAACTTTTCGACCTCAGACATAAATCAAGCCCTCGATATAGTTACGACCCTCGCCTTTGAAAATCGGGATTTCATTGTCGATTCTCCATTCACTTCTGCCGGTCTGCTCGTTCACGGTTTTAATACAACAACTCCCGCGCTGAAATTTTGTCGGCAAATCATTCCAGTTAATGCCCTTTTCACTCAAAAGCATTTCTTTGATTTCGGTTGTGTTTTTGCTGTGCATTTGCTTGTCGGAGAAATTTGCGTGACCGACCATTTGGATGGAGTTGCGTATCGCATCCTGTTGTTGCCATAAGATGTTGTTGCACACTTCCTCTTTTGGAATATTGAAAATGCGGGCATCAAACATTGCACCTTTATTATAAAGTGCTTCGCAATGTCGATTATAAATATCTATATCCGAACTCGTAAATGAATTACCCTTATCTGATTTTTCATACCAACAATTATTTTGATAATCAAAAAACTGCTTAAATACCAATGTAGCCATACTTGCGGCAACACTCGCACATTTCTGAATGTTGTAATCAAACCAAGCACAAGTATCAATACCCTTATAATCAACTAAAACCAATGTGATTTCATCTGATTGAGTATATCCAAGAACGCAACCTTGAATGTTTTCACAAAGATATTTCATTGTTGCTTGCATAGCGTTGGAAAGGACATCATCAAATGGTTTCTTAAACCCTCTGGTGAATATATGAAAACTTTTGCCATCTATCCTAATGATTGCGGGAGTTCGTGTTGTCAAATATGTTCGCGTGACATATTCATACTTTTTCATACGTTTGTCGAACTCACTGTATTTTTTACTCATTTCAATCCCTCTTTTAATTTTGGTACGGGCGACAGGACTCAAACCTGCGACCCCCTGCTCCCAAAGCAGGTACTCTAATCAAACTGAGTTATGCCCGTATGTGTAGACGTTTTTGGTGAGAACGTCCGAAACTCATATGAATGAATAATAAAGGACTAAATTAATCTATACTGAGCCACTTTCTTGGAAGTATATTCGCAAACAGTTTTACCAACTACTTCAACCAAGCCATCATTCACAAGCTCTGTTAATCGCGGAGCCGCAAAATTTCGTTCCGATGTCGGCGTTAATCCGCGCCTGTTCATCTCAACTGCTACTTCCTTCGCGGTCATCGTGCGACCTTTTAGAATGTGCAGGATTTGATTGTATCGCTTTTGCCGGTCAACTTTCTTGTTGGATTCTCGCCTTGTTTCGTAAGTGGTCATAAAAATCGCCCTTTTCTTTTGTAGTGCGCGGAATAGAGTTATCACCGCGCCATAGGCTCTGCTCCCTGCCCTTTGTCGGATATTTTTTGTACAGAGTTTTCCGCGTTCTCTGCCAACAACAACAACGCCGCCGCTGCGAACAACGAACAACAACGGCTGGTACGAGCGGTGGGACTCGAACCCACACGCCTTTCGGCAACAGATTTTGAATCTGCAACGTCTACCCGTTCCGTCACGCTCGCAAATGTCATCAATACCGCTCCAACGGGATAATTCCTACTCAATGCCTAAACACTATTCAATGTCCTGCTATTTGTGATATCTTGATTTAACGTATCGGTACTCACAATTCATATACACACGTGAGTTGCAGTTTGTCAACCTATCGTAATAGGATTTTCTGAAAGTTCACAATTCACACATATACGCAAGTTACAACCAAACCTTGCTTGCAGTTGCTCTGACTTTCTTACTCACAATTCATATATACAGTAGAATGGGTTCACAATTCATACATATGCGTGAGTTATAACCCTTGAAACAGCATTATCACGATTGCCATTTGTGCTCACAATTCGTATATACACGTGAGTTATAACTTATAACCGACAAAATTATTGGTGTCAAGAAAGCTCACAATTCATATATACCCGTGAGTTATAACAAGACGTTTGAGTAAATACTTGATAGCCTTTTGACTCACAATTCATATATCCGTGAGTTATAACCATTTGAGTTGGAATAGTTCTTCGCGGTTAAGCCTCACAATTCATATATACCCGTGAGTTATAACCGCAACATATTGTGTTTGATATTTCAATTCGCGCATATATAGTGATTGCATAAGCAATATCTACTTTGTATTGCCGATTTTACAGCATATACTACCGATTTCTTATGCCTACTTGGTGCGAACCTCCCACATAATTTATGGTTACTTGTGGCTCGCACAGGGCGGCGTTGTGCCTGCAACCCTTTTATTATCAGTGCTATGCACATAATAATTGAAAATTATTATTCAATTTTTCAAAAATTTCTTTGCCTTTTTCTTCGCCGTAATAAATTAACAAAGCATAGTAAAGAATATTTATTGCGGCATTTACATCTCTATCGTGAAACGTTCCGCATTTTGGACATTGCCACTCTCTGATATGTAAGCCCAACTTTGGTCTAATATATCCGCAGCAACTACACCGTTTACTTGATGGCGACCATTGACTGATGGGTTGAATGATTCTGTCATACCATTCTGCTTTATATTTAAGCATTGACAAAATTTCTCCCATAGCGGCATCCGACAAAGCATTTGATAAATGTCTGTTTCTAAACATACCAGTTACATTCAGAGTTTCAATACCAATGAACGAATATGTATTTATAATCTTTGTGGTTATATTATGATTATAGTTCTCCCTCTTACGAGCGATTTTTCTGTGTAATTTAGAAAGTTTAAGCTGTGTTCTCTGATATGTTTTTGATACAATCATATCTTTGTTCTGCTTATAGCCATCTCTAAATTCTTCGTTAGACCAACCTTGCCTTCTGCTCAATCGCCTATTCAAAAATTTAATATGCTGTTTTTCTTCATCCTTAAATTTTCGATTTTCAAATTTTGTATTATCAGAAAGAATAGCAATATCTTTTATTCCAACATCAATACCACCAAATGTATTTTGTGGATTTGCCATTGACTTATAAACATTGGTCAGTGAAAAAACAATCCAATAATCACCACAATTATCCTTTTCGATTTTAATAGTAATCCTTTTGTTTGGATTGGATTTGAAATAATCTATAAAATTTATTTCCCCGTATCTATCAAAACGAATTTTTTTATTCCAACCGCGAATTTTACACTTTGCAGGATTTGAGCGTGTGCCGCCAAATTTCTCTGGCAGTTTAATAAACAATACATTTTTATTATCGGTTTCAACTAATTTACCTAATACATCTTGATAAGAAAAACTCTGTCTTGGCTTTTTCTTGCTATAATACTTTGGTTTCTGAAATTCGATTGGAAGTTTGCCGAGCGATTTCTTAACATCGGACATAAGACCAATCTTTGCTGTGATTGCAGAAGCCGGAGCATTAGCGATTACGGGATGTTCTTCGATTAACTTGTTCTTATACTCTGCGGAAAATGCGTAATTCAAATTCGGGAAATGAATTATATCGCCCTCTTTGTACTTTTGCTTTTGTTCATAAGAGTAAAGACGTTGCCGATAATCAAAATCGCTTTCATTTTTCTTTTTCTCAGGCTTTGATTCCTTTTTTGGCTTATATGGCTTTGCAGTAGATTCAATGTTTCCATTAAAAATATCGTATAAAAGGCAATTATGATAACAATGAATAGCTTGAATTGCCTTATCAAAACCTTTAGCAACCGTTTTATTCGGATAAAGTCGGCATTTCATTGTATATTGTGAAATTTTATAGTATTTCTTATCTGTACTCAACGCAAACTTCTCCTTAAATGATTTTGACTATGTTTGTGGTACTCCGAGATGGGATTGAACCAATCGTCAATCGCTTATAAGGCGAACGCTCTAACCTATTGAGCTATCGGAGCATATGGTGCGGGTGACAAGACTCGAACTTGCACGGGCAAACGCCCATCGGGGCTTAAACCCGATGTGTCTACCAATTCCACCACACCCGCATTTTTGCCGTCTATCCGGCTGTCAAACGTCTTTCCGCTTTGCCTTTAAAGGAGGTGATTATCATATCGAAATTTCGTTAATGTCTGTGATTTGAATTGACCCACCGAAATCAGGATTTGCAATATAACCCGCGCCCTCGGCTTCATCTGTCAACTTGTAATCCTTAAACTCCTGCTTTGTAGTATTAACATTGCAATAAACAATCCACGCGATAACAGGAATTAAAAGAATGAGCATTTCGCCGCCAAATGCTTGACTTCCTCTTTCGACAATCGCTGTGGCTCTTGCGAAAGTGAAAATTATACCAGTTATTGCAATTACCGTGAACATAATGCTCAAAATCTTTTTCATATGGTTCTCCTTAATTTTGGTGCGGATAGAGGGACTTGAACCCACACGCCACAGGGACACGTGAACCTAAATCACGCGCGTCTACCTATTCCGCCATATCCGCATTTATGTTTTGTGCTATTTATTTTGCGGGAATTTGAATATCGTACATAACTGCTGTCTTACCACTTGACCACCACCCAAAGGTTGGATGAGCGGGAATCGAACCCGCGATTGCAGTTTGGAGCTGTAAGAAGGATGATACTCGTTAGCCGCCCAAATTCAATTATTGTTCGGAAATTGAAACATCGACTTTTCGCTGTTGCTCTACCAACTGAGCTACACCCTACATTCGTAGCGTGGTGGGACTCGAACCCACGACAAACAGATTAACACTTTTTAGAAGGATGATGTTTCTTAGCCGATTAAACTATGTAAAAGTGGAAATTCAAAATTCAATAGACAAACTACCAATTTTGTTCCCATACGGGTAGAAGGATGAATTTTGTTAGCCACAATAGTTTGTTTAACTTACATTTAAGATTATATCATAGAATGATATTTCTGTCAATATGTTTTTTGCTATTTACATTAATTTTTTTGCGGAAATTATCGTAACAAAATCTTATGTATTTAGTCGCGCCTAAAGCGCAAGTTCTTTTTTTAGAAGGATGTTATGATTTAGCCGCAGGATGTGAATTAAAGCGCGGGAATTGTGCAATCAAATTTTGGGGCTAACCACGACGGTTAGCATTATTTTCTTCATTATGTAAAAATAGAAGGATGATTGCACTTAGCCGCAAAAATGAGTGTAATTGCGGAAATTGAGTTTCCTACATTGTAAACCACACTTACAACAGGAGTTGAACCTATCATTAGAAGGATGGAATCTCTTAGCCGCCAAATTGTATTATAACAGCTCTCCGACAAGAAAATCGAAGTTATAGCTGTCTATAATCGGAACTTCCGTTTTGTCGCGGAGTGTGCGAGAAGGTAATCCCGTAACCTCGTCAACGGTTTCGACAACCTCATAAGGAATCGTCTTATCATTGTCGAAGATAATATCCGCCGCGTTTCTGTCGGTGGTTATCTCACCTCTTGCAAAAGCATTGAGGTAAACCAACTCATACAGATTGGGCTTGTTGAAATGAGTGAGCGCATAGCAAGTAGCAGTTGTACCTTTGAGATTGCTTTCAAGGTTATTGCCGCCCAATCTCGTCTGTGCAATGCGGAGGTTCATATCACACCAAATGAATTTGCGCTCCACGCAGTCGAAGATAACGGGAATTGCAACGTCACTCTCGGAAGTGAGGTCAATCTTCATCTCAACCGTCTTTGGTTCAAAGATTTCACCACTATCAACGTCCTCACGCTCCATCCAACCGAATCGGCAGTTGGGCATTTCAGAGAACTTCTGCCTTGTGAAACTGTAAACCTGATAGACGATATATCTTCCTGCATTTCTTGCAACGGAATCAATATCCACATCAAGGAACTCAGCCACGCCGTCGCCGTTTACAGACCCGCCGTTCGTGATGTCGCCGGAATGACAAGCGTTGTACTTCTTAGAGCGGAGATTAGTATAGGAAACGTGTTCAACGTAGTTCCAATTCTCATCATAGATTGCCGCTGAAAGGTCAATGTCAACTCTGCCATCGTACATATCATTGCTACCCATATTTGTCCACCAAATAAATCCGCGAACAGCTTTTGCCTTTGGATTGATGGGCAACTTACTTCCGCGCACAACGATTTTATTCGCGGAACTTGCGCTTCTCTGGCTGAACGGCACGAGATAGTTCTTGAAATCGGGATTGATATAAACCTTACCCATAGGCTCTTTCGTCTTGAACTGCGCGACCAAAGCCTTGTTGCAAGTATCAACAATTTGCTGACAAGCGGTGACAGAAATTGCCGGCAGGTCATTCGGGATAACCATAGCTTTTGCAACATTGCCCTTCGGGAAGAACACTCTTATAGGCATTTTCTCGCCCTTGCGCTCGATAAAGTGTTCTCTGACCTGCAACAGAACAGGAGTTGAAACTTTCTCCGCGACTTCCGCAAACGCAGCCGTGATATATGCAATGTGCTTTTCATCGCTATCTCTGAGCAACTTGTCAAGCTGTCTTGCAAAATCGCCGGGTCTTGATTTCAGCATATTTGCCGCCTCAAGCATATCGTTTTTGAGAATAGCTGCCTGAACCTTGCCAGCCATAAACATAGGCTTCTTCTCGTTGCGGAAGGTATAGAAAGCACCTCTGACGTTGTTGTACTTCTTCATATACCAATACTCGCCAACGTGGAGCATTTTGCCAATGTACAACCACTCATACTTATAGCAGTACAAATCCTCCAAGATATTTCCGCAATTTGCAAGTAAGTTCATTATAATCCTGCGTTCTGCTCGACGAAGGTTTCTGTACTGAGTCTTTGTCGCAAGGCTGATGTCGCCGTCAGACAATGCAGTGACCAAACGAAGAACATCTGTCGCAGTTTTGAAATATTTTTCGATATTTCGGCTGGTTTTAATCGGAGTTTGCTCAATAATGAGTTTTCCCAAGAAAGCAACGTTTTCTTTGAGCGGAATCTCGTCCGGCAAAAATTCTGCATAATTTGGCATATTTTTTATGCAAGTTGCTATGTCATTTCTGTCATTTTCAGACAGATTTGTAGGAGATTTAAGCAAATTTTGCAAGATTTCGCCTACGTTCTTGCAATTTCCTGTCGATAAAACCGTCATTTTATTGTCATCAATTAAAGGCAGTCTTTCCTGCTTCTCGTACTGCGGGAGAAGCGTTCCAAACGACCAATAATGAATAATGGCGTTAATGAACAGTTCCGCATCGCTTGCTTCCATTACCTGCTGCGGGAAGTTCGGGTACATAGGATTGTACTGAACGTCTGCGCCGACAAGTTTCTTCAACTCGGGAATGAGGTCACGATAGAATGACTCTAACTCCGCGCGGTTATAGTGAAACAGAATTTCAAGCACATCGCGGGCAAACGTAAATCCAAGTGACTGAACATTTTTGAGGATTGCGCCGACCATTGCCTTTTCACTGTCGGTCTGTCCATAATCCGGGTTTACATTTTCGAGAATGAGCTGATTTTTTCTTCTCAACAAAATTTCATTTAATACATTCATTTCTTTTTCTCCTTTTTTGTTTTTTAATTTCGCGGGAATTGCAAAAACTATAATTTCATATGGTCGAAATCCACCTCTGTATGTGAGACGGAAGAAGGAAGTTTCTACATAGCCGCTAAAAAGGTAACGGGAATTTTGCAATCTATGAGTGGTATCGGATTTACAGTCCAATGATAGAAGGAAGATTACAAATAGCCGTCTATGGTGTGCGTAGTCAGGCTCGAACTGACAATCTCTTGATTAAAAGTCAAGTGCATTACCAATTTTGCTATACGCACAAGTATACTCCTCGTCTTTCCGAGGTGCCCAACACTTTTTGGCACTCAACCAAGTTGTATTACACTTGTTTCGCATCCACAATGTCGCGAATCACTGTGAGAGGTCTTGTGAGTTGGGCGTATGACCTTCTAAAGCCCAACCGATGGGTGGAATCGAACCACCGACACCGCGGATTATCCGTCCGCTGCTCTACCTGACTGAGCTACATCGGCGTATACCTTTGTCTTTCCAAAGTGTCAACGCGACTTTCCACGCGGTCATCGTGCTTTCCTCCGATTTTTCGGCAACGCACCACACAAATTTTATGTTGGCGAGGCAAGTGTCGAACTTGCGCCTCCACCCTTCCGGTGGTGTTCTTTACCCATTAAACTATCTCGCCATATGGGTGGAAGTGTAGGGGTCGAACCTACGCTAATAGCGTCACAAGCTACCGTGCTACCGTTACACCAACAACCACATATTTAATTGTATTCCGTTCCGCAATATTCGCATTGATTTCCGTGTAATACTGCGCCACAGTTCACACAATTTGTTGGATAATGTTTTGGCTTGCTAATATTATCATTTGTAACTTTCTCTATATTAAGCATCTCTCTCATTTCATTCATAGTAAATCCGTTACAACCCAATTTGAGACAAGTTTCTAACAACTCATTTATATCGCTATCGCCATTCACAGTTTTATCCATAACAGGAGTATGTGGAATACTATGAAGTAAGTGTTCGTGACATTGTTTCTCTTTTTCATTTTGGATTATTGCACTAATAATGATTATTAAATTCAGTAATATAGGAACAACAAATGTAATTATTATTTCAATCATTTTCAGCACCAACCTATATGGAGCGAATAAAGGGATTTGAACCCTCACAATCAGATTGGGAATCTGATATGCTACCATTACATCATATCCGCAGGTTGCTCGTCTTTCCGAGCCGCCAAGATGAATTTATTCCGAATCCAAGAATAAACTATCTAATGAGAAGAAGTTCAAAATGAACTTATGGTAGCGGGTGCGGGAATTGAACCCAGCGTCACGCGATTGAAAGCCGCGTATCTTAACCTCTTGACTAACCCGCCACATATATGCCTCGTCTTTCCGAGGTGTCAGATGGTTATTGGTTGTCAAATCCCTACGTCAACCACCAATCGCGGATAGCTTCTTGACCGTAGTGCTACCAACTATGCTGCTAATTATACGAGCCGAACAGTTCACCCCTTATAGTTGGGGAGGTCTTTCACCAGCTCAATCAGCATTGGAGCAGATAACGAGATTTGAACTCGCCCATTCAGCTTGGAAGGCTGATATGCTACCAGCTACATCATATCTGCAAATTGCCCGTCTTTCCGGGCTGTCCGGAGTCGTAAAAACAACACACCCACCACCAACTCTTTTTAACGATGTGAGTTAGGTTCATCGGGTGAATACAAAGATTCCACTACCACCAATCCTTTTTATAGATGTGGATTTGGTTCATCTTTCTTCAAAACCTGGACTTTCCCACTGTCCAGCGACTCCCTTCCCTCACCATAGTTGCTCACGTTATTACTAACTTTATTGCCTTCGTAATGCACGAAATACGTGCAATCGGGGGAGTCCCTGATGCCCTTAGTCGATTCTCGTTTCAAAAGGAACAGGATGGACTACTTATCCTCGACATATAGCAACTTCTCTGAATTTCTTCTCCATCACTTATATCAGTCCTGCTATTCCGCACCGCATCCTTTAGAAACATAGCCGGAATCAACCTCTTTCTATCCGGCATTGGCAAAACCCTCATTTCCCTTTGGCATTACAGTAATATGCCAAATTAGGAAAGCACACTAACAAATTGCCTAACCCTATAACTGGTGGAACTGACGGGAATCGAACCCGTGTCCAAAACACATACCCACACTAACTCTTTTCACGCAATAGCCGATTTTGCTCCGTGGCAATCTGCAAACCACAACATTGTTTTAATTCGCGGGAAACGAATGGAGATGTAAGGAATTACACCCACTCCAACACTTACCTTTTACGGAGGCAAGAAACCGTTGTTTGCTATTCTATTTCCGTCCGATAAGTTAGACCGAATAGCAGGTGCTTATCGGAATCTCACGCTACGGCTCTCTGACCGAGAACTGCTAAAAGCGCGGGATGAAGCGTAACAACAGTAGTGTCGTTTATTTTTAAGATGTACTTTAAGGATGTTACATTCCTGCGAAGTTATATGTTTTCTGCGCCCTGTCGAATCTATTTCAGCCCCATATATACGGTTTTTCTTACTCCATTTCTTCACGCGAAATCCTCTGCGAAAAACCGCAAAATCCAAGCATTTTAACACGCAGCCGCTATCTCAGCATTGTCTGACTGACAGACTTCACGCCCGCTTCTCATTGGGCATCGCTCGTTATTCTGGGTCAACGAGAACCATTGGCGGCGCGGGTGAGACTTGAACTCACACACCGAGATAAACCCGGCTACTATTGTCTTAGCAGGACAACTCCTTACCAATTAGGATTACCGCGCCATATAACCCGCGACTTCCGCCAAAGTCATAATATGTGGTCGCTCTTTGCGAGCCGCGAGCCATTAAATTTATTGACTATTGTTATCTTTTGCGGTTGAAAGTAGGTTGTCATCCTAATCTGTGTAATCAATATCTCGCAGCCAACCCGGAATATGATTACTTGTAATCTCCGATATACAAGGCACGAATCCTGCCTTACCCATTCGCTTTCCATAGGTCAGAATGAATAAACTTCCCTCGGCTTAAATTGAAACCGTACTCCACGCTCTTATTAAGTAAAACGCGCAAACCTTACTTCCGATAAACAAAAGTATGAAAACAAACTCTTTTGGCTAAAGGCAGTTCGACCTCTGGCTGGGCTATCTGGATTTGAACCAGAGATGGCAGAGTCAAAGTCCGCTGTGTTACCGCTACACCATAGCCCATTGAAAATCGAGCCATAGGACTCTCACCTATGGGAGTAGAGGTTGATTCAACCCGCGCGTAGTATCATCAACGGTTTTCTTCTATTCTCATTTTCCTGTCACTACTTTTTCATAATCTGTGCTTTTAAGAGATTTTCTTTTCAGCCAGAACCAGCAGGAATCGAACCTGCTTTCCGCGCTAACTATCGCGCGATGCTAAACCAAACTACACAAGGCTCCTAATCTCTGCCGCCCGATAGCGAATTTGTACGGATTCAGCTAACGGTTGTACGTCGCGGCGCACTTCATATGGCTCTATACTCACTACTCGATTTATATTTTTTGTGCTATTTACATTAAAGATTTTAAGAATTGCCGACCCACATCGGCTTCTCTTGACTACATTTAGAATTATACCACAACTCTAAAATTTTGTCAATATGTTTTTTGCTATTTACATTAATTTTTTTTTGAAAAATTTTATTTCAACGGTCACTCCCGCTTTTTTGGCGGTTTTAATCATATGCCGTGTTCCCTTGCTCTGACCATCCCAAAATGCCAATACATATCCCTCACAATCATTTTGCTTGATATAATCCAGCATTTGAGTATTGCGAATATATCCTGCACTCCGTCCAAGGTTATTCCAGTCCGCAGGAAAACGCTTTAATTGAATACATTTCTCTCTTGCGTATTTCTCTCCGAGTTGGTCTGCTCCACGGGCTGCACCACTAACAATAGTAAATCTCCTATTCTGGTGGTCTTTGATAAATTTAGACAGTTGTTTCTTTAGAAATTCGTAATCATTGAAATCTCTACTTCCGGCAATAATTATTCTTAATTCTGTTTTCTGCTCATTCATTAATTCATCCATAAATAAATCCATTTCATAAATCAGTTTAAAACAATTACCGTGAGAAGCGTGATTTCGCCACGATTGATATATCTCATTAAAGCGTTTTCTCTCCATTCTGCCATCAAAAACTAACTTTGCATATTTTCTCAAACGCTTTTTAATATGTCTTTTGTTATCACTGTTAAGTTTGCGGATAATCTTGCCCTCCTCGGTAAGATATGTATGAAATCCGAGAAATCGTATTCCCTTACTCATTGAAACAATCTCGGTTTTGTTATTCAATGTTAATTTGAGATTAGCCAAATATTTTTTAATTTTAGCCAAACATTCTTTGAGATATTCTCTATCATCAGAAAGTAAATAAAAATCGTCCATATATCGACCATAATACTTGCAACCTAATTCCTTGGTTATGTAATGGTCAAGACCGTTAAGATATATAAGTGCGAAAACTTGACTACTTTGATTTCCGAGAGGTAGACCATCACCATCCACACTGTCAATAAATGAATTACAAATCCATTGAATATCCTCATCAGTAAATAATTCTTTAATCAATTTCTTCATTACATTATGGTTAATTGAATAAAAGAATTTAGTTATATCACATTTTAAAATATAACCATTACAACCGCGTTCGGAATAGAAATCTAATAGATGCTTCGATAATCTATCCAAACCAAACAAAGTACCTTTGCCAATCTGTCCGGCATAATTATCAAGTATAAATTCATTATTAAGTTTTGGTATCAACACATAATCGCATAAACAATGTTGTAATACCTTATCGCGAAATGAACCAGATTTTATAATTCTTTCTTTTGGTTCTTTAACTACAAACTCTGAATACGGCGAAATTCGATATGTATGGTTTAAAAGACGTTGCTTCATTACATAAAGGTTTTCGAGTGCCATAATATTAAATCTCGCCGCACTCTTTATCTTACCTTTGCCTTTTAACGAAACAAGGTAAGAATTATAGAGATTCCCAAAATCAGTAAGTGTTTGAAAATCATCCATAATAATCTTTTGTATTTATCCCAACCTCCGTGAGAAAGGTTATGCGCTCTTTTGATGATGTGGCGTACTCCTTGTAATCGCTGTTGTTGCGATTTATAGTCCTCACTAATCCACCAGAACGGGCGCACACCGTAAGTCCAGCCACAGTCATTCCAGTTCGGAACACCGTTGGAATTGACGTAGCAAACGTTGCGAGCAACAGCGCATAACCTATATGTATTAATTTATGTTTTTCTCCAAGCGAGCGACATAAATTTAACATCGTGTGCTAATCGTGTCCATTCCTCGCTTATTGCAAAACTTATTAGTTTTGCGTGCAAACTATATCTTGTTAAACTTAAAAATTTGTTACAAGTCGTAATTGCTTTAGTTTGTAAATCATATTTTGTTGTTCGGTGTTGCAGAGTATCCGCCTTGAATGAATTAGCATCAATTAAATTACTATATATATCAAGAGCGTATTCTTGCAACTTGTCCGACAACCTGCGAAATCTAACAGGATAATGATGGCGGTTGGTTGTAGCATCAAACACCGCAAAATACAACTTTTCCGCCTTATTTCCTATCTCAAATTGTGATTCGTCCATTTAAGAGTTCAAGATGTCAAGATACCAAGACAGAAGATTTCAAGATACAAAACGGGCGCACACCGCAAGTCCAGCCACAGCCACACCAGCTCGGAACACCGCTGGAACGGACGCAGCAAACGCTGCGAGCGTAATCCTTATCGAGAACAGTTACGTCTGTTGCTGTCCAGAACGTCTTGCCAATCGCGGGAAGCTGCTCACGATAGCGGCGATAATTAGCCATAGTAAGAATTGATACATTATCCTTACATACAATGCCCTTATTTGAACCATCATCACACATAAGATTGACCGTATGGGGAATGATATTGTCTGCTCCCACAGCTTTTACAAGTCCCCTATAAAATTCGCCGTTGCAATAATCACGCACATAACTCTTGCGATAGTCGCCGGAAGTACCAAACTCCATTGTTTTCGCAATATCCTTTGTAACAAGCGCAGTTGTTTCGTTTGCGTGACCGAGGACGATGTATTCACGTTCGCCAATAGTTGCGGTTTCACCAGGCTTATACTCTGAAAGCGGTTTGCCATTTGGCTTAACATCTACGATAATTGCAACAGAACCGTCCAAATTATCTTTAACCTCAACATTGACGTTGGACGAATTGTTGATTACATTAAATTTCATATTATATACCTCTTTTTTTAAAATTCTGTTAAGAAATTTCATATTAATTACTCCACATAAACCGTTATTTTCCCATTATAAGGAAATGTCGGCATTGGTAACAGCTTAAATATATTCTTTTCGTGCATAGCGACAATTCGCTCTCTTATAATACTGTCTGCACATACTCCTGTGCGGATATACTTATTCAGAACAGCATATGAGAAACCGATAATCCGAGGATTTTGCCAGTCTGCTAGTCGCGATTTTTCGCGGCGTATGCACATTCCAAGCCGTAGCTCTCGGAGTATCGTTTCGTTGCGCCCTCATCGGGATAAAAAGCCATCAGCGGACTAAACTCAATTTCATAATATATTTTCTGTATTGCCTTATCACAATAATATTCGGGAGATTCTACGATGATTTTATCAATCAGTGCCGCGCTAACATTAGAACGAGGGTCTAACACAAATACTCTATCGAAATCAAGAGAGTTGATGAACTCCGCGAAATATTTGAGTGTGAATACGTCATTTTCTCCTTTTACTCTATCCTGCCGAGCATTTGGGATATACGGCATATCCAAACTGACATTATATCCAAGATTTTTAAGGTGCTTAGTCAAGAATAGGATTGCCGCCATTTCCTCATCGCTCTCGTAGTTCCAAGCAATGAGAGCATACGCTTATGATGATTCTTCTAACGAAATATTGGGAAGATTTGGTATCAGGCGCAGAGTTCCGTCGGGAAATCTCGACAAAGTGATTTCGTCGCCCTTAATCCTAATCATTTTGCTACCTCCAAAATATCAATCTGACGCATCTTCATTGTGGTAAGTGCCGCATCGTGGGTTTCGGGAGTTACGCCCGCGCAGCAAGACGGGTCAACGACAATCTGGGCTTCGAGCAGAAAAGCCTTCGCCATAATCGCGTTACTTGCAACGCAAATGTCCGTGCATAGTCCGATAAACTCAACATACTCATAACCGATTGCGCTAATGTAGTTCATAAGGTCAAGCGAACCGAAAGTATCTTTTAGGAATGAAACGCCCTGAAATACCTTTGCATCCATCTTTTCTTTGACAGCCTTTGCAACCTCCGCGCGAAGTTCCCAACCGTCCGTATTCTGTACGCAATGTACGACCGGCAAATGCTTGCCCTCGTTGGCTTCAAGGTAATTTTCGCCGTGAGTGTCGGCAGTAAAAGCGATGTCGCCATCCCAATCGTTGATTTTGTTTACCACGTTTGGCACGATTTCCACAGCTTCGGAAGTTCCGAGCGCACCGTCAATAAAGTCATTCTGAAAATCTACAACAACAAGTAATTTTTTTCATTCTCTGTTCTCCTTATGTATTATTATACCTTTTCGATTTTGTAGCCCAACTTCATAATGAGTTTGAGTGTTTCCATCGCGGTATTGCGGTCGTATTCCTTTTCGGAATCGGACAAATCTCCATATGGAACAAGACAAGGATGTTGCTTTAGTTCATCATTTCTCGTTTCGCCATATGTCCATCCCTCTTTAACCCGACCTTCCGTCCATACATCGTGGACGCTCTCTGTAATTTTCTCGCCCAACTCAACAATGTCAGGACTTAGTGTAACATCTGCCGTATCGACAGGCTTTGGTACATACATTATAATTCTCCTTAACGATAGTAATTATTGTTTCGCGGAATAATCCATTCGTAATCCCGCCATCTTATGTACAACATATGTGGATATATTTGGATTCGCGGCTTGTTATAATAAAGCCATAGTTTTAATTTCTTCGTTCCGACCACCCCGAAAATAACTCTGTGAATTTGCGCGGCTTATACACTTTATTCTGTGCCTCCGCCACGCTGTCCGAAAGTGCCTTGATTGCTTCTTTGGATATTGGGCAGCTCTTTATCTTTTGCAAAACCTGCATTTCGTTCTTGTATTGCCGGCGTTGCTGAAGGAGATTCTGCAACATCTTGAAACATATCCAACCTTGATAAGCATTGAACTTACCAAACTCTATATAATGCTCAACATCTACAATCTTTTTGTCCACGTCGCTCAGTTTTTCGGAGAGTTCACTTGTGCGATTATCCGTCCCGCCGAACAGGTCAAGCAACTGCATAATCCGCTTTTGCCAATCCGCGATTTCGTTGTTTTCAATTTCACGAAAGCAAATTTCGCTTTGCCGCTCCGTTTCAATCTTTTCAACGATTTCCTCTGTCTTGTGGTACTCGGGCATATAATGGCTGCGGATTGACGTTGTAATTGAGTTATTGAGAACATTCATTGCGCGTTTCAAGTCAGGAAACTTATGTGCCGCGTTTGAGCTTCTTATTGGTATATACTTATTCCCGCTCTTATCAAGCGTGATGTAACTTCCTTCTCCATTTGTCAATACATAATATCCCAACTTCTGCACCTCGTATTAAATGTTTTGTGATATTTATTTTAATTTGTTTGTGTTAGGCTGCCTTTCGACAGCCCAACTTTTATTCTTCTTCTGGTTTAACAAACATTCTCAGCCGCCTTTTCAAATGAGATACGTTTTCATATTTGAAACCATACTCACGCGCGGCTTGCTGCAACTGCTGAACGGCTTCGCTATCATAATTAGACAAGAGCATTTCATTAACTCTGCCCTCGCCAAATTTGCCGACCAAATAATCATAGAATCCAAGCAAATAAAGGTTGCTATAATTGATATGCGTGTTATACTCATTGTTTACATACTTGCATAGATAAACATTGATATTCTCACGCATAACCTTCAGCGGTCGTTCATCAATCTCATCCGCCTTGCTTGCTCTAACAATGAACTTGAAATAACTTCCGTGCCAGCTTGCCAACACAAAGTTCCGCCAACCCTCTAATTCGGTCATTGAATTAAACTTTGTAAGCAAATTATAACATCTGTCCGACAAATGAATTGTCTTGCCCGGCAGGAGAACAGCCTTCATCTTGTGGTTTACATCTTGTTCCTGCATTTCCACGATTTCAGTTGCGTTCTCAAATCCGTTATAGTAGAGCAACATAATCAATTCGATATAATCCGCGCGGGCTTGATTGTCGCCTGAGTGAAGTTTGCATATAATATCCTCAACCATTTCCCAAGAAAAGCGTTCCTTGTTTTCATAGAGCCGATTATACAACTCTGTGCCGCGCAGTTTGGGATTGCGGAATGGATTTTTTATAACTTCAAATTCTTCAATGTAGTAATCAAAAACTTTGCGGTATATGACTAACACTTGGTCTAACGAGTAATTGTTCATTACTGTGTTCGTTTCCGCGCTGTTCCTGCGTGTTTTCATATTAGACAAGAAGCCAATTATCTCATCAGCATCCATATCGACAATTTCTTTGCCGATTTCCATTTCATACTCATATAATTGTTCTTCTCTAATTAGTTTTCGTTTACTTGCGTATTTCGCACCTTCGGGGCTTCCAAAGAAACGGTCTAATAACTTTTCTGTTGACACTTTACCCATAATTCACACCTCAAACAGATTATTACACATACATTATAGCAAAGCCGATTATAAATGTCAATCTTTTTTGCTATTGTTTTTAACAACCCGCGAAAATCGGGAACTGAACGATAATCGCCCTGCCGATGCTCGCCAAGATTGCGTGGTCGCTAATTGCTCCGATTTTTCTTTCAAGACTTTCAATGGAAACCGTTGTCGTCTGTTCGACCATCATTGTGCTTGGAGTTTTTAATCCGAATATTGCGTAATTCCAAAGTTCAACGTGAACTGGCAGTTTCCTCTTATTCATCTTGGATGTAATAGGAATAACATTTAGCGTGGAGCTATATGTATTATTCTGATTGTTAGACAGAATGAACACAGGTCTATAACCACTCTGTACGCTTCCGCCCTTGTCTGTGAGATGGCACATCCACACTTCACCAAATCGAGGGCGAATCTTTTCATTAATCTTTAACATAAATCCGCACCTACCTTGTGTAAGAATATGTAACCCGCGTAGGCTGGATTTAGTGCCTCTATGTGAATTATTCAGTTGTCAGTTGAAAAGCATTAACACTCCTTCCACCCGTCGGGTTATCTTGTAACACTATTGTAACACAAGGTAACAACTTTGTCAATATGTTTTGTGAGATTTATTTCAAAAATTTTTCTTCAAGTTCCGTAGGTGTTCTTGCTCGTCCGAGTTTCTGTGCTTTGCCATCAACTATTTTATAAAGGTAGTAATAATCTCTGTTGTTGGTTTTCGCCGTGATATGGTAAACCTCGCCTTTTTCAGAGGTGTATGTCACCCATATTGTTTCCGTTTTCGGGATTCCTGCGATTGCAGTCATTTATTCCTCCGTATAACCGATATTAGATTTGCCGTATTAAACAGCACAAGCGTTGCGTTTAACCCGCCTAAAACGATTTGGAAAGGTCTGTCTGTTGCAATCCCAACATATAAACACAACACAGTTGCAGCCACACTTAAAACAAGTGCAAGGACAATCAGAGCGATTGATGCTTTCATTATCTCACCTCACTTTTGCGATGGAATAACCGATACCAAAAATGACTCATACGCTCAGCTTCTTCTGCTTCTTTTTGCTTGCGTTCTTCTTCCTCTTTTGCAAGCCATTTCTTTTCTCTATCCATAAGATATTTTTCACATTTGCTTTGATATGCAACATTGACAACCTCATAATCATCACTGATAATGCGAATTATATCTTCCGGCAAAAATGTGATAATAAATTCTTTCCCAGATACCCTTTGAATACAACGAATAGTGCCTTTCATAGACTGAAATTCAGAGTATTTATTCGCAGGGATTATCGCTTTTAACGAAACATTGTTACCCTCTCTAATTAAATCAAACTCAACGCTAATTCTTTCGTCCTTCCACTTAAATGGAGTATTCAAAGAGTATTTTTCGTTTTCGCTATAAATACAGCCATCAAGTAAAAAATTATTATACATACAAAATATACCTCATTTCTGCAATCCGTCAATCATAGCGAGAAGATTATTCATAGCCTCAAGGTGAACGGCGGGGTCTGTCGTTCCGGCATTATCCGCGCCAGCCTTATAAGCCATCTTGATAACATCTCGCAGGTCGTTTACGTCAATACTCACAACAGGAGCTTCCGCGACTTCTGTGAATGTCTTTTCACCCGTCACATAATCATCAAAGAACTCGCCCATATCGTCGAAATACTGGTCAACCTTCTTCTTGGTTAATCCAATGTAGCTCTTTGTGGTTTTTGTGTCGGAATGGTTGTAGATAGTTTGCAGAAGTTCCATCGAGTCATAATCGCCCGCGTGGAGCATACGAGAAACCATACCGAAAGTCTTTCGTGTACTGTGCGTTCCGACGTTATACTCAACACCGAGTTCGTCCGCAGCTTTCTTCAAGCAAAGGCGATAAGCATTATAAGAAATAACTCTACCTTTGTAGTTTCCGCTCGTTTGAACAAATACGTAGTTCTGATAACCGTTATCCGCAGGATTCACGCCCGTTTTCTCGACATACAGATTGATTGCTTTTCTTACTGCCGAGTTGATGTGCGGGTTAGCAAGTTTATCTGTCTTGTCCTCTACGATTTCAAGCAAATCCGCGCGGAATGTACCGTTTGCATTAAAGAAATGCTCCCATCTCAGTGCAAGCGTATCACCTGCGCGACGTGCCATATTGATACCGATGACAAAAGCAAGGTAGCACTCCCACTTGCCGTGGTCTGCAAACCAATCCATAAATCTGCGGATGTCGCTGACCTGAATGGGATAAACCTCAGACTTTTTGCCGCGCTGCTTGTTGCACTTTACGCGCTTGGGCGTTCCGTCCTTTTTGAGTTTCGGCTGTTCCGCCGGAGCTTCCATATAAAATTCCTGATTCGGGAAAAGAAATGGAGATGTAATTGTAAGTGTATTAGCGTTCAACATTATAATCACTCCTAAATGTTTTTTACTATTTACATTATACCTCCGATTCTTTCATTTGTCAATAGAAATATGAAAGTTTTTTGCTATTTATTTTAGATTTTTTGATATAATCCTTTTCGCTGATTTATTCTCATTTTCGCAAGAAGATTTTTAATGTATAAATTACCACGCTTTATAGTTTTTAACTGCTGCTGGCTCAACTCTAAATCGGCTAACATCTCTTTAATATAAAATGTTTCGCCAATAGACTTTTTATCAAGCCATTCTAAAACCCTTTTAACATTACTTTTGCATTGTCTTTGTCGAATTTTAAGTTCAGGCACAACAACTACTTTGCCATCACGCACATAGCGCAATATAATCCATTCAAAATGTTTTGGCAATAAACTATTTATACCATAATTAGATTTATCCTTATTTTGACGGAGAAATGTTTCATATAATGAAATCAAATGGCTTTCTAAAGCATATGCTTCGCTTTTATTTATCACCTCGATATAATCAATGCGATAAAATCCATTTTTACACCAATCATCTTGGTAATTATGGTTATATACACGCCTCATCAATTCGTTTATCGTATTCCCAAAATTCACGCCAACATATTCAAATTGGTCTGTCATTATATTATAATATCTATATACAAACATATCTCACAATCATTTGTGCTATTTATTTTACTTGCGTTTATTTGCGGACGAGATTACACGTCCCGCCCACATACTATATATTGTGTTTGGTTTTTCTTATACCACTATATATTGTGGTTATTCCGTCGATAAAAAACATATTTTATTTGCAGTCATTTGCGGGTGAGGATTTGCACCTCACATAAGACCGATTATTACCAACACGAGCCTCTTTGCTATGGCTACTACGCCTACAAGTTGCAAAGGGTGGAATCGAACCACTGTCTGTCTCTACCTCTCGTTATAGCGTCTACCTATTCCGCCACCGCAAACAACTCTTAGTCCGTTTGAATATCGTTGAGTTTATTTTTCAACTCTTTAAGACATTTATCACAAAGCCTAATACAAATAAATGAACCGCTGCCGTTTTCGGTGGAAATATGCGTTAAATAATCAACAGTATCATTCCATTCCGATTCATAATTCGTTGCTCCGCAATTATTGCAGTTAAAAAATTTTTTGTCTGTCCGTCTTTCAACGTTTAACATTCATAACACCTCTTAATCGAAATACACCTGTTCGAGTAAAGCCTTGTTCTGAGCTTCAATTTCAGCCGCGCGGTCGGACTGTTCCTCAATGTATTCATCAAGGTTGTCATAGTAGGAATTTTCGTCCTCAAAGTACCAATCTTCCCACTCGCCGCTTTCTTCATTGAAGTATTCCAAGCCGCCCGTGTTGGCATAATCCGGCTTAACATTGTGGTTATACCGGAAACAGTCATAGGTCGCAAGGATATTCATTACCTTTTGACCTTCTTCGGGCGATTCGACAGGAATGTAAAAGGCTTCCATTGGAACTTGCGGAATCCACCACACTCTCAGTTTTGTCATAATAACCTCATTTCTCATTTATTATTGTTCGCGCTTCATCAAGATATTTTTGCCGTGCCTGTTCTTTGGTATATCCATAGTATTGCTTAATTCCTTCCAATCCATAGATAACCCAAGCACCACGGATATTTTTCTCGATAAAGAATATTATTCCTCTACGCTGAATCTTCGGCATTGCTTGACCTTGATATTACTGCTTGTATTCATAGTTTTCCGCGCCGGTTAGATACTTCTCATAGTCCACGCGGATTAACTTCTGGTCGCCAATCTTCTTCGCTCCGCTGCCGAAAGCAATCCTGCCGTTCGCGCCGACAAAGTTGATTGTCTTGTTTCCGTTGACCGCCATAATCTCAGCATAGCAGCGTTCCGTGGGTTTTGCGCCGTCCGCGAAGTTAAAACCCTCATCTTCGGCTTGCTGAAGGAACTGCTCGCCGACCTCTACATTGGCAAGAAATACATATACTCTGCCATTCTTTTTGCTTAATTCTTTGATTGTTCTGTTGTTTGTCATTGTTTCAAATCCTCTCTAATTTATCTCATTAGAGGTGTAAAAGATTCCCATTGGTTCTATATCATTGTAGCGATACAGACAAGCATTACCACCTTGCCACTCGGTAGGTTGGTGTACGGTCATTGGGCTTGTTCCCTTACGCACTCTTAATGGTCTTTATTATTATATCACGGTTTTCCGCGAATGTCAATAGAAATATAAAAGTTTTTTGCTATTTATTTTAGTTATACCTCGATGTTATTCCATCTTTTGTTTCGGTCATATTTCCACTGAATCGTACCGTCGCTCAGTCGGACAACGACATCCTCAATGTTATCCAAAGACAAAAGAAATTTTCTGTACTGTTCCCTATCCGTTTCCGACATAGAGATTTTCGACAAGGTTCTGTCAATCTGATAGATAGACCATTCCTCATCCGACATCTCGGACTCGATTTGTAACTGTCGCTCCTCTGCTTTGATTACTTCCTCGGCTTCTTCGTATGTTTGGTAAATCTCATACGTTGCCTTATATGTATTTAGCAATGGCGTAGAAAACGGCGTACTTCTCTTGACAATCTGCCATCCGTCACCTTTAGAAAAGTTGGTTTCGATATTACTATAATCCACGTCGCGACGATTAACGATAAATCCGATGTCAATAGCTCGCCTAACATCCTCGGCTTTGCGCGGAGAAAGATGTTTAGCTTCTTCCGCGACTTCGGGCGGGTAAGGCAAATATGTCACCTTATATAATTCCGTGTCATACGTCCAGTTCTTCGGTAATTTCTTGAATGGCGTAGGAAATTGCATTTGGTCAATAGGAACGCCGTCTATGGCTCTTTTACGCGGAACGTCATATAGTGCAAGGCTGACCGCGCCGGGATAATGAAAGTCAATAGTTCCAAAATCAACTCTCCGTTTACCTATTGAACCGCTAATAAAGAACACTACCATTCCTATTTTCAACTCACGGTTGATTTTATCTAATTCAAACTGCCGTCTTGCTTTTTCCGCCCAATCGTAGCCAAGAGCCTTCCGCTCGGCTTTGGTCGGGTCATAATCATAAAGAGTGTTAGTCATTTATATACCTCGTTTCTTTGCATTACCACGGTGCTTTTTCATTCAAACATTCACACCATAAATCTTTATATGCCGATTCAATTTCAGCCGCGTATTCGTCTTAACCTTTTTCTTCCATAAGTTTCCGATAACTCACAAGAAGGTTATACGCAGCCTTTACAGCTTTATCGTGTCTATGTGATTTCTTTCTTGAATCTTTCATTTTATCCTCCTGCATTAAATACAAAAGTGATTATTACACCACATAGTATTGTTAAAAGTACAAGCAAAAATAACCCAAACATCACAATCAATGTGATTAATAGCCATTTTGATTCCAAAAAACTGATTTTATCAAGTATTAATTCAATCAATAAGCGGAATATAATATATGCCCCTGTAATTATTCCACCAAAGAGGAAACAAGTAGCTATTCCTATAAAATTTTCCATAGTTTATTCCTCCGTAATTGGTATAACAATATCTTTGTTTAGTATCAAAATGCTATCACAATCCCAGCCGTACAGACACCAATACAGGCTATCAAATGCAAATGCTCCAACTTCATCGCTCAGACGATAATCAATAGCGTCATAACCCAAAGACATTATTTCTTCAAAATCAGGTTTATAATCAACGATTCCAGCTTTGCCGAGCATTGGCATAGCTTTTACATCATCTGCACATAGTAGAGTAAGGATTTTTGCATTTTCTGCAATCGTGAATTTGAAATAATTATCCGCTCTGTAATGGTCGGTACGGTAATTCTCACCTTCACACCATCGTTTCCAACTGTATCGAGCACCAACTTCGGAAGCCCATAACCCGCCAATAGGCTTATTTCGCGGATAACAATTTTGAATTGGTGTAAAACGCTCTTTGTCGAATTGTTTTGAGCCATAATGGATGTATGTTTTCATTTAGTTTTCCCCCCCCCATAAAACCCACTAAAAACGGACAAACTATTTAGGAATATAATATCATTCCTAACTTTTTTTCTCCGCAAAAACCGCGCGTAGGACACGCTTAAATCGAAAAGAAAGCCATTTATGCAAAAGCGTTCCTCACATACGATTCTGCATCATCTTTTACGTCGCCTTCCATCCTGCCCGGCGCGACCAATCCAACATAATTGTCGTTGTAAAATTTCCACGGAGTAATCTCTGTTCCGCACTCAATGGTAATATCTGTGCCATTGAAAGTTTTCATAATATCATACAGATATTTGGAATCCAACAGAATATGGAATCCTTCGGGCAAATTCCCGCCCAAAATATCCACACAACCTGCCGTTCGGAAATCAAACGTCCTCGTGGTCGTCGCAAGTTTTCCGTTAAGCTCAATACAATGAATATGCGTTTTATCCTTTGAAACCGCAGCATATTCCTTTGCAATAGCACACAATCCCGCAGAGTCCGCGCTGAAGCTGAATGAGTGTTTATAACTGCCGTCGCCATCGACAATCCGCGCAAAAACGCAGAAGTTTCCATCAATAACCTTCGTTGCGAGGACATAATCGTAGCCAACATAAAAGATATATTTGCCGCCGTCCTCATAGTAAAGTTCCAACGAATTTGTTTCTGCTTTGATATTGGAAACTTTCTTCAACATTTTGTATGTATAGCCGGGAATTACAGTGTCGAATGTCCTTCCCTGTTCGCACCACGGGTTTAAGAAACTCAATGCGTGATAACCGTCTATTGCGATAATTCCATACTTGCCGCTGTTGATGTTATATCCCGTGTAAATAACTCTTGCGGGGTCAGGACTCAAGCAAGGCGCGAGATTTTCCAAAACCTTAATGAAGTCTGCTTTGTCCGGCACGGTCATAATCGCGGATTCGCGCGGAGGATTATTCGGAAACTCGGGCATAAGTTCATTCTGAGATTCGGGATAACAAGGTATCTCATTCTTTTTCTTTCCGTTGGATGCGCTGAATTTTATGCCGTCCCGCTCGAATGTAACATCGCCGCTGACTGTGTACAGTTTCTTAATGCTGCTGAGTTCGACAATAGCAGTTCCATTCTCGATTACCTCAGTGTTCGCCGTGATGGTTACATACGCCTCAAGGTCTGTCGTTCGGAACATAACAGTGTCATCGTTAGCAATAATCTGCACACATTCAAGTATGGGCAGAGGTGATTTCTTCGCAGCAACAACGGCTACGCGCTCGATAATGTTTTTGAAGTCTTTAGCTGAGAGTTTGAATTTCATAATTTCTCCTTAGACCGGCTGCTTCTTTTGCGCCGGATTGTATGTATAATTTTCCACGAATTGCCTGACCGCATTTTTCCCTTGATACACCAACATTTGACAAAAGAAATAATCAATGTATTCGACGGATTCGATTTCCTTCGTTCCGCTTGAAAGAGTTATATATCCTTCAATGTCGTTTTCAAAAGATTTTCCGCTCTGTTTACAGTATTTCTTTATTATGTTTTCAACTGCCCACTTAATCAAACGATGGTCGCTTTTTGTAAAGTCGCCAAAACATTCATAACAAAGATACGATGTGCGAGATTTTTCTTTTGAAACATATTTCAGCCTATCCATCGGGAATTTCCGTCCGCAGCATCCGCAAGTTCTGTTTTGATTTTTGTTTGCCCTACTTTGGCATATCGGGCAACGCTTAATTACATTTGTATAGCTTTTGTCAATCATAAAAGATTTTCCGCAATCCTGACAAATCACAGAAATGTATTCGTCGCTTTTATTAAATGGCAAGGTTATCACTTCCAATCTACTTCATATCTTCTCTCTTGTAATAGTCGGCATAATTTCCATCGCGCAGGAAGTGTCCCAGTTTTTTTATTTCGTGTATTTCTAACTCCTGACCCGCGCGACTACCCTTCGTATAGACTAACCGCTGTCTTATGATTTTATCCGATTCACTAAGCCTTCTTGTGTGGATTCCAACGCCGAGCTTTAGCATATTTTTTGCTCCGCCGGTTTTAAGGATATACGAACAAATTTGTTTCGTTGCTTCGTTCATATGGTCATTCGTCAATGGAACGCCCAAAAACAATTTATCGCAGAGTTCAAAATATCCAAAACAGTTATAGACCATAGTTATTCCTCCTTGTTGAAAACATAGGGAACGCCAACCCGATAAGGATATAACGTAAATGAATTGCCCGACCAAGTATGAATAGCGTGTTTGCTCGGCTTATCGCGCCTAATAGCAACGCGCTTGTTATCTCTGAACATATCGGCAATCTGCGGCGCATATCCGTGATTTTCGATGAAGTCAACCAAATTAAAGATATACGATTTTTCCGTTACCTTAACATCAATGACTACTTGATATTTCAAAAGCGGCGTTCCCTGTGATGTTGTATATGCTTTTCCAGTGCTGAAATCTTCGTAATATTCCGTTGAAACATATCTGCCGGATGTAATCTCTGACATTACAATTCCTCCGTTAAGCCCTTATAGTGTCGCATAAGAATACCAACTGTCGTGTCGTTCAGATAGTACACATTCTTTCCGATTTTCACGCGCCTATTCTCTACCATATCCGCGACTTTTTCCACGAACGCTGCGGCAGTTTTAACACTTGCAAGTGCCGTTTTGACATATGATGCCTGAACGTGCGGCAGATAATATTCCGCTGACCAAATATTGTTTCTGAGTTTGGATAATTTAACCACACAACAGAAATCATTTATCTTTTTTACGCCCTCGATTTCCGTGGTTTCAGTCTCTTTTATGATGTCATCCCGCGCGGATTTGAGCAATTCAGATATTGATTGCTCTATCCGCAGAATTTCCTGTAAACTTACAATGTCGTTCATTTCACACCTCATATCCAAGCATCAGCAGCGCAAACGCGGGTATATTTTCCAACGACCTGCATAGGCTGTTTACATTCGGGATAGCCCTCATCGCATTTTCCAAATTCTTCGCCAGAGCCGCAACCGCAGAGGTCAAGTCCGAAATGGTTTACGCAATGATTGCAACAGTAACTTTCCGGCAACCTCTCGATTTTGCGGAGGTCGATGTTCGGGAAGAACTTGCGGAGATTTTTCTGCTTGCAAGAATAAGCATCGCCGTTATTCGTATATAACGTGATTGCTCCGCAGGAACATTTTTGATATTCAGTAATGTTTACCATTATGCTTCCTCCCTCTGATAGATTGCTTTGCCGCGATACATAATCTTGACAATATCCTTTGTTGTCAGCCTGTTCTGGTTTTCTCCCCATCCTCTGTCTGTCGCGCCGATTTCAAAGAACATTCTCTTTGCTTCTTCGCCGTTCATAAATACATAAGTAGAGAAGTAATCAAACTTGCGGATTAACACTCTCTGAATGTTCTGCGGAGAAATCTTTGCCGATGACTGCTTGTTGTGCTTTTCAAACCACACAACAACGTTCTTCGCTTCGGTGTTCCTGATTGCCTCGGCAATTCTCAGTTCGTAATCCTTAACAACGTCGTGTTCTGCGATATATCTTGCTGTCGCAACTTCGCGGGACTTTCTGCTGTTGTAAATTCCTGCGCTTCTGTTCACACATTCTGCGAAAATTTCCTGTTCGTTTTCAAACCCGGCAAGGAGCTTCGCAATGTCGTATTCAGTTACTTTGGAATCCCTGTCAAGCTGACCTTTGTGCGGTTCGCCGTTTCCGAGAAGTTCAATCCTTGCAAGTTCTTCAAGCCTTGAATCCTCATAGCTGTCCACGCCTGTCGGAACAAGGTTTTCATAATAGCGCGGGAAGAACTCGTTTGTGAGTTTTTCATTGAGTTCATTGTAATAGTCGCCAAGCCATCTCACGCCATCTGGTAATTCTTTGCCAGACCTCGTAATTTCATAGTCGCTGAACATATAAGTGTCAACGATATAAACCACATTATCCGCAGCGATGGCAACCACCTCAAATTTCTTATCCAAATGAACAAAGAAATCCTTGTCGAAACCATACTCACCATAGATGTATGTTGCCTTGCCGACGGTATCTTTGATGAGGTGGATAATCTTGCCGTTCTCACCGAAGGTTGTGTTTGTTTCTTTTGAATTGCAAAACTCAACTAATTTATTAATGTTGTCATATGCTCTTTCTAATCCTGTCATAGCGATAACCTCCTAAAATGTTTTGTGATATTTATTTTACCCGATTTATTTATGAGCGGATGTCCGCCCTTTACTGTTACCTATTCTACCACAAGTTTTATAACTTGTCAATATGTTTTGTGAGATTTATTTTAGATTTTTTGAAAATGTCCGCCGCAGCCGGTATGGATAAACCTTTCGGGATTGCGCGTAAACCTACTCGCTCTTGCCCTGCCGATTACTTTACCGCATTTCTCACAGCGGAACTGATACTTATATTCTATCTGTCTTGTGGATTCAATAACTCCCTTATCCTCCGCGCTGTCAGTCCTTTTAATTTCATAACCATAGGCTGAATAAATGCGGCTTGCAACAGCTTTCCAATTTGCGCCGTGGTTCATACATCCGTCTACGCTATGCGCCAGCTCGTGCAAGATTGTATTCATCAGACCGTCCTCGCTGTTTTGCTCGTCAAGAAGGACAGCATTGATATTGATTGTATAACCGCCGGGAACTTTTCTACATTGACCCCAACGCTTTTGTGCTCGTGTGTTCACAGTGCAATCAATAATGTTTCCATATTTAATGCCGATGGAATCCAACATATCCATAGCCTTGCAACGTACTCTGTTAAATCTCTCATAACATACACTCCTTTATATTTCTGTAACCAAACCTTGATTACAATAACCAGTATAACATAATGTTCATAGTATGTCAATACCTTTTTGAAAAATTTTTTGTGTGATTTACATTAGATATGAAGAAACCACAGGAAATAGCTCTGTTATTGCGAGAATCGCTCTGTATCGCGTTTTTATAATAAAGGAATGAAATTACATTAGTGAATAAAAAGTCCGTCAGAACGCAAATAAAACCATAAGAGAAAATGGCGGGATATATAGTCGTAAATTTAATATATCTCTAAAATCCGTCAGAATCGTCTGTATTGCATTTTTAATGTTAGCAATGAATTGATATTACTTAGTGATAAAAGTGCAGGAGAAGTCAAATCTCGCAAAAAGAAAAGGTATTTAACCATAAGAAGGATATTTGGATTGTTGGTTGCGAAAAATCCGGCAATGCTGTAAACCAACAAGACAAATTAAGGCTGCAAGCCGCACCAATATCCTCTTATATAATATATATATATATATATATATATAATTAAGAATAGTCTTAAATGAGTGTATATAAATTAAGAATAGTCTTAATGTTATATATAATAATTAAGAATAGTCTTAAAGGAGTATATAAATTAAGAATAGTCTTAAATTAATACATAGAAATTAAGAATAGTATTAATTTATATTAACACTATTATATACTGAACAGTATATAATAGTGAATAGTATATAAGTATATAATAGTGTGTTGTTTACCACCTTGTTTTTATCGAACATCTTGTGTTATGGTTTTTGAAACGGTGTTAAACAAATCTATCTTTTTTTATTAGAAGAATCAATTTAGTTCCGCAGGAGCTAAATTGCAAATATCATTCGTGCTATACATAATCCTTTAACAACAGAACACTTGTCTATCCGTCAAAAGTTTTCTGTTGTGGTTACAAAACTGCGGATGGGCAAGTGTACTTTATTATATACTTTAATACTAAATATAAATTAATGTATGAATAGTATATAATAAAGTGTATAATAATTAAGAATAGTCTTAAATTAATATATAGAAATTAAGAATAGTCTTACATATATATAACAATTAAGAATAGTCTTAAATATTATATATATAATTAAGAATAGTCTTACATATATTACATAGAAATTAAGAATAGTCTTAATTATATATATATATATATATTATATAAATACTATAATCCCGTCTTGCGCGGCAAGCCGTGATATTTTCCTTCTATGGTTTAGGGAACATTTATGCTGAACACACAACATCAATGTTCCCTATTTTGGTTATCTATTAATATCTGCGCGAATCAAATCTTTTATATAGCCGGAAACATTATCAACAGCATCCAAATGGTCAAGAATATCCTTGTCTTGCGGCAACCATAGAAAGAAAGATTTTTGTTTTTTCCTTTCTTTGTTTTCCTCGTTCCATTTGCGTTGTGCTGCACCTTTGGTTTGCTTTACATACTCGGCATTGTATTTGTTTTTATGCTGTCTCGCTTCGTCTGATAGTTTTTGCGCCATATTTAATCCTCCGCGCGGGATATACTTAATAAATCCATAGAACCATACAAACATTGGTTACTGATTTTCCGCGCTTTTGCTCGTGCCTGTTGAGCATTTGTAGCCTCAATTTCTCTTGTGGTTTCATACCCGCCATTTTTTAATTGTGGATTACTACGCCAGAATTTAGCAATATATGTCATAGTGTGCCTCACTTTCTTTTGGATAAATTTTTAAGATATTTCTGCCGCGCCTTTTTGTCCGGCAACTGCTGAATTGTTTTGCAATGCTCCTGAATGTTATCTATCGGCGGTAATGTGGGTTTAGTAGCATCCCTAATAGCAATTACCGCCCAAGCAATTAAAATTAAAACGACTGCAAGTAAAGCCATATAATCACCTCAATTTTTCCGTCTATGGTTATTATAATATACTGTTCATATTATGTCAATACTAATCCTCGAATTTTTTATCAAGGATATAATCGTATCGCTCAATAATATCGTCCTCGTAGTTTGTGTTTGGATTGTACATCAAATATGTAACGATTATTGTGCCGGTCGTGTACTCTAAATCACATCCGTTATAACTGATATAATTGTACTGCTCGCTATCCGTGTTGAGAATCCTGCCGTCGCCTTTGCGTTCCTTGTTGGTTACAATTCCGATTACACGCTCGACAATAGCCCTTTGAAGATTTGTGCGGTTGGTTAGCATTTCCGCCGTTAATGTTTTTGTATCGTAAATATCAAACTTTTTATATCCTTTGTCTGCCATCTGCATTACATAATTATCCTCGATGGGATAATAAGGCAATACCGTATGTTCCGCGCCGTTGAATGTGAATGTCAGGTTTGTTTTCTTTGCGGTTGCTCCTGTTGTTTCTGCCTGTCCGCAAGCTGCAAGAGAAACAACCATAATGATAATCAATGTGATAGCAATAATCTTTTTCATAGTCTAAACTCCTTTATTTTGGCTCGTGCCGCGATTTTTTCCGTTGGTAGTATGTTTATATTCCTTGCCGAGAAAATGCGATACAGGCAAATTCTCGCAAAAATAAAGCTATTTATGCGAGTACAAATGCGCTTGCATTTGATTCTCGGCGTTTTAGAATGTTTTGTGCTATTTACAATTTGTAAATCTTAATGCAGAGTTTGTCGCCATCCGCGCGGATTTTGCTCACGCGATAGTCAGAGTATTTTGATTTCTTAACTTCTGTCGCTGCTCCGACAAAACACTTGCGCCCCGTGTCCTCTCTGGTTAATCTTATTATCTGCTTGTCCTCTCGTTCAACGATGCAGCAGATGTCATATACAGAAACTAACATATTAGCACCTCTCATACTTTCTTGCAAAAAGTTCCATATCGTCCGGCAGCAGATTGTCGTTTGCATACTGCTCGGAGATTTCATTGTGAAGCCTGTCAACAAACCTTGTGAACGCCTTGATTATCTTCTCGGCATCGCCTGTTGTCTTGCGGAAAGAAACCTTTGTGTACTTGCAATAAAGATATGACTCATCCTGCGGCGGCTTGTGCTTGATTGAATTTCTGATAGCCTCAAGGGTCATCGTGTCCGGCAGTTCGTTTTCTTCCGTCCAGTTTCTCGTCGGAAGGTCGATTGTCAACTTTGTGTAAATTGCATCGTTCTCCGCGATTCTGTGTGGGAACTCGTCATCACCTGCACCGAGGTAACAATCAATGATGATGTATTTTCCGAAACCTTTAATAAGCGTGCAGGTGCATAAACTCTTAGGAAATTTCGCGGCATAAACTGCCATAATCCTGTCCTGAAACTCCTTAAATTTCATTTTGTTTACCTCCTTAAAATAATTCGTCCTCAGTTCTGCTTTCCGTATATGTTACGTCTTTGAATGTTCCGAGGCGTTTCTTCGTTGCAGAGATTTTATCGTTGTCGTTATCAACAATATAACCCTCTCCACTTACGATATATCCGCCATCTGTCTTTATATATTTGATTTCGTTATCAATCGGGCAAACAATAACCCGATTTTCCTCTGTGCCAATGTTGAACGGCTCAGAAATGTATATGTGTTTTGTGTTTAATCTTCTTACGAAAATGCGGGATGTCATTATAATCACCTCTTAATGTCAATCAAATTCTTGTTTTATTTACGCTATGTTTTCTAACGCCATCTGAATAATGAAATATTCTATGGCTTTGTCGTCGGTTAATGCTTGCTTTAATTCTGGATGTGAATTGATTTCATTCATACAGATTGATTTCAATTTTTCCATTTGTTTTGTTTGATTTTGGCAATCGTGCATATAATAGATATGGTAAATCATATCTTCAATTTTTCTGCTCCAAATCATTTTGCCACCTCCCGTTTTAAGGTCGTATTATTCTTTAATAATTATCGTTCTCTGTGTAGCCGTCCGCCTTTGCCTGTGCTAAAATTGACTTCATATCGGTAGCCTTGATTTCCGCGCCGTCAACTACAATCCGGCGGCAGAACGTTGAATACTCTTTTTTCTCTGTATCTATCCTCAGATAGTTACGATGTCCGTATGTGTTTCTCTTTGTTTTGAACTCTAAAAGCATAATCAACCTCCGCAATGTTTTGTGTTATTTACTTTAGATTTTGAAATACAAGGGGGATTTCCGCTCCCTCATTACGCTAACCATTATAACATACTATGAATATTATGTCAATAGTTTTTTGAAAAAATTTTGCGGGTTATGCGCCGACAATCCAACCGATGCCGCGCACCTTATATTTGATTTTGCAGCGGTCAAGAATTGGCAGTATAGTCGCCTGTATGAACTCGTATGAGCGTTTTTCCGTTAGGTTAATATAGATACTCTCTAACAGGCGAAAATCCGTCAGAGACAAACCTCGCGGGATTTTGCCCTCATTATATGCTCCGTCTATAATCTGCTTTAATTTTTTCATTGTCTGCTCCTTTACAGCTTGTATATTTTGTTTTTCTTTGTGCCTGTTCCTTTTTTATACTCGGCAATCCAAATGACCTTACCGCCCTTTAAGTGTCTGAAATGTCCGCGCACATTGAATTGACCGCGCGGAGAACGTCTCTCGCCTTTCCGCTTTACGCTCAGTTTGCCCGAAGGCTCTTTGTTGAAAAGATAAATCACATTGTCGCGCTTGATGTGTGTTTGCTTTTGCGCGGGCTTTGCTTTCGATTTTTCCGTTGTGATGCTATCAATAATATCAAGTTCCTGCTCTGTATATTGCACATCGTCGCCATAGACTATTAGAGCCATAAGCGCAAAATACATTCCGACAATATCCTCGATGAATGTTTGTTGTGCGCCGAAACCTTTGGCGGGCTGCTTTGCGATTTTCCATTTGCCTGTAATGATTTCAATTTTATAATTGAATGATTCATTAGCCACAACATAATGGATGTTTAATATATTTTCCGTTCGTAGATATTTGACCCTTGATTTTACGTCGGGCAAAATGACCTCGATGCCTTTCATCGGATTTGCGCCGCGCCTTACAAGGTCTTTATTCCTGTCGCGCCACGCGAACAGTGCCTCAACGTCCTTATTCTTTAGAATACATCTATCCATTTTGCCCTCCTTGTCTTATTTTCTGCCGTATCGTTTTAAGATTTTGCGGCACTCTCTTTTGCTTTTGCCGGTCATCTCGATTAGCATATTTTCCGTGTCTTTGTGCGTGTAGTGTTTGTGTCGGTCTGCGCCGGCAGCTCCCGCCGCTCCGCAAACCGCGAGGATTCCGATAATAATAATCAGCGGCATAATCTCACCTCTCCTTATTCTGCGGCTCTCTGAATTGCATATGCCGCATCGCGCTTTTTCTTGTATTTTCCGAAACACAAAAGCGTTGAATACTTTTGTTTCTCTGTATCGAACACACACCACCAAACCTTGCCGTCCAGTGCCGTTCTTTGTCTGGGTTCGAGCATATTTTCCTCCTTGATTATTTCATATTCGATAATCTGCAAAGCTCAGAGCAACGGAGATGTGACGGAAATAATGACCAACTTTTTCCATTTTTATCTGTGCCGTGCCAGCCGTATTCATCTTTTTTCGCTTTCATTTTTGTACCGGGATTTCCGGCGGATGTTGCTGTCAAAAATTCAACGTCCATTTCTGTGATATGTCGCGGGATTCTGTTTGCCATATTTTCCTCCTTAAACCTGATGGATTGTATAGCGCAGAATAGCTCTACCCCTTACGGAATTGTCAACGACTTTTCCGTTATAGTTATAGCGTTTGCCGCGCACCGTTTCATATCCTGCCATCCACGGACAAGAGCTGTTTGCAAAATAATGTTTGCACTCCCAAAATCCGCCGTTACCATACGGATTTACTTTCATATGTCTGTCACGGATTTTCTGTGCGCCGTCAAGTACGGACTGTTCCTCCGGTGTTACGTCGCGTTCTCCGGCGGCATAGATAGTCAGAGATTTTCCATCATATTCAACCAGCTTTGCGCCGTTAAACCTCAACTCGCTTTCTTTTCCGTCGGCGGTCACAAGAATAATTGCAACTGTATTGACCCTTGCAACCTCGCGGATTCCGCGACAAAAATCAGGGATTTCATCACCGGTTTTGCCGAAGCGTTCGGTTAATTCAAATTTGATTTTGCCGGCTCGCGCCTGTCTTTTAAGTTCTGCTAATGACATAGTGATTCCTCCTTGTTTACCATCCTGATTTTACAACTTTTCCGTCAACAAATACTCTATAAGCCATTCCCAGGTCTTTCGCGTATCGGACGGCTTCTCTGATGCTCTTACATTCGCGCGGAGTCATACAATAACCCCACTTTGTATTGCAAATTACTGTACATTTAATTCCCTTTGCCATTTCGTTCACTCCTTTGAATTTTTCCGTTAAACCATAATTAAAACGGTCAATATATAATCGCTTTAATTGTGTTTTAATTTGCCCGTCAAGCCGATAGCACAGCTATGTAATTATTTAATGAGATTGACCGCTAAAAACTTGATACCCTTTAGCAGCCACGCCGGAGAATAAAAGATGTTTGTTGCGATTCTTCCGACAACATTCTGACCGGCAATAAACTTTCCCGCCATTTCCTTTGCCGACATCCGCTTGCTGACAATGCAGTTAAAAACGATATAAGCGATTCCGACGGCAATGATAATAATTTTTCCAACCATTTCAAATACCTCATTTCTTTTGTTTATGTTTTGTGCTATTTATTTTAGGCTGTCAAGAATTTTTCCGTGACATCCTCATCAGTAAAGCAATTACGATGTGTGCCAATCCGTACCGCGCGGCTGATTTTGTAGCCGTTCTTCGTTGCCGTTCTTTTCGCATTTTCAATGCAGTTTGGATGTTCGGCAAGATTTGCGAATAATAAGGACTCCGCGCCGTTCTTCATTCCGTAAACTCTTAAAGTTTCCATTTATTTCCTCCTTGTCAATTTTTCCGTGTTATACTCTTACACACGCCGGAGCAGTCCCGCGGAATTTCCAACCGTAAACCGCGCCTATATAGTCGCCGAGTCTGACCGTATAGCGGTTAATATCTGCCGTTGTTGCTTTTCCGCAGTAGATTTTATAAAGCAATTTTTCCTTCTGTCCGTCAGAGAGTCCGGGCTTCCACATTCTGTATAAATAGGCGTTTGTGCCGTCGTGATGGGCTTCTGTTCCGCGTAAATTTCCGTACTGGTCAACATACCATTCACAATATGAAATTTCGCCCACGTTTGAATAAAGGCAGCTTTCAAGGTCATCAAATTCGCGATAACCACAGACGCGCCCGTTCCATCTTCCGATGTCGGCAACGCAGAGGATGGACTCCGGCAGGTCGATGCCTTCCAGATTTTCGCGCTCGTCGTCAAGGCGCATTGCATTATCTTCCGCGATGCGTTCGTCCATTGCATAGCCTTCCGGCGTTTCCTCGTCCATTTCCGCGCAAATCTCGCGGATATCTCGCGCATAGTTTTCCACTTCTTCCGATGTCATAAAAACGACATCACACCAGATTGTATATTTTTTCATAGTAATACCTCCTTGAAATTTGGCAGCGGCTTGCAACGCTCCGCCTGGCTGCATTATACCGGCGGGAGTCTGTCACCTCCTCACGCTCCCGCGCGGTATGCTCTGCATTTGTATATATTTATTTTGTTGTTTCTTCCATCATCTCGCGGAAGGCGTAGCACACACGGGCGGCGGCTTGATATAATGCGCGGGCTTGCGTGTCTAACCATTCCTCCCGAGCGTTCGGGCGGCGTTCGCCGTTTCTTGTCTTTTTCAGCTCCGACGGCGTGCAGAGTCTTTCTGCGATATCCCCGTTATAAATCAGGCTGCAACCTCCCCAAGAATATTGTTCCCAGTCGCTCGCGCCGTTGAGCATCCACTTTTTAAGCTCGGCAGTATCGCGGGCATCGCGTTCGTTATAGTTGCGGGCTTCCTCGTATTCGTCCACAAGCTCAAGCGCATACTCACGAACTCCGCGACTCCACGCGCTGCGGGCTTGCCTTGTTTCAACTTTATTTCTTAAAGTATCAATATTTAACATAGTAATAACCTCCTTAGTATTCTCTATTATTAAATTTTTCTATTGCCTCGGCATCGTTGCCGGCGTGAATTTCTGAATAATAACATCCGTCACGGGTAACAATATATTTGTACCCTATACTAATTAAAGCATCAAAATAATTTCTTGTTAATTCCTGCATAATAGCCTCCTATAATTTAATAGCAATTAGTTTGTATAAGCTCCCGCGCCGCGTCAAGGCTTGCTATTTTTGCGGGAGTACCGGCATCGCGCCGGCGTTATTTGTTTATATGTTTTGTGCTATTTACTTTTAGATGAAAGAAATATTGACCTCCTCCCGCTCCGTCATTATTGTTTCTTGATTTAATAATTCTTTGAGCGTCTCGCAAATTTGCGCGGCGGGAATATCGGCATCGCTTGCAATTTCTACGCGGATGGACGGCTCAAAAATAATATTGCCCGTGCTGCCCATCTTGTAAACGCCTTCGGCATCCATCATTGTAAATGCAAAAATATTATACTGGTTTAATAATGTATTTGCTATAATCTTTTTAGCATCGCCGGCTTTTATGATTTGTGTTTCTGTATCTTTATCATATAAGCCTATTGTAAATAATGTTTTAATCATTTTTGTTTGTCTCCCTTCTCTTATCTTGATTTAATTATAACATACTATTAATAGTATGTCAATAGTTTTTTGAAAGTTTTTTAATAATTTTTTGTGTAGATGTTTTGTGTGATTTACTGTACCTATAATATAACATACTATTAATACTATGTCAATACTTTTTTTGAAATTTTTTTGAAAAATTATTGATTTGTCACATTGCACAATGCAAGTATAATGTAATTGTATAATATGCACAACTCTATTATATCGGTATAATTGCGCCGGTATAACTAAATATAAATAGCTCTATTTGTGCAAGCATCAAAGCGTATTTATATTAAATATATATTAGTAATATAAATATATAATCAAATAATAAAACGCAATACAAATAAAATAAAAGCATATTAGAATAATATGGATATTTAGCGCGGGAGTCAGATATAAGTTCCTGGACGGCTGCCGGGTTAGATATAAATATTTTAATATGGTATAGTGCTAAAATATATTTATATGCTAAAGATTGTTAAAATATTAACAATATAACGCGCGGGTTATGATTTAACGCTTTAATATGTTAAAATATTATTGCTGCTAAAAAGATTGTTAAATTAATAACAATGTTATGCAAAAGATTGTTAATTTTTTGTCAATGTATTGAGATGGTAAAGATTGTTAAAGTTTTGTCAATGTAAAAAGCGGTAAAAGATTGTAAACAAATATAAAATATTGTAAAAGATTGTTAAAAATTTAACAATGTAAAGTAATTTACTTTACACCTTCCCGAAAAATCTAAAACTATACAAAATGTTATATAATCAGAATTACAAATTGTATATTGCTAAAATAGAATAATATCACAATAAAATAAATGTTTTATAGTCAAAAATCAACTTCATAAAATGCACAAATATGAAGATACCGCCGGAATAGCCCAAAAATAGAGGGGGGCTTTAACATAGTAAAGCGATAAAGCGTTACCGTCAGGAGTGTTATGTGTCCCATTCTATCCACATTTCTTCTACTAACCAAACCCCATCCTATCCCTCAAAAATAGAGGTTTACCGAAAAATCAAATTTTTCATTACAAGTCACCATAAATAGACGTTTTGCAATACATACCGAAACAGTCATTCCTTAATAGCTACTCCGCGAAAATAGAGGGTTTACTGCCCAAAAAATTCGATTATCGAAAACCACCTATAAAAACCACATCAGAACAGTAATCACAATCCCTCTATTTTAGACGGTTTCTTATCCCGCAGAATTTAGCTGATATGGTTTTTCGGATTATGTTTTAACAGATAACCCGCGAAATTTGCGTGATAAACTATTCCGAATTTATGCAAAAAATAATCCGAATGTTGGTTAAAAATATACCCTACCGTCAGGTAGGGAAGGTGTACTTTATTATATACTTTAATACTAAAGATACATTAATGTATGAATAGTATATAATAAAGTGTATAATAATTAAGACTATTCTTAATTTCTATGTATTAATTTAAGACTATTCTTAATTTATATATAACATTTAAGAATAGTCTTAATTTATATATATATATATATATATATATATTATATATATTAATATATACTATTTACTTTATAATGCAAAAATCCGGCGGAGTTCGCAGACTTCCCTCTGTGGCTTCTACAAAAAAATAAAAAAAATTAATGTAAATAGCAAAAAACATATTGACAAAACTTTTGTAAAGTGTTACAATAGCTATGGATTGAATAAATAAACCGCCGCGAGGTGGGACTACATTTACAAACAAAGAAAGGAGGTGCTTATGATTGAACGATAGACCGCCCAAAGAATACACGAACGAAGAATGGCTATCTGATTTTGAAAACCTTAAACGAACAGTCATTCCCGCGCAAGAGGACAGAATGAGGGTAATCCCCGATACTCCCTCTTATGGTTCATATCACGGTAAAACTCAGTATCAGAATTATTGCAGCTTTATCAATAACATTTTGAGGAACATCCGGCGCGGAGAGGTTGATTACTGTTATTACATATATCAAATAGCGGATTTACTAAAATATGAGAAAGAAAGGTTAGAGGTTCAATGGTTACAGTCTGAACGCTGTTTCCGCATATCTCTAAAATAAATAGCACAAATGTTTAATATTGATATTAAGAAAAAGAACAAACTTATACCCATTGTGGTTATCTTACTAATCGCCTGTTTGGTTTTAGTTATCCTATTGTTTTCTAAATGCGGGAACGAACAGCCGGCGCAAAATCTAAATCCTGATGATGCCGCTGTTACTTGGAACGGAGAGCAAGAAGTATCAAAACCAACAGTTGATAATAAACCTGCCATCGCTGTTCCCGGCATAAAAGAAATGATTTTTATTGCCAACCAAAAAGAACAGAAGGTTAATCTTTATAACCCGCGAGAAAACAACTGCTACTTTCAAATGAACTTGTATGCCGAGGACGAGCTTGTTTGGAAGTTGGGCAACGTTTCTCCCGGCGATGGATTTTATGATATTGAATTAACCAAGACTTTGCCTCAAGGCGAACGGCAGGGTTATCTATTAATCAAATGTTACAAACAAGACGGAACGGAATTAAACTCCGCGAGGGAGGTATGTGAGTGGAGCAAAAAAGCCCACATAAGCTCATATACAAAATAGAGAGCAAAATGTTGAAGCGGAACAAGTGGAAACTTAACCTCCCGCTTGAAACCGCGTGGAAAGAATGTCCAAGCGTTATTGTGGCTCTGAACGATAGTCAATGTCTGAGATTTATAGATGAAATCAACGGCGCGGAAAACGTAAGTGAGAAAATCTATAACTTACAAAGAAGAATCCGCAATATCAAGAAGAAACCCAAAAGCATTGAAAACAAACGATTGATTGGCAATTACTATAACACTCTATATCATCTTCAATTCCAACAAGATTATGTTTGTGTGGTTATGAACTCCAAAAAGGATTACGACCGCGCCAATCAAGGATTTTCAATTACATACGAAAACAATCATACAGTAAAATACCGCCGCTTGCTCGGCACAAATGGCGGTATCAAAAACTCAACTATTGTCTATGTCAATGAACTTCTATACGACAAGATAAAAAGCAAATTAGATAACGGCAGGAAAATGGATATGAAGCTTGTTCCCGCCAAGCTCGAAGCATATCAAGCCCTTATCTGTTCTGGCTCAATTCCGCTGCCAATGCCAAAAGGTTTCATTGTGGTTAAGGATTGCATAACGAAATTCAAAGAGGATGTTTATGTGATTGATGATAGCGGTGACGGAGAACCAAAACTGACGTTTGAGAAAGATTATGAAATTGAACACAACGGCTCGGATGGGTTTGGGTTAATGTCTCCCTCATACTCCCGCGAAGTAAACGGCTACCTGACAGGGTGTGAAGATACCCTGTCGGGTATGACTGTTAGATACGCTTGGACTAAAGGGATGCTTTATACTATGGATTTTGTGGAGTTTGCGGAAAAAATTGCCGGCACATACGAAATCATAGATGTTTGGGGGCAAAAGCGCGATGTCCGCGAAGCAGATGTTATCCTTACGGAATCTATGTTAAAGTTGTGGGATTCATATGACAGTTGGGAAGATTACTTTGAGAATTGTCAAAAAAACAATTATGAGTTTGCAGTAACTAAAACCACGCCTCAAGAGCTTGAAAACGTAAGAGATACAAACTATCAGTTTTTGCAATCCTATCAATTCACAGATGAGGAAATCAAAGAGTTGTGTCAGCCGACGGTTGATGAAATAAAGTCTGTTATTGGTTTGGATTACAGAAAGAGTTTAGCATTTCTCGCGGGATTTAGTTTAACTGAGGATAATTGTTTCACAAAAGATACTGAGAGTTATGTTAAAGCGTTAATGATTGAATCAGATATGATTAACGACCCATTCATCCGTAGAAAGATATACAGTATGATTCGCAAGCGGATTGAAATGGGCGAACGCGGAGCAATTCGCATTAATGCAAATTTCGCTATGGTTAGCGGAGACCCTTATGCCTTATTGCAATCTATCTTTGGTTTGGAGATTACAGGATTACTAAAGGCAGGAGAAGTTTATCACAAATATTGGATTGATAAAGGAGCGGAGGAAATCGCTTGTTTTCGCGCTCCAATGAGTCAAAGTTCCAACATAAGGAAATTAAAACTTGTAAAATCAGATATTGTTGCTTATTGGTTTAGATATATTCAGACGGCTTGCATTATCAATGATTGGGATTCTACGGCAGAGGCGGAAAATGGGTGCGATTTTGACGGAGATAGTTTCTTCTGTACGGATAATAGAGTTCTTTTGGATAATACCGATAATCTTCCTACAATTATTTGTTTACAAAAACGAGCAGAAAAGGTTATTGCCTCAGAGGAAGATATTATTGCTGCCAACAAACTTGCGTTTAGTGATGAAATAGGCGAAGTTACAAACCACGTTACAGCAATGACGGTTGTACGTGATAGATTTCCAAAAGATTCTGTTGAATACGAAATGTTGACATACAGGATTAGATGTGGGCAGCATTTTCAGCAGTGTTGTATTGATAAATGCAAAGGAATTATTGCAAAGTCTATGCCAGAGTATTGGTATTCAATGCGCAGCTTAAAAATAAAAGAAAATGATACACAAGAGGTTATTGATTGGAAAACAATCAACGAGCGAATTGCCGCGACAAAGAAACCCTACTTTATGTGCTATGTTTATCCCAAGCTCAAATCGGAATACAACAAATACGTTAAGAACAATAATAACTCAGCAATCCGCAAATATGGTAAGTATGGAATAAAGTGCGTAGACGATATTCGTAACTATCCCGCGCAATCGCCTGAGATGTCGGACTTCATAAAATTCTACGACAAACTCTCCCCTGTTGATTGCGGCGACTCGACAATAAATCGTATCTGTTGGTTTTTTGAGGATTCGTTTAGAGATTGCTTATCTAATATCAGCGAATATATGATTAAAATAACTCAAAAGCCGTTTGATTATACGATTTTGAAAAGTAAAACTGAATATAGCAAATCAGACTATGTAGGAATCTCAAAGATTTTTAATGATTATAAAGCCAAAACCAAAAACCATATGAAAAATCTAACCGAGCGCAAGGTTTCCTCAGAGCAGGAGTTCGCGGACTATATGATTATGATAAATCATTTCAGAAAGCAATGCTTTGAGATTTGTCCGAGTGAAGAAGAAATGTGTAATATCGTTTTGGATTTATGCTATCAAAGTGAAAATTCAAAGAAGTTTGCTTGGGATGTATGCGGCGATGTTATTATCAAAAATCTGTTACAGAGAAATGATAATGTAATTCACTTCCCGCAAGTGGTTTCCGGCGAGGGTGAGTTTGAATATTGTGGTCGGCAGTTTACAATGAAAGAATTGGAGGTGGATTATGGGAAAATTGACCCCGATGAGGGCAATCCGCGCCAAGTGTCTTGACTGTTGTTGTGATAGTCCAACAGAGGTAAAACTGTGCGATATTAAGACTTGCCCTTTATACCCCTATAAAAGTGGGCATAAACCGAGAAAAGGTACTGAGGAATATAATTTCATTACCGAGGGTAGTTTTACAAAAAAATGTGCCTCTACGCCCCCTCTAAATGAAAAAGAAAGCCATTTACAAGGAGGTGACGAAGAATGATTGTATTAAATGAGAAAGATTATGCTATCGAACACCTTGAAAGTGGCGATGTCGGCGAAAAACCGTTTTTCACATTATCTATGATTGCGAAGTATTATTATCACTGTTTGGGATATAAGAAAAGCAAAATCAATAAACTGCTAAATGAGTTTATGCAGAAAAATTATTTTGGCTATCAAAACGATAAACTCACTTGGGAGGAAACCATAGATAAAATTGTTAGGAATGTAAACAGGTATGAGTTACTTGAACTCGCGGGAGTTAGTATCACGGAATCTGAGCTTGAAAAAATAGCTACGCTTGATAATCCTGAAAAAGAGCGGGTTATGTTTACAATCTTATGTCTTGCCAAACTTGGGCAGTTAAGAAACCCGAATAGTGACGGCTGGGTAAATGAAAGCACAAAGGATATTTTCAAAATGGCGCGGGTTTCCTCTAAACGATTTGACCGTGAATTATGTATCGGTGAATTAACCGATAATGGTTTTCTTGAATTGCCGCTGCGAAACGCAAACAACAGTGTGAGAGTGACATTCATCGACAATGAGGGCGAACAGAAGCTATTGGTATCTGACTTCCGTGAACTTGGATATGAGTATTTGAAATACAAGGGCGGCAATTTTATTCGATGTGCTGAGTGCGGGATTTTAACTCGCGGGAATAAATATGGTAATAAAAAATATTGTAATAATTGTAAATCATATAATCCAATGCTCGTAAAAATCATTAAATGTATTGATTGCGGCAAAGAGTTTGAGGTAAATTCCAAAGATAACTGTACTTGTAGATGTGATACTTGTAATTTGGAGTATAAAAGGAAGTATTACCGTGAATATAGAAGAAATCAAAGGGAAAAACAAAAGAAATGAACCATTATGTATATTTAACTACCAATTTAGTGAATGGCAAGAAATATATTGGAAAACATTCAACCGATAAAAGTATCGAAGATGACAATTATTTAGGTAGTGGAGTGCTAATTGCTAAAGCAATATCAAAATATGGCAGAAATAGTTTTCGCAGAGAAATATTGCATCATTGTGATTCAGAGGAAGAAGCGTTTAATTTGGAAATAGAAGAAATTAAAAAGCGCAACGCCATTGATGATGATATGTATTATAATCTCGCAACTGGCGGAGAAGGAATTGCCGTTGGTTCTGCTGTTGCTCCTGGCAACTTCAAAAAGCACCCAGAAATATATAATCCTAAAAAATATATTTCAGAAATTAATAGAGATTTTGTTAAGGCGCAAGGTCGGACACTTTTCAAGTTGAAGTATTATTGTATGTATTTACGGTTAAATGGATTTTCTAAATCAATAGCTAAAGATATTTTGATTGAAATAAGCAAAAAGGCAAAAGAAAAATTTTTAACAAATAATGTCAGAAGAAATATTTTTATGCAAGAATTAATTGACCAAATATATGGTTTATCAGAATCTCAAATCGTTGATTTTATAGGTAATACAAAGTTTACTTTGTACGAGTCGGAGCTAAATTATATTTGCGGGATAAAGAATAAAAAAATAAAAAAGATTGCATTTGGAACATTAATTTATTATAAACTAAAGTCAAACAATAATTGCGACTACATTGAATTTAATAATTCTGCAATATGTAAATTAGGTAAGGTATCAGTTAAAAAGCAAGAACGACAGAATTTAATAAAGCAATTAGAGGATGATGGTTACATAGAGATTTATGGGAATCGTTACCGTATTCCTTATTGTGCTAACGAAAGTGCTTGCGATGTTTATAAAACAATTTCTTCTTTTACGATAGATGAAAATATATATTTACTCTTAGAAGAATATGTGGGTAATCAAAATGTATCAAAGTGCGAAAAGTGTGGTTCATTTATTATGAACAATAAGAACAGAACGAGAAAGTATTGCGATTATTGTTCAACCTATAAATTGCAGAGATACAAAATTCAAAAATGTATTGATTGTGGCAAAGAATATGTTATATCGGCGCACTCACGTCAAATTCGTTGTGAAACTTGCCATCGCAATGAAAGAAAAAGAATCGACAAAGAGCGTAAATATCGGTATAGGCATAAAATTTGTTCATAGCGCAAATATGAGAGAAATCAAAGAAATTTGTGCATTTTTCACAACAAAAACGCCCTATTTTAGAGGGTTTACAGGGTATTTTGTGCAATTTACACAAACGAATCCTTTTATTTATATGAGTGGGGGATAACCCACTTATACTCTCATTTCTTTATCTTTCTCTTTCAGAATTGGCGTTGGCGCGGCAAAAGCTGCGTCGGCGCATCTTAAAACAACGCGGCTAAACACAATCATCCTTCTACATTATCTACATTATAAAAAAGACTAACTATCTGCTTTTACAATTTAATCGTTGTATGAGTAGATGTAATTGATTGTGCAATTCCCGCGATTTACATATTTTGCATAATAGTTCAATCAAATGGCGGATTAGTCAAGCGGTCAAGATACTCGGCTTTCAATCGAGTGGCGCACGGTTCAACTCCGGCATCCGCTACCATATGGGTAGGTATGCAAGTCTGGTCAAAGCAAGCAGTCTGTAAAACTGTTTCGGCAACGATTCAAAGGTTCAAATCCTTTCCTGCCCACCATATGGCTTTATAGTTTAACTGGTTAAAGCACCGCCCTGTCACGGCGGAGTTTAGGGTTCGAGTCCCCATAGAGCCGCCATATATTCTCGTGTAGCTCAGTTGGTAGAGTTATACTGATTTGATATTTTATTAAACATCGTTTGTTTCTATTGTTTTTAGAAATCGAAAGTTTTTTGTTCACAATCGAATACATTTGTCAAAATACAAAGTTAGGACAGAGAGTCGCTCTCTTTTTGTTGCTGCAACAACAATTACTAACTTTGTTTTTTTATATCTTTTTGCAGAAAGGAAGTTTTATTATGATAGGAATATACAAATTTACGAACAAAATAACAGGTGAATCTTATATTGGACAAAGTACAAATATAAAAAGAAGATATAATCAACATAAAAAATAAGAGTGATGTCAAAAGAGATACTGGTAAATCAACAGAAAATTCTTACTTTCATCATATGCTTAACTATTTTGGATTTAACAATTTTAATTTTGAGGTTATCGAAGGATATAAAAAAGAAGAATTAAAAGAAAAAGAAATATATTATATTGCTAAATATAACACCAAATATCCAAATGGTTATAATCTCACTGCTGGAGGCGATATGCTATACTATAAAAAATTAAATCAAGATACTGTTAATAAAATAATTGTTGATTTAGAAGAAAACATTTTAACTGAAAATGAAATTGCAAAAAAGTATTCACTGCATTTTAATACAATCTCTCAAATAAATGTTGGAAATACTTGGAAAGATGACAATAAACAATACCCGATTAGGCAAACTGCAATAAAAAACAATAAAAAATCTTTTGCACAAAGGCAAGAAGAAAATAAAGATGTTTCTATTAGAGTAAAAAGAGATTATGCGTGTTTGCAGTGTGGTAAAAAATTAAGTGGAAAATGCAAAACACTATTATGTCCTGATTGTTATAACAAACAATTAATTCAATATATACCAAGTAAGAAAGAATTAATTGATTTACTATCAAAAAATTCTTTTGTAAGTGTCGGTAAAATATATGGAGTAACAGACAATGCGGTTCGTAAATGGTGCGATAAATATAATATCCCGCGACATTCATCATATTATCGAAATGCCGCTTAATACCCGCAAGGGTAATATGCTGAAATAGTATAATGGTAGTACCGTAGATTTGTAACCTACTAATCCGAGTCCGACTCTCGGTTTCAGCTCCAAACATAGCGAAAGCTAAATTTACAAAAGGTGGTTACACCAAAATTGAAAGAAATAACAAAAAAGGAAATGGAAGCACTAATTGAAAAAGGTGTTATCCGCAATTCAACAAGAGGTTATGTTAAACAAAACGGCGACATCGTAGGATTTTATCGTACCCGCCACAGAAGATACTTAGAGGACAAATATGTAGACATAGCCAAAAAACTCACATAAGGAGCGTATATGGCTAAAAAGAAACTAAAATCAAATGGCATATTCTTCACGGGAAAGGCATCCGAGGATGTAACGGGTTCTCAGTATCTTATTAAATTCGGACATACCCAATGCTTGCTTGAATGTGGATTATTTCAATCTAACGATTACATAGAATCATATCGAGCAAATTCCGCGAAATATCAGTTCAAACCCTCAGAAATTGATTTTGTTTTCCTAAATCATATTCATATCGACCACTCAGGTTGCATAGGTAGATTAGTCCGCGAGGGTTTTCGTGGTAAAATTATAGCCACAAAAGAAACTGCGGAATTGCTAAAACCAATGTTATTAAACTCCTGTGCAATACTTAAAGAAGAAGCACGGATTTTATCTCGAAAATACAAGCGAGATTATAAGCCTCTATACGAAGAAGAAGATGTTTACAAAGCATTGGAATTGGTTGAGGTATATAACGAATATAACAAAGATTATGTTTTGAACGACAATGTAAGTTTTCAATGGTTAAGAAATTCTCATTGTCTTGGCGCGGCTCAGTTGTTACTAACACTCCGCGACAAAAATTCAACGAAAAGAGTTTTATATACGTCAGACATCGGAGCATTAAAATCCAAAAATCATTATGTTACGAATACTGAAATTCCGAGCCGGCACATAGATGTTTGTCTTTTAGAGAGTACCTACGGATTGGCTAAACGGCAAACCAAAAAGAAACGCTCATATGACATCAAATTGCTTGAGTCCGCGATAAATACAGTTATCGAGCGCAAAGGTACGGTACTTCTCCCCTGTTTCAGTTTTAGCCGCACACAAGAATTACTTACAACATTATACGAAATTTATGGCGCACAGAAGAATTTCTGTACGCCTATTTTTATTGATTCAATGTTGAGTTGTGAAATATCAAGAATGTATTCACGATTGCTCGATGGAGATAACGCTGAAAAATGGCGGGAAGTTTTTGAATGGGAGAATGTGCATTTCATTGAAGATAAAGACGAATCCAACAATGTTATTGCAAACCGTATGCCAAAGATAATTATTTCTTCTTCTGGATTTTGCACGAACGGCAGAATTGTCGGATATTTGAAAAGATATTTACGCGACCCAAACTCAATGGTTATCTTTTCTGGTTACACAGGCGATAACCCATCTTACTTGTCTTATCGGATTAAGAATTATCGTGATAACAAGTTCATTAAGATAAATGGCGAACAAGTGCCAAACCGCGCGGATTGTATAAATCTCACGACTTTCAGTAGCCACGCAAGTTTCAACGATTTGGTGGAATACGGAAGTTCGCTGAATACAAACAAATTGGTTTTGGTACACGGCGCGGCAGATGCTAAAAAGTGTTTGGCTGAGAAATTAGAAGAAGAAATATCAAAAAATGATAAAACATATCGTGTCATTCAATCCTTTAAGGGAATGATGATACATTTATAGGAGATACATTATGGTTGAGAATATTGAAGAAATGCGAGATATAGAAGAATCGTTTTCTTATGATTATAACGATAAATTCATAATGGAAGATAATCTTGATAGAAGGATTTATCTTAATTCTGAAATAAACGAAAGCGCGGTTGACGTAATTGTATATCAAATTATGCGTTGCAATCGTTTAGATAGAGATATTGACATTGAAGATAGAGAACCGATAAGGCTGTATATAAATAGCCCCGGCGGTTCAGTAATTGACGGTTTTTCACTCATTGACTGTATCAAATTATCAAAAACGCCCGTTTATACAATCAATTTGGGAATGTGTTTCTCTATGGCTTTATTAGTTTTTATGGCGGGTCATAAGAGATTTAGTTTCCCGCACAGTGAATTTCTATTGCACGACGGGCAAAGTTCAGATGCTAACAGCACAGCAAAAGTGAAAGACTATTTAGATTTTTCAATTAATCAAATCGAGAAGATGACCAAAGATTATGTTATTGCACAATCCGCGATTTCGGGGGATAGCTTCGACAATAATTATCGGAGAGAATGGTATTTCCTACCCAAAGAAGGCAAAGATATTGGTGTTGTGGATTACATAGTCGGTCAAGATTGTGATATGGATGAAATTTTATAGGTTTGCGGATATTCTTTCCGCTAAACTTCAAGAAAGGTGGAAAGAGATTGTTTAGAAGATTTGAGGATGAAAACGAACAGAGTTATTTATGGCGACTTGGACAAGCCAAAGACAATGGATTAGTTGAATATAGTTGGGACGATATTGCCGATATTATGAATAAAGAATTTAGAGATGATATTTCAGATTATCGTAGTGAAGCGGCATATAGGAAACCATATCAACAAGCAAAGTGTTTTTATGAATCTGGCGTGTTTAAGGATTTTTCGCAAGAGCAGTACATCGAGGAATTAAGAGAAGCCAAGCAAGAGGTCAGAAAAGCAAAGCAACAATTATTCGACGAGCGCACAGCTTATAACAAGTCACTCCGCGAACAAGCTCGTCGCGAATCAATGTTTGATATTGTAAAACGTGCCATTGAAGAATACCGCCCGATTAGATTTGACTATCAGCCGCCAACTGCGCGGAAGGGCGATAACGACCTGATTATTCATTTAACGGACATTCATTGCGGAGTTAATATCAATTCGCCAATGAATCAGTTTAATACTGAAATCTTGAAAGAGCGTTTACAAAAATATCTCGATGAGATTATTGAAATCCAAAGAATGTATCAGTCGGAAAATGCTTACCTGATTTTGGGCGGCGACAATATTAGCGGCATCATCCACTTAAATGCGCGGATTGAAGCCAAAGAAAATATTATTACTCAGATTATGGTCGTTACAGATTTGATAAGCGACTTCATTTATGAACTGAGTAAAGTCTTTAATAAAGTCGAAGTACATACAACCGCAGGAAATCATTCACGCTCAACCGCGAGTAAAGAAGAAACCATAAAAGGCGAGAATTTTGATTTATTAGTTCCCTACATTTGCGGGAAAGACTTGAAAAACGTTGAGAATGTTGAATTTGTCAGTAATTATCTTGATTGCGATATAGCTACTTTTATGGTTAGAGGACATATGGTTTATGCCACGCACGGCGACAAAGATACCGTCAAAAATGTGGTTTATCATATGACTAATTTTGCGCGGAAGGCTAAATTGCCGCTGCCGGATATGTGTTATTTAGGACATAGACACACAAATTCGATGGAAACCATAGACGATGTTAAGGTTATTCAGAGCGGTTGTGTTGACGGAATGGATAGTTACACAATAGACTCAAGACTTGTCGGCACACCAGAGCAAACCGTTACTGTGGTTACAGAAAAACATAGAGTGAAAGCATTATGCGATATTCCACTTGATTAGAAGGAGAGAGAAAAATGGGAAAGAATGAGATTGTTAAACAATTAGCCGAGCGAATTGACGGAAATATTACCGAGGAAACTACGCAAAAATATTCGGAAGTCTGCGATACGCTCGTTGACATATTTACCGATGCACTGATTGAGGAAAAGCGAATTTTGTGGAAAGGCTTCCTAAGTATGGAAGTTAGAGACCGCGCCGCGAGAAAGGCGAGAAATCCCGCGACAAATCAAATTGAATTATTCCCCGCAACAAAAGTTGTTAGGTGTAAGGTAAGCGATACAATAAAAAATATTATTGCTGAAAAGTGAGGATAAGAAAATGAAAGAAAAAACTTTTGATAGCATTATAGACCTCGGTTGCCATATGTACGATGTTGCCGAGGGCGGAAAGACCATTACCGCAGTTGTTTTTGAGGAAGGCGCGAAAGAATTGTGGCAATGGCTTATTGATTATGATGAAACTAAAACTGGCGTTATCTTTATCCACGGAGATTATGAAAAAGAGTATTATGTTACTCTTACTAACGAATTTGTGTTAAGTATTGTTCCTGTTTTTATGGATGAGGGCAAAATGCTGAGTGCGGAAACAGACATTATGTTATTTGATGGTGATGTTTCAAATAAAATTGCGCTCGGTAATAATTGCGAACAGTATGAAATCGTTTACGAAGATGACGACGATGATATATATAGCGTTCTTCTTGATGACGAATTTGACGGTCTTTACGATTTCGATGAGGACGACGAAATTTATGATTTCTTTGAAGAAGATGACGAAGATTGCGGCGAATGTTGCGAAGATTGTTCAAACTGCGAACGCAGGCTTGCAGTTCAAGCAATAGGTGCTGCTTTGGATTATTTCAGTTACATATTGAACCAATATGATAATGTAGATGATTAAATCGGAGCTACCCGTTTGGGTGGCTCTTTTTAGTTAAAATTGCAGAAATTAGTTGAGATGGAGGTGCGGCAAATATGCCGAAGCAAAACGAAAAGCGGGTTTGCTGCGCTTGCGGTAAACCGCTGGCACTAAATAAATATTATAAAACATATAGCAATTTATATACAGATTCTATGTTGCCGATTTGCAAGGATTGTTTCTCCCACAAATTTTGGGAATACGGAAATCTATATAAAAGCAACAAAATGGCTATGCAGAGAATGTGTATGTTATTTGATATATATTTTAATGAGGATATGTTCGATAGTTGCGATACCAACAACGAAACAGTTATTGGAAACTATTTCAGAAAATTAAATATGACACAATATCGCGGGAAAACTTTTGAGGATTCTTTGAACGATGGCATTTTTGAATTGTCGGGAGACAGGAAGAAAGTAAAAGGTAAACGTGTAGCTATCGTTGACGAATATGACAATGTACAAGAAGAAGCACCCGATGAAAAGATTAACCCTAAAGATTTGGAAAAGTGGGGAGTCGGATTTGACCTTATGGATTACTCAATCCTGAACTCTCACTATAAATTCCTCAAAAATTCAAACCCGAATTGCGATAGTAACCAAGAAATATTTATTACGACGTTGTGTTATACCTATATGAAACAAATGAAATCTTTGCGGGAAGGCGATATAAAGACATATAAGGATATGTCTGAATTATACCTTAGAACGTTCAAAGAGGCGGGATTAAAAACCGTTAAGGACACTACTGAAAGCAAGGATTTTGTTACAGGGGTTTCTATTGCGACTATTGAAAAATATACTCCTTCAGAGTTTTACAAAGACCAAAAGTTATATAAAGACTTTGACGGAATTGGCGAGATAATTAAACGTTTCTTCACGCGCCCATTGAAAAACTTACAGTTCGGCACGAACGAGCAGGACGAAGAATATTCAATACAAGACGGTGATGAAGATGATTAGTACGACAAAGACCGCCAAGAAACAGACGGTAGTTACGATTGACCCGCGCGTAATGAAAAAACTCTACGAACACGCAGATGAGAAACAGAAAATGTTATCTCAGAATTTCCCAAGTACAACGCTTTTGGGCGATGCGAATTTCTTGGGGCATTTTTTATTGTGGGTAACTTTTTGGCGGAGAAATCTGCATAGGTTTGCTACTGACTATCTCGGACTATCACTAAAGTTGTATCAGGTGATAATGCTTTACTTGATGGGGGTTAATAATACATTTGTTTGTATCGCAAGCCGCGCGAGTGCTAAATCATTTGTTATTGCGATTTACGCTTGTTGTAAGGCTATTCTTTATCCTCAGTCAAGTATTGTGCTTTGTTCGGGAACGAAAAATCAGGCAAAATTACTGGTGTCGGAGAAAATTGAAAAGGAATTATGTTCTTGGTCGCCGGTGCTTAAACGAGAGATAAAAAAGATTATTACAAATAACAACAATGTTGAAGTAATCTTTTATAACGGAAGCAAAATAAACGTCGTTGTAGCCTCCGATGCTGCACGCGGATATAGAGCCACGGACATAGTAAGAGAGGAATGTCGTCAAATTCCAAAATGGATTGATGATAGTGTTCTTTCGCCGTTCAAATTTATTAGACCTACTCCCTATCTATCTACACCATTCTACTCAAAAGTAGCTGAGTTGCAAGAGGATGCAACGGATATATATATTAGTTCAAGCTATTTTGATAATGGCGGAGAAGATACTTGGATGTGGGAAATAGTTGATATGGCATTTGATGATATGCTTAATGGAAAACCATCTTGCCTGTTAGCCTTTGATGAAACCGTCGCTCTGTATTTTGGCATTAAAAAGCGCGAAGATTTATTAAAAGAGAAGAAAAAACAAGATAGGCTTACTTGGTTATTAGAGTTTAAGAATTGTCGCTTAAAAGATAACCAATCAGCTTATTTCTCATATAAGTTACTAAGCCAAAATCAAGTAAATAAGCATCCTTTCTATCCACGCACTTTAATTGATTTTAGGATGGGAAAGAAAAATCCTTATGATATTCCAAAACAAAAGAATGAGGTAAGAATAATATCCTGCGATATAGCTTTTGTTACAAATAAAAATAACGATAATTCTATTTTTACTTGTATGAGAGGTTTACCGGAAGCCACGACTATCCATAGAGAAAATCAAGAATCTATCACTATTGATAACGGTTATCGTAGAGTGGTTTCATATATTGATTCAATGCAAGGTGGAGATGTTACAAAGCAAGCATTGAGAATAAGACAATTATATGAAGATTTCGGCGCAGATTTCATAGTATTGGACACAAGAAATGGCGGTATAACAATTCTTTCTTTGTTATCAAAGGTTATGTATGACGAAGAACGTGGGAAAGAATATTCCCCTTTAGCTTGTATGAATAATGATGAATATAAAGCAATGACCTATGTAGAAGGAGCAAAAGAGTGTATTTATGCTGTAAATGCAACTCAAAAATTAAACAGTGATATTGCTCAGAATTTCAAAGGAACATTGCAAGCGCAGAGAATTGATTTGCCTGTAACTTTTGAAAAGGCAAAAGAGGATATTCTGCCAAACATTAAGGAATACTTAGAAGCCGAAGATGGAGAAATGCAAGCATTTTACGAATCTCCATATTTAGAAACGCAAGCACTTATAAGTGAAACTACAAGCCTTCTTTATGAGAGAAAAGAACAAACTGGCGTGATTGTTGTGCACGAACAAGGTAAAAATCGCAAAGATAGATATACCAGCGTTTCTTACGGGGATATGTTTTTCACACAACTTGAAAAAGATTTAATGAATAATATTCAAGAATATGAAGTGGGCGTTTTTGTTAATTAGAAAGGAGGTAGAAAATGTCGAACAAAAAGAAAAGATACTATCAAAACAATAGACCATATAATAATTCAAAGCCTGTTGAAACAAATAGCATAGAGATATCTTCTACCGCCCCCGTTGCTGAATTTAATTCATATTCAACAAGCCAATCATTGTCTTACTATTATTTTGGTTTGGATATATTGGAGTTATATGATACCAAACAACTTATGGCGATGATACGTGACCCAATGGGGCATAATAAAGAACTCCGTGAAATTGCGCGTATGTTATACAACACAAATGGCACTTATACTCATACCGTAGATTACCTTACTGCAATGTTGACATTGGACAAGGTTATTTCTACAAGCGGAAAAAGTAAATCTAAGAAAAAGAAAAATCAGGAAGCAATGAACTCAACGTTGAAAATGATTAAAGACAAGGAATTTATTAGAGATGCTTTATGGCGTGGTATGGTAGACGGAATTGCCTTTTATTATTTTGAAACGGCGCAAAGACCGATAAGTAATCAAAAATACTACAATGATTTTGACATTTCTTCTATTGTCGAAATTAACGATGCAGAAATTAAAGCATCAATTATTCCATTGCCAACTGATTTCACTCGGATTATACATAGACGAAATAATTATTATCAAATAGCTTTTAATTTGGATTATTTTCTACTTAATTCCAATGAACCTGTTGAGCGCAAATTAAGAAAGTTCCCCAAAGAAATCCGAGATGCTTATTACGAAAGAGACAAACAAGGATTTAAGGAAAATGGTAATTGGGTCGTGTTAAACGTAAAGAATACACTTGTTCATAAAATACGCAGTGAAATGAGTGAGCCGTATGGTAGACCACTTGTATTAGCTGCAATCAATGACATTTTATATAATGATTATTTTATTGCTACAAAACGTGGCGTACTTGATGAAATCAATAATAAAGTATTTTATCAAACATTTCCGGAAGGTAAGGAAAAGGGTACAAGCGCATTGACAACCAAACAGCAAGAGAATCAGCACAGAACCGTTAAAAACGCTATTTTGACTAAACAGAATAAGAGTGGTTCAACGGTTGTTTCTGTTGCTGCTGGCACAAAAATCAATATGCTTGACACAAGTAATACTAATATTTTTGATAGTAAAAATGAAGAAAACTTAAATGACAGAATGTCTCTCGGACTTGGTGTCGCGGGAGCTTTATTAAATGGTGTTGGCAGTGGTAGTTATGCCGCGCAAGAGCAGAACCTTGAATTGATTACAAGACAAGTTTGCCAATGGGTTGAGCAAATAGCCAATGAATTAAATAAATGTATTGCTGAAAATATTATTAAAGATAGAAATAATAAAGCAGAAGTGAACTATTTGCCTATTACTTGTGTAAATCAAAAGCAAAAAGTTGCTGATTTTAAGGATTTATATTTACAAGGCAATGGTTCAATAACCGCTTGGGCGGCGGCTTGCGGATTATCAGAAGAAGTATTTACGGCATTGTTAGACCACGAAAAAGAAGAAAAGTTTGCGGAAAAATATCCTCCGCACCAAACAAGTTTTACGTTATCAAAAACAGATAATAAGGGTGGTAGACCAGAAACCGATAATCCTACTGAAAATACAATTAAATCACAAGGAAACAACGGCAATAATATGCCGTCACCTTCCGATAAAAAGTAATGCACCCAATGGGTGCTTTTTTTTGTTGATAAAAGGTAAATTTTATTACCTTTTTCATATATACAAAATTCCAAAGAAAGGCGGTGAAGATGAATGAAAACATTTGAGATTTTTAGCGAGTCTAAAAAGAAAGGTCAAAATGGTCGGCGCAAATTCAAACTCGTGTTGTATAAGATTCAACCCGATAGCTGCATTGACGAAGAAAACGAAGTGGGTACTGAGTATAACCTAAATGGTATCACTTGGATAAGAGAATATTGTGAACAAGCATTAGGCAGTATTGAGGGTATGTTTCTGCGTTGTGAGTTTTTAGACGAGGATAGAACTGAAATTTGCGGACACGGAATGACTGAAATCGAAGATGGAGTACCTATCTTTGAAAACGCGACCACAATCGGTAGATTCACCAAAGGTTATATCCAAGAAATTGAAGATGAAAACGGTGAAACGATTTTGGCTTGTATCGGCGAAGGAGAGATAGATTCCAGTTGTTATAAGAATTTCTGTGACAAACTTGACGAAGATATTGCGCAAGGCATTTATCCACAGGGCAGCGTGGAAATTATGCGGGCGGAAGATGAGGACAGAATTGTTTATAAGTATGGTTACAAAGATTTAGGAAGAATCCCGATGAAATTCATTCACAGTGGATATGCGCTAATTGGCATAAAACCAAGTGATTCCGCAGCTAAGTTATTGGAATTAAATTCACAAAACAAGGAGGAAACGACTATGACCGAAGCTGAAATTAAAGCTCTTGTCGAGCAGACCGTTTCTGCATATACAAATGCAGAGGTTGAAATCAACCAATGCAAAGAAGATTGCGATAAAAAGGTTGCTGATGCTAATGCCGCTACTGATGCTGCTATCGTTGAAAAGAACGAATTGCAAGCCACTGTTGACGAGTTACACGCAGCTATCGAAAAGTGGGAATCTGATTACAAAGAGCTGAATCAGAAGTATTCTGAACTTTGGGCTGCCAAAGAAGCTCTTGATAAGGCTCTTGGCGAAGCAAAGGCTAAGGAGCTTATCGGCGAAATGAACGCTGCGATTGCTAAGTTCTCTGACACAGAGAAAGAATATGCAAAGGCTGAAATCGAAGCCTTTACTGCTGACCCTGAAAACGTTGAAATCAATTCCGTTGTTAGCAAGATTTACGAGGGCATTGGTAAAACCGCGAAGGCAGAAACCGACAAAAAGGTTGCCGAACAGAACGCGGCTAAAACACAAGTTGAGGACATTTTTGCCGCAGTAGAAGTTAATACTCCTGCTGTTGAGGAAGATGTCGATATTTTTGCTTAATTTACAAATAGAAAGGAAGATGACAAATGATTAAATTTGCAACTTTGGGTGCTGGCATCGCTGCCAAGAATGACCCTACTATCACTTCTGAAAGCGCAGTAGCAAATTATACTTTCCTTACTTACGAAGGAACTCTTTATCTTATTATGAACATCATCAATGGCGATGATTCTTATGTTGACGATATTACTATTCCTGCTGGCGAATACCTAAGAGGAATTGACGTTAAGAGTATCGAAGGCTTGAAACTGATTGTTGATGGCAAACACGTTACATATGCTTCTGGCAAAACCGTTGCAGATATTGAGGAAGAAGATATTTTAACTGTTGGTAACGATGGCAAACTGGCTGTTGCGGAGTCTGCTCCCGGCAGCGGCGTGTATTTCACTGTTACCAAAACTGGCATTAGACTAACCGAGGCTGCTTTTGAAGTTAAGGTTTGTGTTGCTGATGCGACTGAGTAATTAAAACTTTTATAGAAAGGAAGTTGTGACTTATGTTTAATACTACTATTGAACTTAATAATGCGCGTAAAGACGCTAACTATATTACCAACTCTGACCTTCACGCTCATTCCGCTGTTGTAGAGATTTTCTCTGCTATGGTTAATGGTGAAGAAGTTGGCAAGTTCGGCGCAAAGGCTGACAAGGCTGTTGCTTACATTAAGAAACTCGGCGAAAGAGCTGAGAGTGGCGACACTGCTGCTGTTGCAGAGTTGAACACTATTAGACGTTATGTTATTGAACCCGCTGTTCTAAAGGAAATGAAACTGCTTGGTCTTTTCGGTTCTTTTGAACAGGTTGGTTTCGACGAGTCTATTGAGCGTGAAGTTCCTGGTTTCGTAGGTGAGGGTGCGCGTGAGCAAGCTAATAATGGCGACGTTCCCTTTATTGCTGTTGCAAAAGAGAGATACCCTGTTGGCACACAGACCATCTCTGGTGGTTACGCTGTTGACTATCGTAGGGTAGCTCTTGGTGATATGCAGTACGAAAACGAGGGTCTTGCTCTTGTTAAGACTCAGATTTACAACAAGACAATCAAGTATGTTCTTGTTACTGTTTACAATGCAATTAAGAACGCTACTGGCGTTAAGTATTGGGTAGAGGCTGCTGGTCTTACAAAGGCTGGTGCTGACGACGTTATCAACAAGGTACGTCCTAACGGCAAACCCACTGTATTCGGTGCTTATGGTCTTGTAGGTCAGTTTACTCCGTGGGCTGGTTATGTTGGTTCTATCAACAGCAACACCATCACTGGTATTTCTGAAAAGACTATGAACGAGATTGCTTCTCGCGGTTTGCTTGCTACATACAACGGTGCAAACATCGTTGAAGTTCCCAATCCTTACAATGAGTACGAGCTTATTGCTGATGGTACTAACTTCGCTAAGTTAATGCCTGAAGGTCTTGGCTTTGTTGTTCCTACTGGCGGTCAGTCACCCATTAAGACTTGGTTGCGTGGCGGATTGACTTCTATGACTGGTGAGGATGTCAAGACTGGTAAGTACATCACAAGGTTCGATACCGAGGTAGCTGCGGACGTAGCAAAAGGTAAAGAGCATCAAATCGGTGTTCTTATGGACACAAATCTTAGCACTCTTTAATTGCTGATAAATTTTGGGCGGGTATTTCTTAATTGAGATACCCGCTCTTGTTAGGAGAAAAATCCAATGCAAAATAATGTTAATTTTTACTGTTATTCTCTGAGATTATATCATTTTATATCAGCCTTTTCGGAGAAGTGCTATGCTTCAAAGATTAATTCTGTAAGCAATACAAGATATTGGATTTTCAGAAAAAATGAGAGGCTTGATAAGATAATCGCCTTATACAATGAGGTTAAACATACTATTTAGTTGAAATCACAAAACAGTCTATCCCGCGCGGGACGGGCTGAATAATAATTGAAACGAGGTATTGAAAATGGCAGAAACAAAAGTCAAAAAGACTGCGACAAAGAAAGCCGCAGCAAATGAAGATATAGTTGAAACCGTGGATTTTGATGACAAGGATTTAGATAAAAGCGTTGTTATCCACAATATCGCGGGTTGGAATGTAACTTTTGCACTGAGAAACAGAGAGGGCGACGTATTGCTCACTAAAAAGAGTAAGCAGAGATTGCCGAGAAACGAAATTCAGGCACAGATTTATAATGGCAATAAACTGTTTAGCGGAACTGACGGAAATGGTAGCCACGCCACTATTTATATTGAGGATAAGGCTACTCGTATTTGGCTTGGTTTTGAAACGGCAGATGAGCCGCAAAAAATCTTTACTGACGATATAGCGAGGAAATTGTTTGCTATGTCACAATCTGAATTTGAGCAGGAGCTTCCCAACTATATTGCAACAAGCGCGGAGAAATATGCGCTAAACGAGGCTATTGAACGTCTTGGATTCAACGACTATCGCAAGATTGTTTACGCTTCAAAATACACGGGCTATCCGTTGAGATAAAACCAAGAAGGAAGGTGCTTGTGAATGAATACTACCGCAAGTGATGTTTTTGACAGCTTTGAGAGTTCATTCAAAGATAAAGTTGTCATTCCCGAAGCCCTTGAAATCGTGTGGTTAAAGAAAGCGGTTGGTAGATATTCAATCGAACTTTCCCCTATTAGCTTTGATTCAGATATGATGGAATTTGACCGAGAACTCGACCAATATTCCATTGATACATTAGCTGCCTTTATGAAACAAAGTTATCAGGAGCGCGAGGTTTCGAGGATAAATAAGCAGGTTTCCATAACTGGTAAAGATGTAAGTATAACTATGGGTCAGGGCGGCAAAGCAGCCGTCAAAGAGGAATTGGATTATTGCGATTCTCAAAGTGAACAGATGATTGCGAACCAAAAGCCTACTGCTTATAATTAGGCGGTGATTGAATGGCACAAGAATGGTATTTAATGAACACTAATCACGATACAGTTAGTGGATTTGAAACAGAGGATTTTGAGAATTTTGCAAAAGATGGTTTTGAGGAAGCGTTGCAATCCGCAATGGCTGAAAGTGTTGAGATATGTAATTATGATTTGACGGAAAGAACACCCGCAAGAGTTATTATGAACGGCAAAGTGCAAGATACAAAACTTAACTCTATCTCGCGGCAAATGCTGTTCCCTATCGGTTTATGCCGAGCGGGGCAATATGTTTACTATAAAGAAAGATATTGGATTATTGTCGGATTAGAGGACGACAATGGTATCTATGGCAAAGCGGTTTTAGCATTGTGTAATTATTATATAACGTGGTTAAACGACCGCAAACAGATTGTTCAAAGGTGGGCAAATATTACCTCTGCTTCACAATATAATACAGGTGAAACGAGTGACCAATATGCCTTTATACGAACAGACCAATTATTGCTAATAATGCCTAATGATGATGAATGTATTGCGTTGCCGCACAGAAAACGTTTTGTTATTGATAAGCGTTGCAAATTATATGAAAAGTCGTTCTCGCCGGATGTAACAGTTGATACATCGAAACCACTTATAACTTACTTTATTACTCGTACAGACAATGTGTTATATGATTATCAAAAAAGCGGTCATTCAGAATATATGATTACGCAAGAAGAACAGCACGATAATGATGGTTATTATGTGATTGACGGTAAGGGATATTGGTTATGTGATATTCCCGCCGAAAATGACGATAAAACGAACAGTTTATCGTGCGAAATCGTATGCGAAGAACCCGTCATTTATAACGGACTTGAACCAAGCGTGTTCTTGGCGAAGTTCTATGACGAGGCTGGGAAAGAAATCGCGGCAAGCCCACAATGGAGTATTAACTGTGATTTTAAGAATGACCTTGATATTCAGTACATAGATAATTCAATCAGTATTTCTGTCAACAACGAAAAGTTGCTCAATAAATCGTTTGAGTTATCATTAAGTGCGTTTGAATACGAAACAGCCAAGTTAGTTGTCACGATTAAAGGATTTCTGTAAGGAGGGGCGGATATGAATATGAAGAAAGATACTTCCGAGCGCGGAAAATTCAAAAATAAAATCCATAATGCCCTCTACCATAGTGACGGAATTAAAGAAGTATTACTTGGTGACGTTTCGGGGATGACTTCAAGCGAGGTGCGAAAATTATTTAAGGAACACGTCAAGTCGCACCTATTTGTTGATGAAGTCATACAAGATACGCAATCCTATATATTTTATGACGTGGCTTTAACATATATGAGAGAGAATATAAAAACTTGCACGGTTATGATGTATGTCGTGTGTCACCGCGACATACTTGATAATTATTCAAAAGAGGGTTATTACGGAAACCGCGCGGATATTCTTTCACAAATGGTTGAAGATTGCCTAATCAATGATGAAAAAGTGGTGCGAGATTTCGGCATTGGGGATTTGAAATTGGACGGCGTAGAACCCTTTAATGGTCGTTATTTATACGGATGCGTTATGACATTCGTAGTGCCTAACTTCCGATGAGATTTGATTACGGTACACAAATCTCTCCATTCCCTATTCCGCTGTCTGTGGGAATGTTGAGGAAACCTAAACTGCGGGACATTGCAGACCCAAAATCTAAGCCGGCAATGTCATTTACGAAGTTTATGTTTTATGAGTTTTTAATCTCTATGACCCCCAAAGAATTTTTTACAAAAGCCGAGGTTGAAAAAGGACAGGAATTTTGGGATTCTCTGTCCGAAGAAGAAAAGCGCGAGTTGACTGTATATGATTTAATACAACTCAATCCAACATTAATGCAAAACTTCTTGGAAGTGTTCAACTTCTTTTTCGAGGAAACGGTTTTATTTGTTGAAGGAGTGTTTGTTTTGGTTAATCCAGACAAGGATTATTCGATTGATACTCCGCAGCGTGAAGATATTGTCGGGGTTATAGATTCACATAACTTTTCGGAAATCTTGAACTATATACAGCAAGTGTGTTGTATTGCAGAGGAGGAAGAAGAAATCCCCAAGTTCAAGAACAAAATCGCGGAAAGATTATACTATCAAATCAAAGAAGGCGAGCGAGAACGAAATAAAAGGGCAGATAAGAATTTAACTTTGCCCAATGTAATTTCGGCGGTGACTGCTAAACATTATTCCCTGAATTATACAAACATTTGGGATTTAACTATTTTCCAGTTATTGGATAATTTCGGGCGTATGCGTGAAGGGTCTATTTATGAAATTGAATGGACGAGAGTTGCCGTTTGGGGCGACGAGAAAAACACGTTTGACCCCGCTCGGTGGTATAAAAATGATTTTGATAAAAAATGAATCCTCGCGGATTCACTAAACACGAGCCGAAAGGCTCTTTTTTAATACTCAAATATAACAAGGAGGAAAACTATGGATATTAACAGAGCTAATAGACAAGTGGCTGATGTTCTGATTCAGGATAAGAAAACCAAAGCATTATTCCTTGATTTTAAGACTGCAAATACAACCACAACAAATATTAGTGCTGATAGCGTATATGCAAAAGCGAAGGGTTCAAACCGTATTGCGTTCCCGAACTCTCCTGAAGGTACGCTAACTATCGAAGCACAGGTATATCCTTTCAAGATGTTCGCTTTATTTAGCGACGGTAAGATTGATACTACTGCTGTATATGGTGAAACTCAAATTATTAAGGCAACTACTGCTGGTGAGCTTTCAATCACAGTTCCAACCAATGGAACAATTCAATCTGGCACTTTATTTGCATATCCAGCCGATTCCGCTGGTGATGAAACTGCTGTAATCGCTGGTACTTTTGCAGAAGGCAAATTTACCGCCACAACTGCTGGTGATATTGCAGTAGACACCGAATATGCTGTAAGTTATATTCTTAACCGTACTGGTGTTAAGAAAGTTGCTTTCAATTCAAAGAGAACTCCAAAGGATTACTTTATTACAATGTCAACTGTTGACAAGGATGAAGATGGCGTTCTGACACCATTCAAGCAAACTTTCTACAAGGCTACACCTCAAAGAAACTTTGAGATTGCTTTGAGTTCTGACGGTGAGCCTGTTTCCATCTCAGCTCAGTTCACGTTACTCGAAGATGCTAATGGTGATTTCGTTGATATGATTGAAATTGAGGACGATGCTGAATAATATTTGAATTTAAGCCGTGATGAGTTTGTCTTGTCACGGCTTTTTTATTAAGGATGATTATATGTCAACTTTGAAATTTCAAAGAGAAATTGGAGATAAGGTGGACACATTTGACCGTAATTTAATTATTATCGACAGAGAAATCCGCCCTAAAATTGCCCACAAAAATGGGAAACCATATAACCTCAATCAAAAGTTTTACAAATATAGATGTTTGGATTGCGGTAACGAAGATTGGTCTGTTGAGTATGTTTTGGGAGAGAAAATGCACTGTGGATGCAATGCTTGTTGCCATCCACCCAAAAAGGTTGTCGTGGGAGTAAACGATATAACAACTACCGCACCGTGGATGGTGAAATACTTTCCAAAAGGAATAACGGAGGCTCAGAAATACACAAAATATTCAAATGAAATTGTCGAATTAGTATGTCCCGATTGTGGCAGGGTTTATAAAAAGCAAATTAAGGCTTTTTGCTCGGCAAAGACATTGGCTTGTGTTTGCGGTGATGGAATTAGTTATCCTAATAAGTATATGTATGCGCTATTAGAACAATTAAATATCTGCTTTGAAAAAGAGAAATCTTTTTCTTGGTCAGAGTCAAAAAGATATGATTTTTATATAAATGATAATGAAAAAATAATTGTTGAGATGAATGGCAAACAACATTACTCAAAGCCAATAAATCCCAAAGCGCGGACTTTAGAAGAAGAACAGGAAAACGATAGATATAAGAGAAAAATTGCTTTTGAAAATGGTATTGACAAATATTTTTCTATTGATTGCTCGGAATCCGATGGTGATTTTATAAAAAATAATATTATTAAATCTGGGCTACTCGAAAGCCTAAATGTTTCTGAGGAACAAATAGACTGGCAAAAATGTGATGAGATTGCAACTTCAAATCTTGTAAAAGCAGTTTGTGAATACAAAAAAGCAAATCCGCATCTTACAATACCAGAAATTGCAAAATACTTCAAAACTGCATATGGTGTAGTTCAAAACTATATAAAGAAGGGCGCGAAATTGGGCTGGTGTACCTACGACATCAATGAGAGCCGGCAAATTTTAGAATCCCAAAATCGCATAGACCATAAACAAAAGCCTATTTATTGCATAACGAATGATACTTATTATCGCAGTTCTGGCGTGGCAGAAAAATCGCTTTCTACTCCCCGCCAAACATTTTATTCAAGACAAATTCGCAAGTCCATCCAACGCGAACAAAACTACTTAAATCACAAGTTTATATATATAACCCGCGCAAAATTCAACGAAGCCAAAATCCTATACCCGACCAAAACTGTTGGCAATCCGTTCAGATAGGAGAAATAAAAATGATTAAAAATTGCAGAGTAACGCTCAATAACGAGTGTGTAACTGTGGTTGATTTTGAAGGAATTGACGTGCAACTTCCCGCGATTGGTCGTAAAGCGAACCAAATTAAAGTGAAATATCAAGACGGCAAATATACCGTTGTACCCGATGACTATACTGAGGCAGTAGAAGAAGTTAAGGAAGTTACAGTCGAGGAAACAAAATCGAAACCAAAGAGAAAGAAAACAAAGAAAACAACAAATGAAACGCAAGAATGATAATATGCCGAAGTTAGTTGTATTAAGTTTATATAAGGGAGATGATACCTACTAATTATCGGTACGTCTCCCTTTTCTTTTTGCGTTTAATGATAGTCAAAATTAAGGAGAGAATTAATGAAAACATTACAATTTAAGTCATTAGAAGATGTGTTTGATTGTTATGGGCGGGAAAATCTCATAGCAATCGACTACTTACCGCAAATTATTTTCTACACAACAAAAGGTGTTCAACCAAAGTTTGTAATTGAAAATGAAACCAAGCCCGGCAGAATATCTTGTTGGTTTCTAAAATCTGAGTCCGCTTACATTTACAAACAATGGCAAAAGCACAGTTCAAAGAAGAAATGAATATAGGGAAACTATTTGAAACACAAATAAAGAAATCCGTGCCGGGCTATGCCCTACTTTATCGCTTGCCCGACCCGCCGCAATCGTTTGGCGGAGGCAACTTACGATTTAGCAGCCGCAACCCATTCGACTTTTTGCTTTGGGATTCAACTAAACGCATCTTATATGCATTAGAAATGAAAACCGTGGCGGGAAAATCAATTTCGTTTGAGAGAACCAAAGAGGAAAAAGGTGAGATACATTTTCACCAAATCGCGGGATTGAATGAATGGAATGAGTACGACGGAATTATTTGTGGTTTTGTAATTGAGTTCCGCAAAATCGAAACGACGGTTTTTATTGAAATATCTGAGTTCAATAAACTCATAAATGCGATACCCAAGAAAAGTTTTAATTATGACGATTTGGAGAAATATGGTGTTCAGTATGTGATTATTGAACAGCAAATGGCGCGGACTCGATATACATACAATATGGATAAATTCTTACAGAATTGTAATATTTAAGCCTGTGGCTTGCTCTACCGCGATTTTAGGCTAAAAACGTTAAACTATATTCCTAAAATAAAAATGCGATACAGAGCAAATTTCGGCGTTTTAGAGCTATTGTGTGTAAATAAAATATTAGTTTGATTGAACCGTGCATTTGGCGCGGGTTTTTTATTAAGAAAGGAAGATGAAAATGTTTAAGATAAAGGATAACTTGGATATTGTTGCGTATGGCGCGGCAGTTCAAGAAATAGCGCAAAAATTCTTTGACGGAGATGGAAATTATGCTCCGCATATTGGAAAAGCAAATGCTATGTTGGTTTTTTATAACTATTTCGTAACAGAAAGTAAATTCAATGATATCCCCGCCGAGGAATTTGATACTGACCAATTTTTCGCGGACGAGGAATTTTTAGAGGAATACAACAAAGCATTAACCGATAACCAAAGAGTAAGATTTAATTTTGGAAATGCTTATGCCGATGCTTTGGAGATTGTTAATACAAGAAAGTCGTCTATTTATACCATTATAGACAGGATTCAGGCAGGACTTGAAGGACTTGTTGATAAAATTTCCCCTGTGATTACGGAAGAAAATTTGAACAAACTTGCAAAAATTTCTGACGATGTTGCAAAGGGTGATTTGAGTGCGGAATCCGTATTGAAAGCGATAGGTAAATAAAATGCCCACAGCAAGAAATATGACACAGTTAAACCAAATGCTTATGCGTTCACTAAAGGACTCTATGAAAAAGGTTAATAAGAAAGCAAAAAAGGATATGCAAGAGGCAACTTCGTGGTTTTATAAAGGCAAAAAGCCTGTGATGTATGTTAGAACTGGCGAGCTGGGGAAAACTCCAAAGACAACCTATAATGAGAGCCAACAATTCACAGATGGAGGAGAGGTTTCTTTTACAGCTTATTTAGATACTGAACATAATTATTCGACTGGCGATAAACCAAATATGGAGCAAGCGTTGGAACTTGCGGATAAGGGCAAGCGTTGGATAGTTTCGAGCGGACATTGGGCAAGACCAACCGTGGGAAACAAAGAATTTTGGCAAAGAGCAAAAGATAATATTGAGAAAGATTTCAATGATACATTGAGTATGACTTTTACTCCAAAATAAAGAGGTGATTTTATGGCGAAAGCTGGTAGGTCAACTGTATATAACGATTTAACTTCCGAGGAAAAGTTAGCGAAGGCTAACGAAGAAAGTCTTGACCTTGAAGAAGATTTTCTTGAACATTTAGTTTCTGTTGATAGAGCTGAAACTACAATTACTCAGTACCGCGCGGCATTACACATTCTTTGGTGTTGGAATTTAGACTATAACAAAAATAAAAGTTTTGTTGAAATGAAGAAACGTGAGGTGTCTAAATTTCAGAATATGGCATTGAATGAATGGGGTTGGTCGCCAAGAAGAATGAGATTTGTAAAATCTGTTATGCGTAGTTTAGAAAATTTCATAATCAAAATTCTTGATGACGAATATCCAAATTATCAAAGAATATGGGATAAGATTGAAAATCCCGTCAACGAAGCTGTGCGAGAACAGCCGGTTTTTACAGATGAAGAGTTGGAAGATTTACTTAATAAACTGGTTGAAAAGAAAGAATATATGAAAGCCTGTGTTTTAGCATTAATGATATATGGCGGAAGAAGAAAGGCAGAAATCCCGCGCTTTAAGGTTTCTTATTTTAACAAAGAAAATTTAATTTGCGAAGGAGCATTATACAAAACACCTGAAAAGATAAAAACCAAAGGTCGCGGGCAAAGAGGGAAACTCTTATACTGCTATACTCTTGCAAAACCATTCCAACCTTATTTGGATATGTGGTTAGAGGAACGTGTTCGATTAAATATTACGAGCGATTGGTTATTCCCTATGTATAAAGATGGCAAATGGCTGGACGAGCCAATGAACACTACAACAATGGACTCGTATTCGAGAACATTTACAAGATTGGCTGGTAAACCCTGGTTTCCCCACCTTTGTAGGCATCGTGCAACCACGAGATATGTTGAAGCTGGAATCCCCGCGAACGTCATTAAAGATATATTTGGATGGTCTGATGTTAGTCTTGTTGATGTATATTCTGACCTTGAGGCGGAAAATACATTTGACAAGTATTTCGGAGCTGAAGGAATCAAAAAAGTTGAACAAAAGGGATTAGAGGATTTGTAATGAAAAATTTATTCGCCTACAAGGGCGATTTTTTATTTTAGAGAAAGGAGGTTTTTATGGCTAATAATTTTGAAGCTATTATCAAAGCGAGATTAGATACCTCTGGCGTAGAAAATCAAATCAAAAACGAAATCAATAATCGCCAAGTAAATTTACACAATGTAACTGTCAACACTGCGAATCTCATTCAGCAAATTCAAGAAGCGTTTAGCAATCATACGTTTGCAATAAATGTCAATAGCGCAAATGTTCAAAATGTTGTTCAGCAAATGGGCAATATTGGACAATCGGCGGGGCAGCAATTCGCGCAGAATTTTAGCGGAGAAATACATCGAATTACGTTGAACAACGGTGGGCTTGGTGATGTCGGCAATTTATTGCACCAAATGGGTCTTGACCAAAACGCAATCAATAATGCTACGCGGGGATTGCAGAATATGGTCGTTTCGATTGATGAGATAAGAACCCGCCAGTTGAGCAACGGAAATATTAGTATTCGATTAACTGGTGTCGATGAGTTAAATCGCGGAGTTGAAGTTCTTAGGGTATTTGAAAATGAAACCGGTGATATTATTCATTCTCAAAATCAGTTTACTCAGTCCTTTGAGCAAAGAAGGCGGGCGGTTGAAGAATTTAACAGTTCTTTACAAAGAGCTACTAATGCTTTGGCTAATGGCGATATTGGCGCACAAATAAGTAAAGTCCAACAATCATTTTCTGCGGTTAGTGGTAAAGTTGATTCCGCGCAATTAAGTGAAGCTACATATCAAGAATTACACAATACTTTGTTACAAGTTGAAACAGACCTTGAACATTTGAATACGCTTGAACAAACATTTGCTAATTCTGGTAATTTAACATCGGAACAACTTGTTGCACATTTCAATGATTATGAGTCTACTTTGAATAGAGTGCGGAATAGTTTAACAACTGTAAATAATACTCAGAGGCAGTTTGCTACATCTATCGAAGTGACGACTTTGCGTAATCAAATGGAATCTTGGCTCAACAAAAATTCAAGAGCAGCAAAAACATATGGGCAAATAGTCCGCAATTTAATTAACCAACTTGATTCTGCGACGGCAAGTGGAAACGTTCACAAGAACACTCTTAATCAGCTTAGAAATTCTTACAAAGAAGTTGACAGTGCTGCTTCTGCGGCAGGGCTAAAAGGTAAAACATTTGGAGATAGTTTAAAAGGTGCGGTTTCGAGTATTACAAGATATATTAGTGCTTCAACACTTATTTATTCTGCTATAAGGGCAGTAAAGACTGGCGTTAGTGATGTTATAAGCCTTGATACTGCGTTGGTTGATTTAAAGAAAACCACTGATGCTACAGAAACTCAATTAAAGGAGTTTTATTATACTGCCAACGATACCGCCAAGCAATTAGGTGTAACAACCAAAGAAGTAATTAGCGCAGCTGCCGAATGGTCGCGTTTGGGATATTCGATTAAAGATGCCGAAACAATGGCTAAAACATCTTCTATCTTTGCTTCTATTTCGCCCGGAGTAGATATTGAAAAGGCTACTGATGGTTTGGTTAGCGCAATGAAAGCGTTTGATATAGAAGCCGATGATGCACTTGATGGAGTTGCAAGTAAAATAAATGCTATTGGTAACTCACAAGCAGTTTCTAATGAAAACATTGTTGACTTTTTGACCCGTTCATCTTCGGCAATGAAAGAAGCAAATAATACGTTAGAGGAAACTATTGCGCTTGGTACGGCAGCAACAGAAATCACAAGAGATGCTGCATCTGTTGGTAATGCCTTGAAAACTGTTTCAATGCGTATTCGCGGTTACGATGAAGAAACCGAAGAATTTATTGGTGGCGTAGAAGTATTAAATGGTGAAATAGCAGAACTCACAAAAACAGCTAATCATCCAGGTGGAATCTCATTATTTAGAGATAAAGATAAAACTGAATATAAATCAACAACTGAATTATTAAGAGATATTTCGGATATTTATGATGAACTTACAGACAAACAACAAGCAGATTTGCTTGAAAAACTTGCCGGTAAACGTCAAGGACAAATCATCGCAAGTATCATCGGAAACTTTGGCGCAGTAGATAAATCTCTTGACACTATGGCTAATAGTGCCGGCAATGCAGAAAACGAAATGTCAATTATTATGGAGTCGCTTGATTACAAAATTAATGCGCTCAAAGAAACAGGAGTGGGTATTTTTCAAAATATTTTCCAAACAAATGAAATGGGAGCTATTATTGATTTACTCACTGGATTATTAAATGTACTTGATGGATTAACAAGTACATTTGGACTTTTAGGAACGGCAATGATAGCAATTCCTATAGTCGCATTTATCAAGAACTTCGGTTACTCCAACAGGAGTATAACGCTACCCAGAGGCGTTAATTGGTCTATTATGGGGAAGATTTATCATAATGGCGAGAAAATCAATTCCATAAGAAGAAAGTTCTAAAACAACAAAAGGAGAAATTGCTTGAAGTCATAATGCTCACTACACAAATTTAGTTGCAATTATTGAAAACACTTGCGAAAATGGCTTAACTAAGCCATTATTTATTTGCAGTTATTTGCAATTATAATTTGTAGCCGAAAAATAAGGCAAATAGTCAAACCGCCGTGTACGGGAGTGAGATTTCTACGGTTAAAAAATAACGCCGGACAGATATATAATTGATAACGAGCAGCGCACCCATTGAGTGTATTCTTTGACTATATAATCCGATAGGTAGAAGTTGTGAAAGCAATGTCGGGATAAAAGTCTTAACAATGGGAACGTTCAGAGGACACCATTCCTTATAGTAGATAAAAGCCTTATTTTATTTGCTATTAACGTATGTTCCAAACACAAAAAAGACCGTCCAGAGTGAACGGTCTATAATTAAAAATCACTTTTACAATTATTACAATGCCATTGATGTACGAGTTTGCTTGCCGCGAAAATGCCAAACGTTATTCCGTGTACTAATTTTGAAGATTTAGAAATCTTTTTAATATTAGTTGATTGACAATATGGACATTTAATTAACGGTTTAGATTGTTTTTCTTGTGAAGTTATAGGATTTAGTATTTTATGATATGTCATTTTGCCGCAATTAACACATTCGCCAAACTCTGTTATTTGGTCGTTCATTATGCGTTGATTTGAGATATTATGTTTACAATTAGGACAAGTTATTTTGATTGTCCCTATTATTTTAGAATATTCACTCATATTAGCTCACCTCTTTTTAATTATAACACAGTTATAATAATAATGCAATTAAAACTTCTGGGTTTAGAGGGAGCTGCAAATATAAATCTCGTCAGAAACGCTACTGTTGGTATGGCTGAAAGTGACCTTTCTGCTACTTTAGCGAAAACGAGTTTAACTGCCGCAGAGCAAGCACAAATTTTAACGGAGTCTGGTCTTTCTGCTTCGCGAGCAACTATGATTGCTTCTGCAAATACAATGAGTGCAAGTGATTTATATGCGGCATTAACCAAAACATCTTTGGTAGAAGCAATCACTGCCGAATCCCTTGCTGAGAGTGGATTAACACAACAGCAAATAGCTGCCGCAATAGCGGCTTCAAATCTAAACGCTACAAATTTAGCTTTAATTATATCTACTTCTGGATTGAACGCTGAACAGCAAATTTCAATTTTAATGAATAAAGGAATGTCCGCAGCGGAGGCAGAAGCCGCTGTTTCAACCGCTGCACATTCGGCGGCAAATGTAGCTGCTACTGCTACAACTTCTGGATTGTCTGCGGCAACAGGTGGATTAACTGCGGCTCTTAACGGATTAAAGGTGGCTTTTTCTTCGCATCCAATTTTGCTATTTGCTACCATTGCAGCAACGGCGATTGCTGTGATTGTTTCATTGGTAAGCAAGATTAAAAGTGCCTCTGAGAGATTAGAAGAAAGTGCCAGTGAGGTTAAAGAGTTACAGGATAAAATATCTGGACTTAATGATGACCTAAATACTACTAAAAAACGTATTGATGAATTATTAAGAAAAGACACTTTAACGATTGTTGAACAAGCCGAACTTAGTCGTCTAAGAAAGGTCAACGCTGAACTTGAAAAACAAATTGCTCTTGAAAAAAAGAACTTAGAAACTGCAAAAGGTAAAAATGAAAAGAATTTTGTAGATTCGGTTAATGAACAATTCAACCAGCAAAATCCCTTGGCGGGCGGCGGCGCATATATGTCTAATGAAGATTACTTCCGTTTTATGCTTGGTGAATATCTTAACCCTACCAACGAAAAGACCAAAGATGTAGCAGAACAATGGTTAGATGAGTTTGTTCCTAAACTTAATGAATTAAGAGAAAAAATAGCTGATTATGATTATACTACTTTGTCAGACGATGCTAAAGCAGCTTATGACAAAATAATGGATGTGCAAAACGCCTATTTAGCTGCAACATCTGATAACTTTGATTTGGTATTTAAAGATATTTTTAATTCAGACCGTTTTGCCAAAGGTAGAGAAGAATTAGAAAAAGCTGCAAAAGATGGTTTAACAGCCGCAGAAGTTGAAAATTTATATAATAGCAATGATGATGTAAAAGCTATGGTAGATAATATGAAGGATGTCGGTCTTATTACCGACACAACTTCTGAATCTTTTAAAGGGCTTGCCGCTCAAATTGAACAAGCAGAACAAGTGACTGGCTCGATAGCCTCAGATGCAAAAGTGGCATTTAGCGATTTAATATCAAACGAAAATGTCCAAGAAGTCGTTAATGGATTTAAGACAAGGCTTACCGAATTATCAGATGCACTTGAAGGAATTAAAAACGGAGATTTATCAGAGAGCGATTTAATTGATTTATTTGAAAAGTTCCCCGAACTTGCTAACCGCACAGATGACTTAGATGTAGCATTAGAAGAACTTATTAATAGCACCCAAACTGAAATTGATAATCAATTTGAGAGTTGGGCAAAGAATATGCCAACCAGTGAGGATGCAAACAGCCTTAATGCAGTAAAAGAATCACTTGATGGGATTGCAAGTAAAGCCATAGGAATTAAAGTACTTTCAGCAGAAATTGAAAAATTGTCAAATGATTTAGATGATTTACAATCTGTTGTTTCGGACATTCAAGATATTCAAGAAAACTTCAATGATAATGGCTATTATTCAACGGATGATTTACAAAAATTATTAGAGCTTGAACCCGAATATTTAAATCTTTTAATTGACGAAAATGGTCAAATTAATACTAATTCCCAGGCATACAAGAATTACATAGCCGCAAAAGCTAAATCTCTATTATTAGACCAAGTTACGTCTTTATATGAATCTATCTTGAATATGAGTGTTGAAGAAGCCCAAGCCTATGCGACTGCAAAAGCATATGATGAAGAATCTAATAGTATCGAAAGCCTTACAAAACACTATTATGCTTTAGCCCAAGCAAAAGATGTAGCAAATAAAACTACGGCTTATACAGATGCTATGAAACAGTCGTTTAATACTGTTGCCAATTATGCTGCAATTTACGACAGTTGGCTTAGTAGTTTAAATTCTTCGACAAATGAGTTCACAAGTAAAACTAATGGCGCAACATCCGCCCTCGAATCCCAAAAAGATGCGCTTGAATCGCAGAAATCCGCACTTCAAGATTACAAGGATGGTTTAGAGGATGCCAAAGATGCTCTCGAAGATTACAAAGATAGTTTAGAGGGTGCGCAGGACGATATTCAATCTTTAATTGACCTTACAATCGATTATATTAAACAAACTAAAGAAAATGAAAAATCCGCACTTCAAGATAGTATTGATTCCTTAGAGGATAAGAAATCTGCACTCGATGACCAAAAGGATGCCTATTCTAAATTAATTAGTAAACGCAAAGAGGAAATCGAGGCTTTATATGAAGAAAAGAAAGCACAGGATGAATTATCCGAAAAGCAAAAGTCCGCCGCCAAAGATGCCCTCGCACTTGCAATCGCGCAACTCGACGACAGTTCTGCCGGCAAAAAATCTCAAAAACAAGCCGCCGACAATTACGCCGAAAGCAGCAAAGACCTCAAAGACTATCTTGACGAGCAGGAAAAAGATAAACGTATTTCCGCGCTTGAAGAAGAAGAAACAAGATATTCAGAAATGATTGAACAGCGCAAGGCTGCTATTGACGCGCAAGTTGAACACCTTGAGTCCAAGATTGACGAGATAGACGCTTATCTTGATAATTCCCGCAAGTTATATGAAGATGCTTGTCGTATGATTGACAATGATAATGGCACTTTGTATAGCAATTTATGGAATTATACTTATACTTATACAACTAAAACCCGCGCAGAGTTTGATTATCTATGGAGTAGCGCACAAGCCGCGATTCAGAGATATAAGGGCGACAACGATACTCTTATCGGTACAATGGAATTTTTACAAGGTAAAATTTATGATACCGATAGACAAATTAATGACCTTAACACGCAAATTGATAATTGTGAAACTCAAATAGGTTATCTTGATGACGCTATTAGTTCTACAAGTGATGCTATTAGTGCAACTTCGGATTCTATTGACAGTGTGTCTGGTAGCCTTGATGGTTTGGGTAATAGTATTTCTGATTATATAAACAAGTTAAATCAGCTTACAGGCATTAACGTTGGTGGAACTGATAATAGTGATACAACCCCAAAATATTTGGGTCACGGTTATGATGCAGCAAGTGGCAATTATTACTATAAAGTCAAATTCCGCGGCAGAGATTATTATGGTTATGTTGGCGACAGTTCTGACACTACTTCGGTAAGAGAACGAGCTTATAATGCCATAATGAAAGAGGTTTATAAGTATAACAATTTCAATGACGTTAATCCGCTGTTGTTCAAAAACGCCATCGTTAATCATCACGCTAAAGGTACACGTCATTCTGCCGGTGGAGTATCAGTCACCCAAGAAGAAGGTTTAGAAGCCATTTTTGGCAAACTCAGTCAGGGTCAATATACTATGATGCCGCAAGGCTCACAAGTATTTAATGCAGGTATGACCGACAACTTATGGAAGTTTTCTTCTGACCCGCAAAAATTCATCTCAGACGTTATCGGCAAAATGAGCAGTTTCTTATCTTCAAGTTACGGCAATTTTGCAGACAGCGCAAGAGGTGTGACAAACAAGGTAACGAAGTACGGCGGCGATGTGACACTAAGTTCCGCGCCAGTCTATCACATCTACGGCAACATAGACAAAAACACATTAAGCACAATGGACAAGCAAGAAAGACAGAGATACGAATTGTTCAAAAAGCAATTTATGTTAGAAATGTTAAGAGAGAAAAATAATTTATAAGAAAGGAAGTGGGTAAACAATGGGCAGATTTGATATTTTTGAATATGCCGGCAAAAGTTCGAGCATATACAATCTTGTTTCCTGCGAAATAAATAAAGACTATCAAAGCATAATTTCGGGTGCTGAATATGAACCCACCGTTGATACCCTCCCCCATTCTGCAAGTCAATTACTCTTGGGGCTTGATTATTCTAACAAGCCCCTTGAATTTGATTTGGAGATAATTAATCCCGACGAAAATATTCCTTATACCCAAGTTGAGGAAATAAAGGATTGGCTATTTGGTCAAAATGGTTGGAAGAAATTTGTTGTAATAAATGAGAGGCAAGATTATTATTTAAGAGCGTTATTAATTCCAAGTGAAGATATAATGGATGTTAATGGATATAGAGGATTTAGATGTAAGGTAAGAAATGATAGTGGATTTTGGTATCGAGATGAAAATATTGATTTACCGCTAAGTTTCACTGATGGAGTAAACACAGGAATTTCTACTATAAAAAAAACTATAAAATTGAACGGTTTACCTGATAGAATGGAAATTAATCCAAAAATTAGTTTTAAGACAGTTCCGTTAAAAAGGAGTAAACATACCGCAACAATACAATGTGCCGTTCCTGGTAAACTTACAATTACAGATACATCTGGTAACATACTGGAATATGTAGTTGTAGCACACGATGATGGGTTTACTAACAAAATCGCCGGAGAATATGATACTGAAACAAATATTTTTACGGCAACCACATCCGAAAATTTAGTTGTTGGAACTTATTATTATGTTGCTTATTGGATTACGGATAATCCGTCGAGCGAGGATAAATGGAACGAAGGAACTACTTTTTTGTTGAAAATTTTTAATAAATCAAATGATTCTGTAATGGCGCTTGATGGAAATGCAGATGAATTTTCTGTAGTTGCTGATTGTAAATATGGAACTTATAAAAAGATTATAAATGGAGAATCAATTATAAACAACTTAAAATATCCTCCTTATATTGATAATTCAACAAAATACTCAAATTTATTGTATTTATCAAGAGGTGAAAATGTTTTCCAAATTTCTATGCTATTGACAACAAATCTTGCGATGAGTAAATATTCTTGGAGTTGGAATTATTTTGGTGCTATTGATAATAAAATAACTGTTTCATTTACATCATTACATAGAATTGGGGGATTTTAATGAAACGATTAAATAAAATCCCCAATGTTATTTTGTATGAGATGAATAAAAAAGACCCTATTGGTGTATTAAGAAATATAAATGGATTTGAGTGTGATTATCATTTCAATTCTACCTCTGAAATCAAATTTGAAATCCCCAAAAAAATATATAATAGCGAAACATATCAATGGATAGATAATCCACGCTATGATGACATAAAACCAGATATGTTATTGTATTTAACAGACCCTACTGAACAATATAAGTTTAATGGCAGCCCTATTCTAAATGATAGCGAATATTCTCTAAAAAGTAAAAGTGATACCACGCCAAGACCTTTGACAAATATGAGATATAACGTTAATGGTGGTTTAAACAATTTTGAAGTTCAAGAAGAAACGTTATTGTTTGATTTAGGGTTGTCAAAGGGTTATTCTTGGGAGTGGCAACATTACTTTGATTCTCACAATCAGTATGCCGAGCAAAAAGCTCTGACAGATAGTTCGCAATATGAAGGGTATTATGGATATAAACATTTGTGCTGTAATAGCTTTATTCCTGTTGAGAATGGAGATATTATAGCCATAAGGTCGGGAGCAACTGGAAGTCCAACTTTTATTTATCGTGGTTTTTTTTATGATGATAATGATAGTACAACTATGAGAAGAAATCTTCTCCATAGTGAAGATAATTCATATGTGCAGCCAAACCCCATAAGTCGTATTGGAGTAAACGATTTGCAAACAAAAAAACATAGAAGGGCTGTTGAGATAATTGCTACGAATAATGGTTCAATAACTGTAACCGATATTGATGGAATACCTTATAATATTGGTGTTGCAGAAAATATACATAGCAGTGGTATAAAAGGAACATCGAACGGAAACGTATTTACTGCAAATGACCCAGAAGATATTGTTGAGGGAAAAAAGTATTATGTTGGTTATAACGTGGATGTTTCTACTAATCTTTCTACGGGATATATGCGATTTGATTGCGTGGATATAAAAGCCACAAAAACATCGAAACAATGGACGTGGCATTTAATGCCAGAAAATTATGTGCAAATATATAGCGGATTAAGAAATGTAACCAAGTTTAATGTTGGAGAAAAAACATCTTATGCTATTAAACAAGTTTGGTGGGTTATAACTAATACAGAAGAAAATAATGATGGTATCAATAAAACAAAAACTGTAACTGCAAAATCTTATGAACATATTCTTACACAAAAAACATTTTCACTTTCTGAGGGAACTATGCCATTGTTTTTCCCAAATAAAATCTACAATTTGATAACTTCTTCAAGTTGGCGTAGAGATGTTTGGGAAAATAACGGAATAAAGTATGAATCAACAGCCCCACAAAGATGTAATCGTGGCGTGTTAAATCAAATATTAGATTATATGCCAGAATGGAAAATTGGATATGTTGATTCAGAGATAAAATCAAATGTTCCCGCAGCGACGTTATGCTGTAAATATCGTAGTTTGGACGAGGTAAATAATGAGGTTGTTTACTCTTTCTTAATGAATGAAGTCGAAAAAGCCTATCAATGTTTCTTTATCTTTGATAGTGAGAATATGACAATAAATATAATCAGTGGAAATCCTACTTCTATAGATAAAAATGGTGCGCCACAAAAAGATGGTATGGTTGGTTCTTCTTCTAATATTATATTAACTTGGAGTAATGCAATTAAGAAAACAAATATTAAAGCAACGGAAGATAGAGCCGTTACCGCACTTAGGGTGCATACAGCCGATGACCAATATGGTATGGGTTTGATTAATCCAACTGGTAATAATATTCTTTATAATTTTTCTGCTTATAAGTCTCAAATGCAATACATTGCTGATTCTGATAAAAACCGCACTTTATGGGAGGCTATTCAAGCGTGGCAATCTGCATATGATAGTGTCAAGTCTGATTATCAATCAGCAGCACAATCGTATGTTGGTAAACTTCTTGAAATAATACAAAATGAATCCTCAATTTCAGAATCTCTTGCTCAATATAGAAGTGTTGCAGATAAAATCAATATAGGTGCGGAATCACAAGGTATAACAAATAGATATGTTGATTATCCAATTTATTATTCTGTCATAAATTTAGACGTAACTGAAAATTGGAGAAAACCTCACGTTGCAGACTTATATAGTGCTTCAAAAAACTATTACGAAGCATTAGCAAAAAGAGATAGTAATATAGACATAAAAGATTCAAATTATAAAACTATGAGAAACAGTAGGTATTTATTAACTATGGATTATAAGACTGCTGTTGCCAATGAGGGTTATGCTATCTTATCTCCAAAAGAAGTATTAGAATTGCAAAAATTCATAGTTGAGGGCGACTGGACTAATGAAAACGCTGTTTTTTCTGAGAACTTTTCCGCAGGAGATATAATTAGTACATTAAAAAGTGTATATGCGGAAGCTAAAGTTGACCACGATAATTATATTTCTCAACAATGTTATGAGTTTGATGTTTCTTCAACCAATATTATGGATTTGGATGGTTTTGAGAAGAACTTAGATGATTTGACTTTGGGAAGAATGGTTACTCTGCAACTGAATAACGGTGATTGGCAATTCCCGATTTTGATGGGTTATCACATCGACCACGCGGACGATAGTAACTTCTCAATGACATTCGACACAAATTATTCTAATAAGCCGCTCAAAAAGAGATTCGCAAAACTATTTGATGCTATTAATCAATCAAGTAGCAGTTCAAATTCTTATACATATGAGGATTAATTATGAAATTAATAAAAAGAAAGGAGGGCTTTTATGAGTTATTCTTATGATGATGTATATGTCTTACACGCTTGGAGAGATAATAGACGGCGCTTAGCATTGACTCAAGGCGATGGATATAGCGGTACAATAACCGATAACGATGTTATTAAAGCACCTCGATTTCAGTTAAGAGATGAGCGTGATGTTATAGAAATCCCGTCATCTGGAAACCCAAGCGTTCAACTTGCAGTTACGCGCTCAAATCACACAGAGGATTTATTGACTTGCACAATCGTAGATAGAGAGAACGGAATTATTTCTTGCCCGATTACAAAATCATTGACAGATGTTGCCGGAGAGGTCAAAGGTGAAATCCGTTTAGTCACCGCCAACTCAGTTACTAAGTTTTATGGTGTGGATTTTTATATTTTCGATGGCGTATCAGATGCAGCAGCGGCTCAGAGTTCACAATTTAGCGCACTTATCGAAGCGTTGCAACAAGTAGGTTTGGTTATTAGTGGCGGCTCATCTGGAACGGTCGCTTTGGATACTGTTATTCAGCATAATGGGACTAAACCCGTGGCGAGCGGAATCATTTATGACTATTTGCAAGGTAACTATCGTCAAATATCTTTTGCTCACGAAAATAATGAGAGTTCATATGATGATGGTGGCGTATATATAGATAATGCCACAGACATAACAAAAATGTATTATGTAAAAAATTCAAATGGAGCAAGAGTTGGTATTCTATTTTGCGTGCAAACTCCGGGATATAATTACGCCGCGCAGGTTAAAATAGATACTTATGGTAATATCACAACCCGTGTAAAAACACAAGAAAGCGGAGAGGCAAATTATACTTGGAAAAGCTGGACGCCTGCTGGAACAACAAGAAACATTCAAGATGGCGCGGTTACAACAGCAAAACTTGCGGATGGTGCAGTAACCTCTGCAAAAATCGGAAGTGGCGAAGTTAAAACAACTAATGTTAATGATGGGGCTGTTACGACCGCAAAAATCGCAGATAGTGCAGTTACCGCAGGAAAACTTGATTCAAATGCGGTTACTACTCAGAAAATTGCTGATAGTGCTGTAACGGCAGATAAATTAGGCTCATCAGCGGTAACAACTGCAAAAATAAATGACGGCGCGGTAACGGCTGACAAACTTGGCTTATCGGCAGTCACAACGGGAAAGATAAATGACGGTGCAGTAACAAACGGAAAACTTGCGGATGGCGCGGTTACTGAAGGTAAAATAGGTAGTGGCGCGGTAACACAAGATAAAATAGCAAGTTCTGCATATGAAACGACCCCGACAAACGGAAGTTCAAAATTCATAACTTCTGGCGGTGTATATACTTTTGCAAATGGTAATTTTAGAAAATACCAATCTATTACTTCAAGCGAAGTGGATGATGCCATAGACCAACAAACATTATATTCTGTTTATTATCAAGGATTTTTTAGCATTTTGTATTGTGTTGTTGGTTCAAGCAATCGCACTCAATATTTACATAAATCAACGGGGGAGGTTTTATATAGAAGTCAATCTTTATCTGATGCTTGGGGAGATTGGAATGATTGGAAATATGTTGCCTCTCAAAATGTTTATAGGAAATCAAGCCGTCCAACCACAAGTAGTGCAAGCAAATTGTGGGATATACGTTGGTACACAGATAGTTCTTCGGTAGAGCATTGTTACCAATTAACAAGTATCGGCGGCACTTCTGAAAACCCTGTATATAATTGGACTGAAATTGCAACTTCCACATCTCTTGCTAATCAAGTTGTTGTATTTTCATATACCCTTACGTCAAATGGGTGGAACACAAATAATGAACAAACAGTAACAAAGCCTTCTTCTTATGTGGTTACAAGCGACGTTATTGCAGACACAGAAATCGACAGTATAGCCTATAATCAATTATGTGCGGATGGTTGCGGCGGAATCTATATTTCGTCCGAGCGAAGCGGCAGTACTCTTACCCTCACCGCCCACGCTCTCAATAACAAGCCAACCGCCAATGTAACTATTCAAGTTACTCTAACGAAAGTGAGTGATTTGAGTGAATAAGAGAAAAAATATAAGTGTCAATAAAACTACAATTTTATCGGCATTTTACACCTCTATTTTAGAGGGTTTGCGTATGCTAACTTGGAGGTGATTTTGATGGCAAGCGTGAAATTATTTGATAAATATGGAAATGAGATAGACCACCTTACTCAATGGGATATGAACGTTTTTTTTGAAGATTACAGATTTCAATTATGATATTGCACCCGTTTGTCATTTTGCAAAACGTTATGATAAAGAAGCGATAACCGTTACCTCTACCCTATCCGATAATACCGTATCTGTTGTAGTGCCGAACATTCTGTTAAGCGACGAGAACAAAAGAGCAGAACCAATAAAAATGTATGTATTTTTATATGAGTCTGAGGAAAAATCGGGAAGAACGATTTATGTTATAGATTTGCCGGTCGAAACGAAACCGAAGCCAAACGATTATGAGTATGAAGATAATGTCGAAGTCGTTCAGTTGAGCGAACTGCGGGTTAAACTCGAAGCACTGATAACGAAAGCCGAGGAAACCATTGATACAAAAATTGATGAGTTAGGCAATTCGTATCAAGCGACAATTACAGAAATCCGCGCCGCGATTCAAGGCGACGTTGAAAATCTCAATACTCAAATAACCAACGCAAATACAAATCTTATAAAAGAAATTCGTGATAACAATATGCAATTAACTTCCGATATTCAAGCCGCAAAATCTCAGCTCAATTCTGAAATAGAATCCGCCTTAAACACACTTTTGAACGGCATTGAAGATGGTAGCCCTAAAGGTATATTTGCAACTGCCGCTGATTTAACAAATAAACCGAGCGGAATTTACTTAATGGTTAATCCCGAGAGCGCGGATAATGGATATATCTTCTATTGGAGCGGAACTGAATTATCAAATAGGTTGTTATATTATGCTGGAATGGTTATTAATAATGGGTCTGTGACTTATGAAAAACTCGCGGAAGATGTAAAAGGGAAATTTTATCGGTTCTTAGATTATGTATTGCTTGCAAATGATTGGGTAGATGGAAAACAAGTTGTAGACATTTCGGATGATTATACAACAACGGCAAAAACAAAAGTAGATATTGAAATTAGTGAAATGACAAATAATCAAATGCTAAGAGATGATTGTGCCGCGATTTACATTACGACAAATGAAGAAAATGACGGCGAACTTTTAGCGCATTATATTGGTAATCCGCCAACTGTGGATATTACCGTACAATTAAATATAGTTGAAACATATTAACGACATCGTGATTCTTATGAATCGCGGTGTTTTTTATTTCAAAAAGAAAGAAGGTTAAAAATGATTATAGGTAAAATTGCTTATGCGGCATCTCCTTCGCAAGAGGATAATCGTGTGTTTGACACACAATCTGCGTTAAATACCTATCTGTCATCTCCTAATGCCAAAGCGGGGCAAGGCGTAAAACTTTTGGACTCAACAAGTGGAAGATATAAGGCTTATATTATTCAGGGTACAACTGGTAATTTTACAACTACACCGATGGGTGCAGGAGATTATGTCGGAAATCAGCTCCCGTCTGTTGCGGATGGAGATACGGATTTAATTTATTTCATTTATAATAGCGAGGATGATATTTACCAACAGTATCGTTTCAATGGTACAAGGTATGTATTAGTTGGTTCTGACAATAAGAAGGCATATGTTGGAAGTTCATTGCCCGCGATTGGCGATACAGATATAGATTACTATATCGGTAACGAGGAAGATGGATTTATTCATTATCGTTATTTTGCCGATGATATAAATGATTATATTGCTGTTGGTGGCGATTCTTACACAAAAGCAGAGGTTGATACATTACTTGATGAGCAAGTAATCTATTACTACTATTTATCTTATGGTACTGCAATCGTGGAAGAAAATGGCGAACAAATTGAAAAGAATAATGTTGTACGTCTTTGGAGATATACAAATCCCGATGATGTTGGTGATACAACAGGAGAAGTAGGAACAGTTGTCACTTGGTTTGAATTACAAGGCGGTGGTGGTGGCGGTTCTTCACAAGCCACAAATATGACATTTGAAAGAATTACTCCCGCGAATATCGTAACTACCGTTGGTAGCGTAGAAACAAATGGCATTATTATCTACGCTTCATTTTCTGATTATGAAACTGGCGGTGAGGCTGTTTCTGCTACATATTCAATCAAAGTAGGAAATAATGTTGTTAAAACTGGTACCGCAATTCAATGTAAGGATAGTAGCGGAAATCAATTATATGACGAGGACAGTAATCCTATTTACAATGTTTTTGATGTTACTGAGTATTGCTCAACTGGTACTCAAACAGTAACAATTTCAATAACTGACGAATATGGAAATATGATTATCCGTAGATGGACGGTGCAGATTATTGATATTAGTATCACAAGTATGTTTGATGATACTTATTCAAGAGTTGCCGGTTCAACTATTAATTTCACATATACTCCATATGGAGCTACATCAAAAACGGTTCATTTTGTTTTAGATGGTGTTGAGATTGGAACGGTAACGACAAATAGTTCCGGCACACAATCAACTTATTCTATTGCTTCAACATATACAACTTATGGGGCGCATTTCCTTGATTGTTATATTACTGCGACTGTTGACGGTGTGCCGATTACTTCAAATCACATTTACAAGGATATTATTTGTTATGCAAATGACGGCGAATTGCCGATTATTGGTTGTATTTATAGATATGATAGATACGGCACTGTTCAAATGAATGAGTATAGCACTTTGAATATCCCATATACCGTTTACGACCCAAGTACAAGTTCTCCCGTTGTTACATTGTCTGTCGATGGCACGGTGGTTAATACTCTTACGCTTTCTTCACATAGCAACACTTGGGCGTTTAAGGGAAGTGAAGTTGGAAGCCATACTCTTACTATTGCTTGCGGCTCAACCTCAGTAACAATCACTGTGAATGTAAATGATTTAGGTTATGATATTAGTCCTGTTACTACTGGTCTTGCTTTTGATTTTGACCCAACGGGAATTACAAATAGCAGCTCAAATAGATTATGGCACGATGCCAACGATAACAGTATTGCCCTTTCCGTTTCTGAGAACTTCGATTGGGATAACGGTGGTTATCAAATTGATAGTGTAACTGGCGAAAGTTACTTCCTTGTTAAAGCAGGAACAAGGGCTACAATCTCATACAATCTGTTCGGAACTAACCCGAAATATGACGGTGCGGAATTTAAGTTGGTTTTCAAAACTGGTAATGTTCGTGATACTGAAACAACATTTTTGAGTTGTGTATCTGATAATATCGGTCTTAAAATGGATGTTCATTCCGCAACGCTTGCAAATAGCGTTAATGTTGCTGACCCATTATGGATTCCTTATAGTGAGGAAGATATTATTGAGTTTGAGTATAATATTAATCCAAGTATTAACGGTTTAACCTACAATCCTTTGATTATGACATATGAGGACGGCGTTCCCTACAAGCCCGCACCTTATTCAAGTGGTACATTTAATACCCTTACGGGAGAATGGAATGGCGGCGCACAGTTACACCAAGATACCCCCGTGCCGATTACTATTGGTTCTGACGATTGTGATGTATATATTTATCGTATGAAGGCATATAGTGTTTCACTTTCTGATTCACAAATTCTCGATAACTTTATTGCCGATGCAAGAGATTCTGAAACAATGGTTAATAGGTATGTAAGAAATCAGGTTTATGATGATGGTGCGCTTACGCCTGATTCGGTGGCAGAGGCTTGTCCTCAACTTCGCGTAATCACTATTGACGCGCCATATTTCACAAATGATAAAGATGAAAAAGTGCCGAATACAACGATAGGATATATGTATAAGGATGGCGATTCTGTTCTTGAAAATTGGAAAGCCGTTAATTGCAAACACTCTGGACAGGGTACAACTTCTAATGACTATGGTTTTGCCGGCAGAAACTTAATGCTATATATGAACGACGATAACACCGTCATTACTCTCGGTGATGATACAACGACCGTAGAAAAGGTTGCATTAACATATAACGGTCAAAATCCGACATCTATCCCTAACAACGTGTTTAATGTTAAGGTGAATATTGCTTCTTCTGAAAACGCTAATAACGCATTATTAGCAAAGAGATACAATGATTATCTGCCTTACAAAATGCCTGCACAAAAGAGGGATAGTAGAGTTAAGAATACAATGGAATTTGTTAATTGTGTTATATTCATTAGAGAGAACGACCCTGATTTATCAAGCCATAGAGAATTTCAAGATACGAAATGGCATTTTTATGCTCTTGGAAATATTGGTGATGCAAAGAAAACCGATAAGACAAGGGTAAATGACAAGAACGACCCGAAAGAATTTGTAATTGAAATTAAAGACAATGGTAAACCTAACTCTGGATTTAATACAGGAACAGGTTCATACCCCATTTCTGGCTCACAATGGGCTGCGGGTAATACAGCATATGATTCACTTTATAATAATTGGGATAGTTCTTTTGAGTTCCGTTATACAAAAGCAGATTATGACCCCAAGAATAACATTACAAGTGTACAAGCCGAAGCCAACAAACAAAAATGGCGCGATTTCTATGAGTGGGTTATTACTGTATCTGACGCTAATTTCCCGACCGAACTTGGTAATTGGTTTGTTGTTGATTCTGCTTTGTATTACTATCTATTCACACACCGTTACACAATGATTGATAACCGCGCTAAAAACTCATTTTGGCATTGGAGTAAGGTTTATATTACCGAAGCCGAAGCCGCTGAAATGGGAGAAACAGAAGCAAGTTACTACACTGTTGATAATGCAAAGGCAGCCATCAACGAGGGTTATCGCTTTGAAATGTGGGGTTATGACTTTGATACTGCGCTTGGTATCAATAACTCCGGTGTAATGAGTGAACAGTATCGTTATGGTAAAGAAGATACTGATTACAGAAGTGACGGAGATTCTACATCGGGTTATTTATTTAACGAGGCTACGAGCGTATTTTGGTGCAGACTCCGCGATTTAATGCCTGCGGAAATTGCAAATATGTATCAAACTGTTGCAACAAACAAGAGTAGTGCTTGGGATGCCGAACATCTAATCAATGAGTTTGATAATTGGCAATCACAATTCCCCGAAGAAATTTGGAGATTAAATTACGAAAGAGAATACACCCGTACATATCAATCTGGCGTGGACAGATTTATGACCCAAATGATGCAGGGTAGAAAGAAATATCACCGTAGACAATGGGAGCGTGACCAAGCTCCATATTTCGGAACAAAATACGGATTAGCATATTACAAGAATACAGACCGTATTTCGTTCAGATGCAATCAGCCTATCTTCGAGGTTGATAGCAGCCGTATATTTGGAAATCAAACAACGGCGAATACTTATCTTGCTTCATCAAGCGCCGCTGTTGACCAAAATGTAAAAATTAAGCAGAGTGATAATGCTTACAAATTGTTTGTTATTAAGTCTGTTAATGGTTCGCTTACATATATTCCTATTGTTGAACCAAATTATGATTTAACTATTACGCCATATTCCGACTTGTATCTAACCGCCGAATTTGGTAACGAAGGTAGTACAACAGAGCAAGTTGCAATTAGAGCTAAAGCTGGGCAATCATATACTATTGAATGTCCTGCCGGAAGAAATATGAGTAATACTATGGTTAAGATTTACTGCGGTTCACATATTCAAGAGTTGAGCGACCTTTCGCCGTGCTATATCGAGGATAACGATTTTAGTAAAGCCACTAAACTTCGTAAATTAATTATCGGTAATGATACTCTTGGATATAGAAGTTATATCACAGCATTAGCTTTGAGTAATAACCCGATTCTTGAAGAATTAAATATTGAAAATTGTAATACTTTCACAGATGCTTCTATCGACCTAACAAATTGCGGAAATCTTGAAAAGTTCTATGCAAGTGGAAGTAATATTACAGAAGTGTTGTTTGCTAATTACGGAAAAGTAAATGATGTTGAACTACCGACTTCTATGAGTTCAATTATTATGAGGAACTTGAATAATCTTGAAGATGAGAATTTTGATATGCCCTCATATAGCAGTATGCGTAGCGCGACTATTGTTAATGGTATTCTTGATACCAAAACTCTTATGGGCAATCTTGCGGGTTATCTAAATTATCTGTATTTAACAGGATTTGATTGGACTTTTTCAGATGTTGATTTTACTTCTCCGCAGGATTTCTTAATCGAAAAACTCTATACAATCACTAACGTTACTCTAAAGGGTACGACTAGAATTGACAGAATCCCATATAGATACGTTCAAAAGTATCACGAAAAATGGGGAGATGATTTCGTAATTGATGCAACACTTGTTGTTCCTGAGTATAGTATCACATTCTTGAATGACGATAAAACCCCAATTTTATCGAATACAGATAATACTCCATATGTAGAATGGGTTGATGGAGAAAGTGCGACATATAATCCAATTACAGAAGGATATGTTAATACTCCTACAAAAGCAAGCTCTGCGAAATATGATTACACATTTAGTCATTGGGCTACATTTGTAAACAATACTGTTGGCGGAGAATATACTTTTGGGCGCGTATTATCTTCTAATATTACTTTGATTGCTGTTTATACAAGTACATTGAGAACATTTACTGTTAATTGGTACACTTCTCCTGTTAATTCAAATATTACCTCTGGAAAGTGGAACTCAAAAAGTAATAGTGCAAACAAAACATTGTTGCACACTGAAACAAACGTTCAATATGGCGCGGAAATTTCTTATGATGCTTTGCAAAAAGTTGTTTGTAGGAATGTTTCTTCTGGTAATGTAACTTATATGGAAAGTTATGTATTTTCTTCTTGGAGTGATTCTACTGGTAGTATCACAGAAGATACAAATGTTTATGCAGTTTGGGATTACGCTAAAATATATAAGAATAGCGATAATCTAATCCTCGAAGATATGATGGGTAACAGGAAAACGCTGAATAATATGACGACTGCTGAAATTGCAGCGGTTTGTGCTAACGGCGAAGCTACTACTTTCTTTGATGATAAAGATTATTTTGACTTTATTATGGGTCACGATTATACTTTCTCAAATGTCAATGAAGAAGTCCTTGTTCCGCTTGGCGAAGAATTACATTTGGATGGATTAACTGCCGTTATTCCAACTGACGGTCAAGGTAATCAAATTAAATTATTCTCCGCAGATGCGCCATCATTCACTATGGCTATTGATTATCAATTCGCAAATGATGCTAATGATTATGCTCCGGCAGATAAAAAGACATTGGTTTCTTGTTTTGAAAATCCAGACAATGGCAATGACGGATTTGCTTTGAGGTATAATTCTAATAAAGCAAATATTCTTTGGGGAGATAAAAACCAAAATGTCACAACCTCACTTAATAGAGATATGGTTGTATTACGTCACGTTCAAGGTAGCAATGAATTGCATATATATGCTTTTAATGGCGGCACAGTAGATGCTAATAACTATTCAGATGATGTTGTTACTGCAACTCTTACAAGAACGTCATTCAGCAATACAAATGCTCCGCTTGTATTTGGCGGTATTGCAGAATACGACTCTGAAAATGAAATATATTCTGCTACAACTAATTCTACATATATTGGTGCTGGCATTATTTATTGGTGCAAGATTTGGTATGATGATTTAGGCGATACCGTCGCAAGAAAACTTGCTTCTTGGACACGTGACGAAGATAGACAGGAATATTTTGAAGTTCAGTTAGACTCGGCGGGAACTCTATTCGGAAGTCCTTATATTCTTTCTGATTCTTCAACAAGAGCTAATGCTTCATTCGTTTCAAATAATCTAATGAGATATTTACATAGAATGAATGTCGATAATGTAAATGTCGGCGGTTGGGGTGGCAATACTTCAACAGAGGCAAAATATCAAGCTTCAATGCACTACTTTATGCAACATAAATTTTATCCTGCTATTCCAGATGAGATTAGAAGTCTTATTGCGCAGGTTAAAGTGCCATCTACGGAAGGTAATAGGTCAACTAATGTCACGAATTATGATAGTTATGTTTATATTCCTTGTTATAGAGAAGCCATAGATAATAACGAGACAAAGAATACCCCATATGTTTCTGAGGGTAGTTTTATTGGTTGGAACACTACTCAAATGCGTAGAGTATGTTTCAGAGATGTTATTACTCTCGATACATCATTACTTGCAAATGGTAATGCTAAACACACGGGTTCAAGCGAGCCGATTTTTGGTCAGAGCAAGGGATTTTACGATGCGGACAATAATCCAAATGGAGTTAGTGAATATGATGTTTGGTATATTGATAACAGTAATGCTTGTAGGATTTATTTATCCGCGCAAACCATAAGGAAGAAGAACCTATCGCCTATCACTTGGATTACTCAGGGAACAGAGCGTGTCGGTGGTTGGATTAGCGCGTACACCTATTGGTTGCGTTCCCCGGATACTGGTTACGCCCACGCCTTCTGGAGTGTGGGCAACTATGGAGTTACCTCCCCCAACACCGCGAACCTCTGGAGTGGCGTGCGCCCCTGCTTCTCATTTTATGTGGCTACCACAGAATAAACTATTCATTAAACCCTACAAATCTGGCGGTAACTTGCTTACCGCTTGTAGGGTGTTATTGTGTATGCCAAAAGGAGAAATATTATGAGCGTAATTAAAGCTAAACGACATATAGCAAAGAGCGAGTTTGAACAAACATTCTCGCTCTTTTATGCTGATTCGAGACGATTATTGTCAAAAGCTTCCAAAAGGCGGAAAGATTTTATTTGTCCAAAAATTATATGGTTAAACAATTCAATCTATAATGATTTAATGATAGTACAATTAAATCTTTTTGCAAAACAGAAAGATAAAAAAGATGAGAAGCAAAAGCGAATAAAATACGCATTAGAAAAAATAGAAAATTTCGAAAAAGCGATTATGGTGTATTCTAATATTATGTCATTACCTTTTGATAAACAGTGTAGGTGGTGCGACCCATTAAATAAAGAAATTGCATTACTAAATGGTATGATTGAAGATGATAATGATAAATCCGATTTTAGGGTTAAAGTGCTTGATTGGGAGAAAATGAATAAATTTCAAGTATTAAAAAATATGTGTGCATTACATAGGTATGTTCACGGAAAAGCAATTAAAGCGAAAAATTTTTTAGATAATGGTGAAACGCCTTTAATTATCGAATTAATTGATGAAGCATTTTATAATACAATGACCGCAAGCACTTTCTTCCCAAAAACAAAAGAAGAATATCAAAACAGGAAAAACAAGTTAAAAAGAGCATTGCATTGTTTAGATGAAATTCAAAGACCAATGTTGTCGTACTTTAACACTATGGGATATAGTGATAGAGTAATGAGGGAATGGTCTGAATTATTAAATGATGAAATTAAGTTATTAAAAGGTTTGCAGAAATCCGATAAAAAAGCGATTTTGTAAACTTTCTTAATATAAAAATTGGTTAAATTCTATATTAGCGCGAACAACTATTGGTTGCGTTCCCCGAATACTGGTAACACCAACAACTTCTGAAATGTGAACAACAATGGAGTTACCAACAACAACAACGCGAACTCCTGGAGTGGCGTGCGCCCCTGATTCCCATTCATAAGTAGCAATGTATTATGTGTGAATTAAGAATCTTTATTCTTTTTGAATTTTTATTAATTCTTTGTGAACTAGTATTGATTTATTGAATTGAGAAGGAGAGTTTAACCCTCTATCTAATGATAGTAAATTATACGTTTTTGTGTTTAACAAAAACTCGCTATGGTGGCGATTCGTTACGGTTGAGCGGAACGCTTCTTGCATAGATAAGCACTTGCTGAACTTATTTTTATGCTCAACTATGTTAGCTAGTTTCAGCAAAATATATCAGGCTAAACGAAGGAAAACCAGAAAGGTAGGTAATATTCTTGAATCAACAAGAAAGAATTAGAGCAAGGATTGAACGTGACAAAATTCGTAGAGCAGAAAAGAAAGCCGCACGAGTTAAAACTATAAAAGCAGATGATTATGATAAAGTAATGACTATGCAACATTATTATAATTCAATAAAGAAATATAGAAAAGGTGTTATGTGGAAAGGCAAACCGCAAAAATACTGCCAAACTTCAATGACGCAAATATCTAAAACGCTGGACTATATAGATAATTATAAGTTGCCGCCATTAGAGAACACCTCTCATATTACTTTATTTGAAAGAGGTAAAGAACGAATAATCACACCTATACAATTTAGTGATAGGATTACTCAGCGTGTTATTTGTGACTATTCGATGATACCTATGATAAGACCGACTTTAATTTATGATAATGGAGCGAGTACCGAGGGAAAAGGCGCTGATTTTGCTCGAAGAAGGGCAGAAAATTTTTTAAGAGAATCTATTAAAGATTATGGTGAGGATTTTTATATCCTCACTTTTGATTTTAAGAGTTTTTTCGATAGTATTCCACATTCAACTTGTTATAATGTTCTCAATGAATATTATGAAGATAAGCGCATCGTTAATCTTATTATGGAAGTTGTAAAATCATATCAAAGACCAGATTTATTGAAAATCAAAAATAATGCAGAAAGAGAATTTTCGTTAAAAGCTCTTGAAAATAATCAAATGAAAGGTATTTGCCTCGGAAGTCAAATATCTCAAATCCTTGCTTTAGTAGTTCCAAATAAATTAGACCATTATATCAAAGACAAACGAAGTATGAAACGTTATGTAAGATATATGGATGACGGAATAATAATTCATCAAAGTAAAGAAGTTTTACAAGAATTATATAAAGGTATGAAAGAAGTGTGTGATACATTAGGATTAACCTTTAACGAAAAGAAAACAAAAATTGTAAAAGCAACAAAAGAATTTTCTTTTCTAAAAATAAAATATCGCGTTGTTGGAAAACGTCTTGTGAAAACACTGGTAAGAAGTGGGATAGTTAGAATGAGAAGAAAACTTAAAAAGTTCAAAATAAAAGTCGATAATGGCGTAATGGAGTTGGACGATGTGTATAATTCAATGCAATCGTGGTTGGCACACGCCAAATTAGCTCAGTCTTACCACACAGTTAAAAGTATGTTAAAGTTATATGATGAATTATTTGGCGGTTATAAAATAACTAAAACGTATTTTAGAAAATTAAAACAAGGAGGGTTGAGTGATGAAATATTACAAGGTGATAAATGGGCAGTTTTTCGTTGGGATAGCAACGACTTCGGAACTTCGGAAGATACAGTTGCGGCATAATATTTTAATATCTTGTACCGAGCAAGAAGCTGAATGTATTCAAATTGAAGATAATTATTATCACGCAGGTTGGATGAAGGTTGTTCGAGAAGATATTGGTGCAATTACAGCCGATGTTATTGAGATTGATAAAGAAGAATATGACGAACTATATGAGTTGATTGAACACGATGAAGAAATTGAGCCATATCCCGAGCCAGAGCCAAGCCCCGAGTCAGAACCAGAGCCGGAAGATATTACAGTAGCATATGCAAAGAAACTAAAACTCAAAGATATGAGCAATACTTGTAACAATATAATATTTGCAGGAATTGATGTGGTTCTTTCTGACGAGGAAACACATCATTTTTCTTTAACGGAGTACGACCAACTAAATCTGTTCAAGTTAGAAACTTTGGCACGTTCTAGTCAAGAAGTATTACCTTATCACGAAGATGGAGAATTATGTAAATTCTATCCCGCCGTAGATATTATTGCGATAGCAAATGCCGCAACACAATACATTGCATATCATACAACATATTTTAATAGCCTCAAGGCTTATATTAATTCCTTACGTTCACTGAACACTATTAGTAGGGTCACTTATGGTATGGATATACCCGAAAAATATCAGTCTGATGTTTGGAAGGAAATAAATAGAAATGATGAAACTTAAAATGATATTCAAATATGTCGTCTTGTTCTTAATTGGCGGGGCGACATATTTTTGCATTGAAATGTTGTGGCGCGGTCATAGCCATTGGACTATGTTTATTGTCGGTGGAATTTGTTTTATATTTTGCGGCGGAATCAACGAATGGTTTGATTGGGATATGCCATTATGGAAACAAATGCTAATATGCTCAGTTGGTATTACTGCAATAGAATTTTTGGCAGGTGTGGCAATTAACCTAATATTCAAACTGGAGGTGTGGGATTATAGCAATCAACCATTTAATATCTTAGGGCAGATTTGCTTATTATATTCTTTTCTGTGGTTTTTGCTATCTCTTTTAGCTATTGTTGCAGACGACTTTCTGCGATATTGGTTGTTTGATGAAGAAAAACCGCATTATAAAGTGAGGCGATAAATTGCATTATTTATATTTTTATATTAATCACGCAGGAACTATTATATATATTGGAGAAACCAATGATATTCAGCGCAGAAATAATGACCATTTGAAAAAGGAATATTGGGCTGATGAAATAGCTGGTATTTATATCGCAAAAATAGCAACTCAATATTTAGCAGAAATATATGAAGGGTTTTTGATTGATAAATATAATCCAATACACAATGAGCAACATCCTTCAAAATGGCTATCATATTATGGTAATTGCGAGGATGAAACTTCTAAAATCAATTATATTTTTATTGCAAAAGATATTTTGCAAAAATTTAGACCAATGAATACATATGGGTTTTTAGAATCATTGTATTACCAAGATAAAAAAACATATTTATTGGTTGCAAAAGAATTATTATGAAATAAGGTGATTTTATGAAATACCTAACGAATGATAAATATGCAGCAGGGTTAGAGAAGATAAAGAGAGAGAATCGCCAAAAACTATTGAAGCGCAACTTGCGGGCGGAAAAATTAAAATATAAGAAAAAAATCCACATAGAAACAAGTAAGTTGATTGCGATTTACTTGTTTATTTTATTAAATGCCATTGTAGTTTATGCAATGATTTCAATGTGGAAATTTGCCGACCTTTCATATCTCGGAGTTCTTATTACAGACATCGCCGCGCAAATTCTAATCTACGGAATCTATTGTATGAAAGCATACAAAGGTAAAAAATCAGAAGAAGAAATGAAATTTAAGAGAGAGAAGTTCGGAACACTTAACGATATACTTTCGGCGGAAGTTGATTGTCAAGAGCCTGTTCCGCTCAAAAATGGTGACATTCTCACCGACAGAAATGAATATGACACGGAGGAATAAAAATGTTAAACGGTATTCAGAATTTTTTACAGTTTATCAATGATAACTGGACAGCAATCTTTATTATTATTTCGTTAATTATCGCTATTGTTCAAAAAGCGCGGAGTTATTTCAATAAATCAAATATCGAGAAAATTGAAGTTGCTAAGAAACAGATTTCGCAGGTCGTTCTAAAACTGATTACGGAGGCGGAATTGGATTACACCGAATGGCAAAAGTCTGGCTCTATCAAGAGGTCACAAGTAATTCAAAAGATTTTCGCGGATTATCCCATTCTTGCAAAAGCCGCCGACCAAGAAAAAATCATTGAATTTATTGATGAAGCAATTAATTCTTCCTTAAAAGAACTCCGCAACATTGTGGTGGAAAATACAGAGGGACAAAGTGATAATATCAACCAATAAATTGTCTTGCTAATCCGGCAAGGCTCTTATTTTTTTAATAAAAAGGAGATGGCAATTATGGCAATTACAGCAAATCAATTAATTACAACTGCTAAGAAATTACAAGGCTACAAAGCGACTGCTTATTCTTGTACACCTAACAACTGGTTCTATGGTTATAATGTTGGCGGCGACGTAGCTTGGTGCGCGGCAACTGTTTGCTATTGGTTCAACCAAGCGGGTGCAAGTAATTTAATTCCCGTAAAATCCGCAAACTGCGGCGTTCTCGCAAGAGGTTTCTATGACAAAGGGCAATTAGTCAAGAGCGGATATAAGGCTGGCGACGTAGTGTTTTTCCACTGGTCTAATGACTCAAGTTCAAGCGTTCCCGGTGTTTACACTCTTGACCACGTTGGTATCATCATCAGCGCAAATAGCGACGGTACATACACAACAATCGAGGGTAACACTGGTAGTTCCGCATATGGTGAGTGCTTAGTGCGTACAAGATATTCATATCAGATTTCTTGCTGCGGTCGTCCGAAATATGATTCTTCAAATTCCGGCGGAGGTTCATCAACAAAGCCTTCAACAAATACAAGTAAACCTAATATCTATTTTCAGGTTTGTACCGCCGAGGATGGTTGGCTACCTGTTGCTAAAAATGCAGGAAGTGCAGGAAAAGATGGACACGCAATCACCAAAGTAGCCGTTAAGGTAGATAAAGGTTCTGTTTGGTATCAAGCTCACGTTAAAGGCGGTGGCTGGCTCGGCAAGGTGACTGGCTGGAACTATAAAGAACCCGTCAATGGATATGCAGGAAACGGCAAACCGATTGATGCTCTGAAAGTTTATTATACAACTCCCGACGGTATTAGAAGCACTGGTACTTACTATTGTGCTAAATATAAGACAAGCCCAATCAACGCTTCAACTTACTATGATTGGCAAATCGACACCGACACAGATAACGGACAGGACGGCTATGCAGGAGTATTTGGCGTGGCAATGGATAAATTATGTCTTTGCTTGGTTTAATTGAGGTGAGAATATGAGCATTAAGGGAACTAAAGGTGTAGATATTTCTTATGCACAAGGCGACATTAATATGTCAAAAGTTAAAAACGCTGGATATGGATGGGTTATGATTCGGGTCGGTCAAGGCACAAGAATTACAGATAATCAATTTGCAGCCAACGTAAAAAAGGCGGAGCAACTTGGTATGCCGTGGGGTGTATATCTTTTAACAGAAGCAACAACAACGTCTGAGGTGCAAGCGGAAGTAGCGTTCGCTGATAAACTAATTAAACAACAGATAGCTAAAGGATATAAGCCAACTTTGCCTATCGCCATTGATATTGAAGAAGCTGGATTCAATAGTTGGGAGTACACTCCATCAATCATTACTAACACCGCGAAAGTTTGGGTAGAAGGAATGAAAAAGTTAGGTTACTATCCAATGATATATACTGGCTATTATGACATTCGTGATTATCTTTCAAAGTCTGTCGTAAATAGTTGTGACATTTGGCTCGCAGAATGGGGCAGATACCCCGATTACACTGAGGATAATTTAGGAATGTGGCAATATGGCGGAGAAACAAATCTTATTGAGAGCAATAGTATTGCTGGCGTTGGTGTTATCGACAAAGACAAGGCTTATAAAGATTATCCGACCATCATTAAGAATGGTGGTTATAATGGTTGGTCAAAATCTTCTGGCGGCAATGATACGCCTACGCCTACTCCTATGCCAAGTGTAGATGTGCCTATTATCTATACGCAAGGTGTTACAAACGGCAAATGGCTTGGTGTAATTAAAAATGGTGCGGATTATTCTGGCATTTTTGGAAAAGCTCTCGTTGCTTTTGCGGCTAAAGTTACTAAAGGCACTATCGAATATAGTGTACACGTCAAGGGCAAAGGTTGGCTCGGCAAGGTAACTGGATTCAATTATAAAGATTATAATAATGGTTATGCCGGCGACGGAAATCCCGCACAAAAAGGAAATGCTATTGATGCAGTGAAAATGTATTACAAAACCCCTTCAGATGTTGTAAATAAGTTTGGCTATTATAGAGTAGCATACAGGGTTCATCTGCTTGGCGGCGGCTGGCTCGACTGGCAATACGACACTGAAACCACAAATGGACAAGATGGATATGCAGGAATATTTGGAAAAACTATTGATGGTATTGAAGCAAAATTAGTTAAGTAA